AAAATGTGTTTGATGAGCGTTCAATTGCTCTTAAAAGAATACACAATGCAGAACAAAAATATCCGCAAATAAACGGAGAAACATATTATGAGGAATATTAAAAATAACGTTGATTTAGAATGGAATGTATTTGTGCCTGATATAAATAAAAGACAAACGAAAGTATTTAATATCTTTAATCACATAAGTTACAAACAGGAAATTGTCGAATTATTAAATCGCAGAAATGATTACACACTGGAAGAATTTAAAGAAAAAGTCAAATTATCAACTATGTATTATTATTGGTGTAAATGCGAATGGGAGATTCTAATTGCTCCTTTGATTGGTGATTTTGATAAGGAATCTGTAAAAATAGACGTATATAAACAATTAGAAATAAATTGGAATCATTACATAAAATATTTATGGGAGATATAAATTTATGCTTAAATATTATAAACCAAGAACAGAAGTTTTCATTAATAAAATACGTCCATTTCTTATCAAGTTATATAAAGATGAAATATCAGAAATAATTCCAGATACACCATCCATCAAAGCTGATTGGGATAATATATTGAATATATATGAAAAAATAGGTTTATATTTACCATATGGACTTCGTAAAACAAGAAAAGGATTAAAGTTTTATTATCATGATTATTTCTCAATTAAGCAATGGAAAGAAGAATTAAACATAGAAATTAAAACCACTTGGATAGAATACAAACCTACAATTAATGAACTTTTAAACTTTTATGATGGTGATAAATCTATTCAATATCTTGTTGAACGTGGTCTTAATGTAAGTTCATTAATAAAATAATTATAACAAATTACATACACAAAGGAGATTATTAATATGGCAAAGAGAGTTGCAAAATTTGAGAAAGTTACATACGGACAGTTTGAAAAAGATTGGCTTGATACATTTGATATTCCTGAATTAGACACATCAACCAGACGAGAGATTGAGAGTATTTACGGAGCAATTACACTCCCAAAAAGAGCAACAAAAGGCAGTGCAGGATATGACTTTGTAAGCCCTCTGACATTCACTTTAAAGCCTGGCGAAACTATTAAAATTCCTACTGGAATCAGATGCGGAATGAATACTGATTGGGTGCTGAAATGTTATCCTAGAAGCGGATTAGGATTTAAATATCGTTTACAGCTAGATAATCTCGTAGGTATTATCGACAGTGATTATTTCTATTCAGATAACGAAGGTCATATCTTTGCAAAACTTACAAATGATTCTAAAACAAATAAAATTGCTACCGTTAGACGTGGAGATGCATTTATGCAAGGTATTTTTGTAGAGTATGGAATCACAGAAGATGATAAAGTAGAAACTTCTCGTAATGGTGGATTTGGAAGTACAGATAAGAATAAAAAGGAATGATTTTGAATGTCTGATTTAGAAGAAATGTTAACACCTATGGATATCATGAATCACCTAAAATTAGGAAGAAATAAGACATATGCACTTATTAAATTGAACAGTTTTCCTAAAATCAAAATAGGAAATACATACCGTATTCCTAAAGATAAGTATATAAAATGGGTGTCCAACAACATAAAAAATACAATATATTTATAATAAAAATGGGAGCTATATCATGATGATATGCTCCCTTATTTTAGTTTATAACAATAGATTTATTGCTTCTGATTTATGCTTATTCATAATGTGTAAATAAATATTATAAGTTGTAGATACATCATCGTGACCAAGAATTTCAGATATAACTTTAATATCTACAGGCTTATTTTCTTCCCAACCTTTTTGTAATAACATTGAACCAAATGAGTGTCTTAAATCGTGAAGCCCAAACCCATCAGCATTTATTTCTGATCGTGTTAATATAGCTTTCAGAGTTCTTGTTAATGTAGACTGAGATGGCGGTATGTTGTTTTTGGTAACAAATATTCCATCATCATTATCTGCACTTTTCCCAGGTTCAATTGATTTCAAATATAATAATTGTTCTTTTGCAACTGTAGACATAGGAATTATTCTAATAGATGCTGGTTTCTTTGGAATATCAACTATCCATTGATACTTACCATCTATTTTTATGCGTTCCATTGTTTTATTGATATTAATTGTATTATGCTCAAAATCTATATCTTTCCATGTAAGTGCGTATGCTTCACCCACTCTCATTCCAGTATACAGTATAATCAAACAAAATCTTGCATTTCTTCCGTAAATAAAGTCTCCTGTTCTTACGCCTGCAATTGTTTCATCGGCTCTCATTAATGCGACTTCTTTAAATCTATCAGCTTGTTCTAACGACAAAAATGAATGTTCTTTCTTTTGTACAGCATAATTAGTTTTATGCGGCATTCTAACGCCATTCGTAGGATTTGACGTCATTATATTTATGGATATCAAATAATTAAATACAGTGTTGAGTAGTGTTCTTGTCTTTTTGACTGTGCTTTCTGAATATTTTTTTGATAACTCAACATAATAATTTTGTATTAATATAGAATCTATTGATCCCATCTGCACCTCGGAAATTTTATTTGTCTTAATATAGAATCTATTTGTAGCTTGCAGCGTAGCGTAATTATTAGCTTTAAATGTAGGCTCAAGTGAATTGAGAACACTATCAATACAATCACCCAATGTCATCTTTAAATAATCTCTATTTGTGATATGCATTGTCTTTGATTCAAATTCTTGAATTTTACGTCTTACATCTGCCTTTGTCCGACCAGTAAATTCCTTTCGTGAACTCATGCCATCATATTTTTTTCGATACCTTTGATAGACCACTCCTTTCTTAGTAACAGTGTCCCATGATCCAGTTCCTTTTTCTCTCCTAGATACTGTCATATTTGCACCTCCGATAAACATTTGTCGAATTGTCCATACAAAATAAAAAACTTTACTTTTCAGTAAAAATGTGCTAGTATATATAACGTGCTAGATATATTATACCATATTGAGTGGCAAGTTACAATCATAGTTCACCCTTATGAATAAAATTGAACTATAATTCACCCAGTATTCACCCTTATGAATTAAATTTAATAGGGTGAAACGGGTATAACTTAACACGACTAAGCATCAAGTTTGATAGCTAAATATTTCTTATGAAATTGTTTCAAAGCCAGTAAAATCAATACTTTTCAGTATTTACAAAGGTTTCAAAAGATTGATTTTCAAGATACGCGCCTGTAGCTCAGTGGATAGAGCAGTGGTTTCCGGTACCATTCTAAAATGCTTAAGAATACTATAAATTCAATACTAGATAAAAATGTTCACCCTTGTTTCACCCTTATTATATTGTATATTTGGGTGAAACAATTAAGATATGGGTGAACTTAATTTATATTTAGAAAGAAATATGTAAAGTTATATCTGTATTACAACTTATTCTTTTATATCATTTGACGTTAAGATTCAAAATATAATTGTATATACAATATTATATGAACGGCTCTCACACATAGGATTACTTTATTTTCATTCAAACAGAATTAAATTGTATCTACAATTAATAAACGTAAAAAAATAGGACAGAAGAGTCTTATTGCTCAACTGCCCTAAATTATTTTATTCTCTTGACTTGCAGAACAAATGTTTGTATAATGTACGCATGGAGGTAAGATGCTATGAACACAAATCAATTGCAATATGAAAATAGTAATACAAAAAATCTTATTAATGAAATTTATCGTATAAATCCAAATGTAAAATTTAACACATTTGGGAATGTAGTATCTGAGAAGGAAGCCATGATGCTATATCGTGCCGTTTTAAAAAATAGTAACAATAAGAACGCAAATCTTGTTTATATACCAATGTTCCATATGTAAACGTAAAAAATAGGGTAACCAGAAATTAATCTGATTACCCTGTAATTATTTATTCTTCTAATTTATCGTGGTCAAACCCAACGCTCATTAATTTTTTATATTTGTCATTTACAAATTCCATAGAAGATGTTACTCGACCATTCTCCATCCCGTTTTCTTCCAGAATTTTTTCATACTTAACATATGTGTCAATAACATGATCGTATTGTTCTTTACTACATCTACGGTGATTCATAATCGCACTTGCAAAATCTAACATTTCCCAACGCATATCGTCAATTTCTTTATTGATAAATAGATGTTTTAGTTCTGTCATTTGGTTGCTTAAACTCTCTTGATTTGCTTGCAGATTATTACGAATTTCAATACTCTGTCCATGATATGTTTTTTGATTATCCAGAAATGTTGTCTTGACTTTTTTTAATTCACTTTCTAATGTGTCTAGTCGTTCATTTACGGCGTTTTCTCTTAATTCCTTACCAGACTTCAAGTCAAGTGATTCGAGCGTTCCTTTCCATAATTTAGTACCTTCTACAATCAATAGAAGCACTAATGTTACACAGAGGATAATTGTAAATATCCCCTGTGAATTTATTTCATTTAATGTACTAATCATCTCATACCCCTCAATCCTTTCCGCAAAAAGCTAAAATTATTTCTTCTTAATGTACTTAGCAGAAGAGAATCCATATTTACCTTTATAACAAATATAATACCATTTATTACCATCTGAACCTGTCGTACTATCACATACGCTAACTGGTGTATTATATTTTAATGGACTAAAGGAACACTCTAAATCTGCATTAGATGTTCCTGGGCTTTTTCTAACTTTTAACCCAGATTTAGCGATAATAACACCTTTCCATTTTTCTGACTTGTTATATCCTTTTTTTGCAGGTTTACTTGTAGAAGCACTAGGTTTTGTAACAACTGCATTAGGATCTTTGATGTTAGTTTTCTCAACATAACCTACAAATTTATCTGCAATTTTCACTTGATAACGTGTTCCAGATACACCAATTACATCTACTAAATTACCTTTATTTAGCTTTGGATATGTAGATAATTTTGATGTTCCTGTAGAATTTGTGAATACATCTGTGCCATTTTTTGTGGCTGCGCCTACCCATTTATTGTAGGTTGTTTGGGATGGTTTTGAAGTAGAAGATGAGTTCATAATTGATTTGACGATAGAATAATCTGGACGACAGAATTTTGTTCCAGGGAGATTTGAATTATTATAATGCTTGGAACATACCTCCCCGCCATTGGCTATTATTGTACTTCCATTACTTGTATTTCCTTCAATTGTATAGAACTTATCACCCTCAACTTTAGTAACAATGCCAGTATGAGCGAATGTACCGTTACGATAAAAAATTACAATATCCCCACGTTGAGGATTTGCATATTTTGTGAATCTTGCTCCAAGAGTAGGACAATAAACATATGGAAAATCATTCTCATGTTTGAGTAATTTTTTTGCAGTTTCAAGACCAAAAGTCTTATACATAATCCATGAAACAAATACGGCACACCACGGTTGTCCTTGATAGATTGGTTTTAAATCTCTCCAATATTTTGTATAGTTACCATCCCCAACGTTGGTATTTTTATCATCAAGTTGTGCATTAGATTGCTTTTCCATATATCCAATTTCTGCTTGAGCAGTAACAATAAGAGCATCAATAGCTTTATCTTTATTCATAGTATCACTTCCTTGTGTAGTTGTTGGCTTGGGAGAGTTTGTAGAAGTAGTAGAAGATTTAGAATAGTCTTTATAGAACACACTTCGATCGGTTTTTGTTGGAATACCGGGAATGGTTGCCTTACTAGAGTATTGCCATCCAATAACACCAGAAGAAGCAGGAACTCTTAATCTTTCCTGTAATTCACCGGTATCATTATTAGGATATCGGGCAACCCAGCAATCGTACTTTTTAGCACCTTCTGGTAGTTGATACTGATACCAAGAATAACCACAGTAAATACCAAATTTATATCCAGCTTTGATAATAATAGCTCTAAACGCTTCAATCATTTTCATCATTAAACTGTCAGATAAATTCTCCTGACATTTATCCTCTATATCAAGAAACACTGGATAATCCAGTTTTCTTTTATTCAATGTTTTAATAACTACATTTGCTTCATCTTCAATCTGAGCAATAGTAGTAGCATAGCTGTATTTATAGACTCCAACAGGAATCTTATTCTCAATGCAGTCTTTGTAGTTTGATTCGAATGTGCTATCAACAATATTCCCTTTTTCTGTGATTCTTAGGATAGCGAAGCCCATTCCATAATTAGCAACAGTTTTCCAGTCGATTTTTCCATTCCATCTGGAAACATCAATACCTTTGATTTCTGCCATAATATCACCTCATTTTTCTATAAAAATAGAGAGCCTTGCTATAATACAAGACTCCCTCTAAATTTGAGCATAAAAATAAGAGGTATCTCACCTCTTCGACAAAAGTTTATATATTCGTTTTATTCATGCCTCAACAATAACATCATCATAATTATCTGTGATGAGAATAGTATCGACATCTTCCTTCCAGTTCTTATACAGTTTAGTTTTCACGAAATACGCTCTGTATTTCTTCTGACCTGCTTCAATACTTTTATCTGCTTCTTTCATAATCATACGTGCGATAAATGTTGTCATATCTTTCATATCCTTTCTATGTCCTTTCTATTAATAGAGTTATATAATTACGCACCCATAAGGGTAGGTAATACATCAGTTAAGATACTATCTACAGTAGTAGACAGTTCTGCATTCATTGCTTCAAGTTCAGCAATGCGTTCTTTGTCAGTCTTTACAGTTGCTTTTTCATAATTTAGATATTTTTCTGGATTTGTTTTCACATCATCAATATCCAGAACCCCAATATCTTCAATGATTTCTTTGTAATCATATTCATACATAGTTACAGGTTCAATAAATTCTTCCCTTCGATCTTCTGTAACTTCCTTTTCATTTAGACAGATGTATACATACACCTTATCTTTTTCAACAACCTTAGCAGAAGGCTGCTTTTCCATAAAGCGAGATTTTGTCATATTCTTTTACCACCTTTTTACAAATTTTCATAATATCTTTAATGTGATATTTTTTAATTACTTTTGTTGAGTTACTATTTTTTAACAATCCATAGTAGGAGATTATTTTTCTTGCATGTGATTCAAAAATCTTATGATGTGTTTTTATTCGTTTCCATAATCGCATAGCTATTCTACGAATTCTCTTGAATACACGCCTACGGACAGTAATGTGAGTTCTATAGATTCTAAATCCCATCATATCTATAAATGCTCCGTCACATTTCTTATTGGCAAAAGGCATCTGTTTCACAAACCATGATTCTTTTATTTTCAAACCAAGAGATTTACAATATTTAATAACTTCCTTGACTGCTTTATGCATGTCTTTAGCTGATGTACCGATCATTAATATGTCGTCCATATAGAACAATCTATGATATACAAGACGAATAGAAGATTTAGTTCCATCTTTATGCCTTCTTACTTTGTGTAGATGTCCTATAAAGTGATATATTTGGGATAGATACAGATTACATAAATACTGAGAAAGAAAAGAACCAATAGATAAACCTTGTTCAAAGCTATTGACAAGTTCTTTGATGAGCCACATTAACATATCGTTTTTAATATGTTTTTCTAAGAATTGAATTAACTTATCCTGTGGAATAGATGGATAACATTTACGAATGTCCAGTTTAGAAAAATATTTAAGAGATTTATTACGCATCCATCTTTGTATTATACGAGAGCCTTTTAAGCATCCTCTATCTTTGATAGAAGCATACTGATGAACGCCTATGCGACATAATAATGGTTTAAGTCCTTCAATTGCAATATAATCATATATTTGTTGTTTTACATGTTGGATTCCTATATTACGGATTTTATGAGAAGAAGGATCAATCTTTTCTTTGTACCAGATTGGTGGAAATGATATAGATTTGCTGATAAGTTCTGAACGAATAGTATCTATCAAAAACTCAATAAATACTTTTAAAGCTTTTCTACCATAACGATAATGAATGTTATATATTTGATATTTCCTCAATCCAGAAATACCAGATAATAACTCTAATGTATCATTACGTGTATATTTATCTTTCAAACACTTATACGTTGCTTTTGAAATTAAATTACGATCAGTTATGTCGATATTTTTACAATATCGTTTCATTATCAACAGGTTCCTCCTTTTTATCTTTTTGTATATATACATCGTTATACGATTGTATTTAAAAGGCTTTTCGTAAGTACTACTAAGCCCCACTATCAAAGTGCTCCCTATGAAAGCAGAGTTGGTCTATAAAAATCATTTTAGCCATCCGGCTCCGTCAGTCTCCTGAACACTTTTTAAAAGTGCGAAATGTGTTACTAAAGATTTGTAATTGTAAATACAATTAGCGGCGCAGTAATTCCAATTCGTCCTGTCAAGCCTGTTCCTGCAATTCACGTAAGAACAGCCTGCATTCGAACCATTCCTGAGATTACCACCCGTAACACAAGACCGTTTTTTATTTAAGGTTTCAATAATGCATTGGTCGCAATTTCGTCAGCCAATTCATTATATATAATTCCGACATGAGATTTTACCTTAACAAACCCCATTTTTATTTGTTGAGAATACAGAGTCATTTCATCTACATAATTTTCAGTATAATTTGTATTTGTTCCCCATTCTTTTGTTAGCCATTTTAAAATGCCCTCATAATCATAAAAAATTGTTATTTTTTGAATGCCTTTTTCTATAGCTTTTTGAACAGCGAACTTCACAGCTTCACATTCGGCGGCGACATTATGAAGCTTAATTATTTCTTTATGTGACTGCGTATCCCATCGGAATACTTTGTCATAAGTTTCTTTATTCCATTGAGTAAATAAAACAACTCCATACCCAGCTTTATTCTTATTTTGTGAGTAAGCTCCATCCGTAAATGCGATCGCTTGGTTAGGCGGTAATTTAGTGATCATTTCATCTACAGATGCATTAAATATATTTACTTTTTCAGGTGTCCAAATTTGTTTCATGTATTATATCCTTTTCTTTTTATAGAAGAGGGGAAGAGTTCCCCTCTTTTCTCTCTGCGTTTGCTTCGCAAACTTGCTCGAAAATTCACCCTTTCAGACGACCTGTTTTTAATCGGCGGCGCAGCAAAACCAAGACGCCCAGTCAAGCCAGGACCAGCAACCCACGCAAGAACAGCCAGCAAGCGAACCATACCAGAGAGAACCACCCATCAGGTATTCACGAGTGCCAGAAGTACTTGTACCACCTGCGTACAGCATATCAGCCCAACCTTGAGAATTTGAAGAACCTTTTGCGGATGGGAACCATCCACCAGTATTAACATCAACTGAAATGTCACCAATCCAATAATCAGATCCTTTCCCATCTGGATTAGCAGGAATTGTACCAATACATGTATATTTACTTCTAATTGTTGCATCAGAAGAACTATGAGCAAGACCTTTTGGAGCAATATATACTTTCTTGCTATAATCGCTCTGGAAGTCCATAACTGTATCAGATGCAACTATATAAGAGCCTACAGCATACTCACGTCCCTGTACTCTATATGCATGTTTTCCGTCAGTGTTAGAAACATAAGAACCATCATGACGACCAATAACAGTATCAGTAGTTCCTGACCACCAATGCATAGAACTGATTGTAATAGGAGCATTCACGGTATCAGATAATTTAATAGGAGTGGTATTAAATCCTGTTTTAATATCAAGATATATAGCTTTATTATTCTCATCAAGTGTTTCTATACGCAACACTTTTACATCATCTGCGTATTTATGAATATTCGTTACTCCACGGTCATTATTTACGCCGTTCTTAGTATCATTAAGTTGTCCATAACCAACTGACACATAAGAACCAACGAGAATGTTTTTTGCCTGATCGTTTGTAACAGGGAAATATGTATGTGCATCAGCAGATTGAATAGAGGCAGAGTATTGGAAATTGTATGATGTACATCCTTGGAATAAGCTCTGACTATTCTTTGTAGCACCTTTGATGATATTAAAAAGAATCTGAAATGTATTTCTTTCTGCACCAGCTCCCCAATATCCTTTACCTTTTTTCTGATAATTAGTAATCATATTGTTATGACTCTGATTTCTCTCAGGTTTTAATCCAGGTTGACTTCGTAATAATCCATCAGAAGCAATACCTGATACATAAGCAGAACCGATACACCAAGGAAGAACAGTACCATCAGCACGTTTAGATTCTGTCCAAGGTTTTAATCCATACTTCTCATTTGGCATATCAGAAATAGTAACAAGATCATACTCTGGATTAGAAGCGTCCCAGTTCCAGTAGAAGCTCATCTGCATAGCACCTACATCGACTGCGCCTGTAGTAACATAGTTGCTATCATACTCCGTAGCGACAGGATAAGCAGTACCATCATCGTTACGCTTGTAATTACAATGCACCCACTCAAACATAGGATGATTTCCGTTCAAATAATCATCCTTACCTTCTGTAGTATCAGTAGATGGAACAAATTCAAGTCCTGCATTATCTAAAAGTTTTTCACCTACGCTTGTCGGATTAGTAGCGAATTTCCAAATTTTTGTCTGGTAAACTTTACCTGTACGCTGTAAATTATAAAAATTCTCTACAGTAGATAAATGTGGCGTTTTGTGAAGAATATCATGAAGAGTTTGAATAGATACCGTAGTAGCAAGTTTTTCTGTGTTAGTATCAACTTGTTGTGTAAGAGTAGAATAATCTGACGGAATAGATTCTTTTACTTTATTTCCTTCTTCTTGTACTTTAACAATTGCTTCATCTCTAGTAGTGTTTAACCAATTATTATATTCTTCTTCTGTTCCTGTAAAAGTTCCAAGTCTTTTTGCAATTTGGTAGGAGGATTCGCCAACATCACCTTTGTCGCCTTTTTCTCCCTTATCGCCTTTTAAGCCAACATCACCTTTGTCGCCTTTTTCTCCCTTATCGCCTTTTAAGCAAGGAAGTGACTCAAATTGTTTTGTTTTTGGATTTTTATATTTAGCTGAACCTAAAATAAAAGTTTTCATTAAATTCCTCCTTTAAATCAAAAATAGATGCCAAAATAGCATCCAAATATTTTCCATATTTACCAAATTTTTTACAATGAAATGTGCCTTTCAATCAGGTATAATTTTCCTACATAGAAAGGAGGTGGCAAATATGGCATTATATGAGATTAAAAATTACATCAAGTTGCTCTGTATAAGGATTGATCACATCGAAAGTTATGTGGTAGACGAGTTAAATACATCTGATGAACAAAAGATTAATGAATTCATTAAAATGTATAAACATCGAAAAGGTCTAAAGATTCTTATATTCGAGATGGCAGATGAAGCCCATGTGATTACATATGAACAAATGCAAAGTTTCATACATACGTTACATGTGTTTGATTACATTCGACAAGTTATTGAAAACGAAACAAATAAATTTGTAGTTGTCAATGACAATGAGAGTCCTGATGCGTTGCAAACAGACTCATATTTACATAGGTTATTAGACTTGGGTAAGTAAGAGAGAAGGGCAGGAGAGTGTTTCTTCTGCCCGTTTTGTTAGTTAACTAAAGCCCTCTTTAGTTAATTAATAATATCAGACATTATGGCAGAATAATTCTTAAAATCAAAAAAACCTATATACTTAATTTTCGTTATCGTGCTTGAATTCATCACGTTATTTAATACAGCCCATGGCAAAAGTGATGCATCATCAGCCCCTATTAAAGTAAGAACTTGGTTATTTTCAAGATTTCCGATACTTTTAGTATGATTCATATTGTCTTGTTGATCAGTTAACATAAGAGTTGCTTGTGTTTGCTCATTATAGGCGGTGTTTGAAGATAAGACCACCACACAAAAAAGTTTCTGTTTTTCTTTTAACGTGAACCTAGGCCCGCTGTAATTAACATCTCCATTATTTTTAAAAGCGTACATAGCATCGCTATATTCATTAGATACATTAGTACACTTAACATAATTAATCGCTGTCGGTTTTTTTGCACTGTATGTTTCTTCCAGAGTCAAAATTTTATCAATATTGTAACTAACAATATCGTTTTTTAACACCGTTATGTTATTTTTCACTCCACCATCCTGCAATGCGACTTTCAATGATGATAATATCAATGAATTGGTATTACAATTGCTATTTAAACTTATGATATCGTCCTTAGACGAGTCATTAACGCTAGAACCATATTTTGATGAAATTAAATTGATAACATTTCTGCTACAATTTACAAATTCAGCAAGTACGATTGATGCGTCGTCCGTAATGTGTGTTCTTATCCCATCTAAGTTAATGTTCAATATATTATTATTAAAATTCTCGAATATCGCACATTTGTTATATATATCTTGAATCTCTACATTCGATATAGTATTCCTATTACCTTTAAAAAAACAAGAAGAATCAGAATTTTCCCCGCATGATAATATCTTTATATTATCAATTCTGTTATTACTGGATGAAATATATAAGCCCTCTTTTCGGCAACCGTTTATATAAAAGTGTTAAAAGTGTTGTCACTTCTTCCAATATAAACGCCAATTCCTTTAAAATAACTAACAATTATATTTTGATAATTATTTATCCATCCATTTATCTTTATACCGTTATAACCGCTCTCTATATCCAAGTTGTACAATTTGACATTATGTAAATCACTTGATATGTTGATGAGCCAGTTGTCTTTAACCTTTACATCATCTTGTATGTTATATCCCTTTATTATTAAATCATGTATGGATGCGTTGTCGCTACCCTCCGAAAAATTAAATCCATCTCCAGATTCAAAATAAATAACGCTTTTACCATTTCCGACTATTTCTAATCCGTTGTTCGGAATAATTGGTCTCTGAACATAGCAATCAACATCTACTACGATTTTTTTACATCCATTTTTTAACAGTCCATCTATAATAGTCGTAACATCATAAATTTCATTATTAATTTTTATAGTACTATCTGTAACATAACTGCTTAGATATCCTTGTTTTTTAGGAATCTCACCTATATCTTCCTTTAGTGAAGCAATCTTTTCGTCTCTCTTATCCAAAGCATCCTTAACCTGCCCTAAAGTTGCCAAATTTTTGCGGGGGGGGGTATTTTCAGAATTTACCTTAATTTCATCGCTCATGTCAATTTCCTCCTAAATATGCAGCGGCATCTGCATCTGATATAGTCTGTGTTTTAGTTTCTAATGCTGTGATTTTTGCCAATAGGAATTGAAGTTCTGTATAGATTTTTTGTGAACTCCATGTGTCTATTGTGTTTACTACATTATCCTTTAACTCTGGAATATTTACTAATTGTTCATCATCAGGATTTACCCACAGTCCTGTACGCTCATTTGTTGGAGTAGTAGTAGAAATCTCCACATCATACAATTTTTGCATAGCAGTATAAATCGTATCTACTGCTTTTTTATTTGTATCAACATTTGTAGCCTTATTAGTTACATCTTTCTGTAATGCTTTATATTCATCTGTAACATCACCATCGTTAAGGTCAAATAATTTTAACCACTTAGCATCAGTAATTGCTGTATTTTTTGGAATGTCAGTAGTAGCAATATATCCACTACTGATTTTTCCGATTTTATTTGTTACAATATCTAATTTTGTATAACTTAAAGTTTTATCCCATTGACCTTTTGGAGTCATAAAAACTTTTCCGAGATTTTTTGTAGCCATTAATATCCATTCTCCTTTACTTCGTTTTGTAATAAATATCCGTTTTGTATGTAATAAGTAGGTGAGTAAGTTTCCAATGTACCTGTTGCGAAATTAATCCAAATATCTTCATATTCATCTTCTTCATCCTCATCAAGTGCAACCATATCCATGACGTTTCCATCTTCATCTTGAAAACATTCAAACGACATTGTAATTTCGGCAGGAGAATCATCAGAAGAAAAATTAATCTCTAATTCACGCTTCGGATAACATTTATATGCGATCAGACGCATTCCGATATTATTACCATATTCGTCCTTGTTTTCTGTCATCATCTGAATGTAATAAGCAGAAGAGTAGTTGCGATTATTAAATGCTATACGTTTTACATCTTCGGCTTTATTTTCAAGATAACCAACGGTATAAGTTTGACCAGATTTGATATCAGAAGTTGTTTGTGCAATAAACGTATTTCCTGCAACAGAACCTTGTATTTCTTGCCCTGTAAAATCATCTTCTGTATATACAAAAACACTCCCCATAATAGGAGAGTGTTGTAAAATCAGTGTTCCATTTGTGGATGCTGTAATGTTTTCACGCCTTACGATAATTGCATCAGTTAATACTTGACCACCATTTAACAGAGAATATACTTTAAATGGATGCACTTGAAATGTAATGTCAATATTCCCTTCAAGTGGAGATTCAAATTTTATATATTTTGAACCATTTCTTCTTGCAAAAACAGCATCAGAATTAAATCCATATGTTGTTGTATTACAGAAGTCAACACGCATTATAGGAGCTTTTGTGTAATAATCTCGGATATCTAAATCGCAACACATACGATTTGCCATATTTTTGTCCATGATTATTTACCTCATTACTTTCCTGTATCTGATGTATCTTTTTCATTTTGTTTAATAATATCCCTCAGTGTTGGGAGTGCGTTATCAATCTGTTCATCAATCCATTTAACAAGTTCCTCTTGATTTACAACTTTTGCAAGAATGGGATATTCTTTATAAATCTCACTGATTACTTCACTACGCTTGATGCTTCCTGCCTTTTCCCATTCAGCATAATCTTTCTCAGCTTGAGTAATCAGCTTCAAGATATTTTCAGAAATCTGTTTCTTAGCAATTTCAATTTTCTTGTCTGTGGAGAGTTTTGAATATGATTCAATTTTCTTCCATAAAGCTAAAGCCAAACCAATGATAACTAAGATAGTAGTCCAATTATCATTGATGAATGATAAGAAATTTTTGATACCATTTAAAATATCCATATGCATCCTCCTTTAAAATATATAATTAATTGTGTATAAGCATAGACAAGAGTGTTTACAACACATTGTCTAACCAGTATATTTTGGAATATTTCCAGATTAATTTACACTTCTTTGCATTAACTTTCTTACAATGTTTTGTAGGACTTTGAAAATTTATTGCATTTTGTTTTGGATATAACGCAGTTACATATCCTCTATGTGTTTCTCCATTTTTAAATGTATACTCCACTAAATCTCTATGCTTAATCCCTAAAACATTATCTGTTTTTGCTTTGCTTTGTCTACGCATAGGTTTAATAGTCCATTCTTTCACATTACAGGTATCTGGTTGCAAACCAGTTATACAAATAGCATCATTAGCATGTGATTTCTCAATATTCCAATCAATACGTTTATTAGCTGTGTCTCCCCCAGTAGTTAATATTAATGTTCCTAATTCAGATAACTGTTCTCTTAACCATTTTTTGCCAATCATTACATGCTGTGCATAATCAAGATTCTTATTATCTGTAGAGCTTAATATAGAAAAATATCTATCCATATATAATTCTTCTCGTCCTTCTGTTCTTTGATGACATTTTTCACATAATGAAATTAAATTGTCTAAAGTATTTGAGCCATTTAATCTTCTGGGCTTGATATGATGAACTTCTAACCTGCAATTAGACTTTCCACATTCCATGCATTTACAACCATCTCTTAAAATAACCGCTTTGCGGATATTTTCGTCTAATCGATTTGATTGCTGATATTTCCACCGATATGATTTATAGCCATCAGTTAATGCTCTTATATCAATAGCTACATCTTCCAATGAATAATTTGCTATATTAATCCATTTATTAAGTTGCTTTATAACTCTTATAGTAGCTTGACGTTTTTGGAAAATACTTGGTGCTATTCGACCTTTTCGTTTAGAAGATTTTCGATTATTAAATCTTGCTTGTCTATATCTTTTATGGAAGCGATGATAATTCCTATAACCTTTTCTTACTTCAATAAGATGCTTTACATCATTACGCTGCTCAATGGTTCCTTTAAAAACAACCTTATTTTTTGTTTTGCATTTCTGAACTAAAGCTAAACCTACATGAATCCCACCATCATCAATTCCACAACAGATTTCATCTTTGCAAATTTGTTCATCTGAAATTTCCTTTTTTAACTGGATTACCATTGGATATTTACTTACCAATGTCGCTCGCTTCTTACGGATAAGGAACCAAGCTTTCTGTTCTTTTGTTGGTGCTAATTGCTTTCCATTAGCATCTAACACAAAAGCATAATTTGTCATTTCTGACACCTTCCTTTCGGAGAATTTTTCTTCTTGCCAAGGTCAAGTAGAGGACATGTGTTTCCGTGTTATCAATGCAGGACATTAGCATTGTTTCTTAGTTTGCACTTACAGAGCTTCAGACTGAAGATTACATCTAAAGGTGTATCTTGACCTTACTACCTAACATAGTTCATATCTGCAACATACCTTTCGATAGTAGCAGTCACTCAGGCTTGAGACCTATCATTAAGCCATAAATAAAAGACATAATGCGTCCACTTTTATCTATGTTTAAGTATATATCTCTATACTTTTGATTACTTAATGGTTAGCCCTTGTGTTATTTATTATCCAACAGCATTATCGCTGTCAGTTTGTTCATCAACGGTGGAAGAGTAGTCTGCTTGTTGTGACATAGCCATATCATATGTAATGCCTCCTGCCATGTTCTCCTTACTAGCTTTTGCATAATACGCAATGATCGTAGGAATGAGTGTGCAAGGAACACCAATTAATGCGTACATATAACTTGTATCACCTGTAGTAATAGCCATATATTCGCTAAAACAAAGTATTTGAATACAAATTATGAATACAATAAAAAGCACAATTTTACTTGTGCTTGGTTTCTTGAACTTTGGGAATCTACTCTTTTTCATCCGATGAAGTTTCCGTTTCATCGTAATATTTTTATTACGTTCTTTTATTTTTGCTTCTTTCTGTTTATATTCTTGTTCTGTCATTCTGTTTTATCCTCATCTGTTTCCCCAAAAATCTTGACTAACTTTAAAATTTCGCTTCCTGATAAAGTATCATATTTTCCATTAGAATCTTCATAATCAAAAATAGATTCTGGAACTTGATAAATTTTCACATCAACTTCAAGGCTAATAAGTTCTGAGATTTCATTGTTGTAATCTTCGATATGACTTTCATCAACTGTAGGGATTCCTAACTTTGAAATAACAAGGTTTCCGTCAGAATCTTTTACTAAAAAATCTTTATACGATTCTATAATTTTGTTTAAAGATTTTTCATAAAATTGATTTTCTTTTTGAAAGTTATCAAGATTTCTCATGATAGCATAATTGATTTTCTGTGGAAGTTTTCTTTCAGAAATTTTATCTAAAAATGTTACAATTTGTACAACGTCAATATTTCTATATTTCATATAATTTCTTCTCCTTGATTTTGTGCATAATAAAACAGACTACAGAAATTAATCCATAGTCTGTTGCAATGATTTATGTGATTATATTCTATTTAGCAGTATCTACTAAGCTGTATACATAGGTTTCAAACTCTGTGAAATCTTTCAGAACTGATTCTTTATTTGCTTTGAATACCTCGCCATCCTGAATGGACTTGTTAATAGAAACGTCACCGTTTTTACTTACAGATGCGTTTGCATAAGCGACATTCTTTTGATTTTCTGCTTCACCAACATAAATATTTGCACTTACATTAGTTGTTGTATTAATTTTAATCATGCTAATTCCTCCAATTTTTGTTTTATAATTGCAATTTCTCCTTGTAATGAGAGAATAGTGTTTTTAAGTTTTTGATTTTCTTGTGTGAGAGAGTCAATACGATGATGAGCTTTTTGAGTCATATGAGTGTTGAGAGAGATGAACTCAAGATAATTCATTGAATATTCATCAGTACGTCCAACAAAATTAGGCTTATCTAAAATAGATTTTGTAACTATACTATAATTTTCTGATTCAAAATTATTTTCCTTTAGATGTCTTTCTGTTTCCCTTGCTCCAAATCCAAAATGTATTTTAGATATTTCATCATCGTTTGGACGTTGTTTGAATTTATATTGAATTGGATTTAATGACATATAAAATTTATCAATAGATGGAAAATTAGTAATGCTTTTGATATTTTCTTTTATATACTCATCAGAACCAGTATTTATACCGTTAGACGCATAAACATATTTCCATCTATGTCCACTACTACCGCATGAATATGAACCATCACCATCTGGATACATTGTTGATGAACCAACTGTAACATCAAATGATCCTGTTAAATGATCATGTGTATGATTTAAGGGAGCATAATTCCCACCACCAGAACTTGTTGGTAAAGTAACTGAGCTTAATTGAGAACCGTTATAATTTTTTAAATATAATGTACTTCCTGAAATACTTAATGTATCACCAAATGCCCCTTTAACCCAACTTGTAGTAGCATATCCAGAAAGAGATTGATGCTGAGTTAAATATCCTTTACCAGTCACCCAATCTTGCGTTGCAAGGTTATAATTCGTAAATCCAGAACTACGTGTAACTCCATCAATTTTAAGACTAATTGAACCACCACCTGTAGAAATCTTATTTCCATATTCATCATAGTAATTTTTAGCATATACCGCATTCCAAGGGGCATCTGTGCTTCCGAGGTTACAAGTGCCACCTTTTTCTAATGAATATGTATCAACATCTGTATAATTAGTTGATGTTTTTAATTTATATGGAGTCAATGCGGGTGTACCATCGTTATTAATTGCAATCCACATATTATGATTACTATTCATAATTACGGTATGACAATGACCAAATCCTTTATAATCTACAGGAGAACTATTATTTAACTTAGAATGAGAATGTGATCGTGCAGCAATCCCTAAATCAGATAATGTATTATTTCCACTTACTAAAGTGTGTCCATTAATTTGTGGTTTGTTAGTGAGAGAACCATAACTAGATGCATTGCCACCTTCGGTATTATTGCCATCTCTATATCCAACATTTCCACTACTATCAATAACAAGATATCTAGTTGAAGATTTTGCGGATATTCCAGAGAATCTAACTGTATCTCCGTTTGCATACAGATTTTTAGTCCAAACTTGCATCCATTTATGACTTTTTGTTCCAAGTTTAATTGTTTCATCGTAAGTCAATGCACTATCATTTACATCGCCTGGAATGAAACATAATCCGCTATCATTAGCAATTTGTAGTCTTACGGAAGCAGGTGTATCTTTACTTATAGTTGTAAGTTCGACATATGTCGTGTCTTGATCGGTGACACAATTCACAGAAGAATAGTTATTTTGTCGGTTGCCTGTGTTAAAATACTGTGAAGCCACAATGGCTCTTCGAGAAAATTTAGAATCACTAGACGTTTTATCTATAAACGCTGCCCAAGATTTAGAATCATTTCCAATGTATAAATCTACATATCCATCGTTTGGCTTCCAATTATCACCACACCATATGGCTTTTATAGATTTTCCTAAGCCACTCGCATATATCTTATAGCTGTCTTTTGCATAAATTGAAGTAGCATTAATATCACCTGTAATAGTTGCACCATTCGCACTTAACTTTCCACTTGAATCAACAGAAAAATTGCTTCCATATGATAAAGATGATGGACTAATTGTTGAAAAACTACTTGACAATATATTATTTGCAAGCGTAAATCCACCAATTTTACCACTCTGAATATCTACGTCAGTAAAAATACCAGAAGTAGCAGTAATATTACCAGTAATTTCCGCACCTGTAGCTTTTAGCTTACCGTCTGGTGTAATCTCAGCAGAATCTTGACTTCCATTCTGAGTAATCATTAAATGTCCACCTTTGATATTTGGCGAAATTACCCACTCACTGTTAATCTGAGTATAACCTACATTATTCTTAAATTCATTTAACGCTGAATTGTCTGTATAGCTGTTTTTCTTTTGCCAATCATTAATACTAAATAACGTTCCATCAGCTTTAGGATTTATACAAGTAAGAATTTCATTCCTATATTCATTTGGATGTTCTGCATCAATATATATACCATTTTCACCAACAAACCATAAATCCCCTTTGTTATAAGGTGTTTTTGGAGTATCAGTAAATATCTGTGCCTTACCATTAATCTCATTCCAAACTGATTCTGGCACATCACCTGTGAAATCATCCCATGTAGAACCATTCCACATTTTTACGATATTATTTGTAGTATCATACCACAAATCATTTTCATGTGATTTCTTTTCTTCGTCAGTCCAATTTACAGATGGATCATCACTCTGTCTGAATGTGTCAATCTTACCATCAATCTGTTCTTTGACAGTAGCCATAAACTCATTTAGAGTATCTTTCACAACAACATTTTCTGTTCCTGTGATACTATCCCATGCGATAGAAGCGTTTCCTGCTAATCTGATATTTCCATTATCATCAATATATAACTGTCTTTCATAAGTTATGTTACCTTCATCATCTGTAATTTCCTTACGAATTGTAAATACATTTTTGTTCATAGTATTGGTAGTTACAATGATTCCATCTTTAGCCATTTCAATAGATTTCTCCTCATTGTAAATACCTACTTCACTTGTAAGGATTAAATTACTCACAAGAGTATCAGCGATAACACCATAAGACTCCTTATATGTCTTATCTTTTGGATCGTAATAAATAAAATTACCAATACCAGCTCTTGCAGTTTTCCAGTTATCATCAGTAATATAAATGCCATGATTGATAATTTTTAACTGTGAATCTGTATAATCGGAAATAATATCATCATACTCACGACATAATAATCCATGCTCATCCCATGTAATATCCTGGTTATCTGCATTACTAACGATTTTTGTATTTGTCATACTTAAACCTTTAGCAATCATTTCATTCATTTTATTCTTGAAATCAGTATTAATAGTAGATTGTCTAACTACACCATTATATGATGTAGCCATCTTTGAAGCTACTTCTTCCAGTCGTTCATAATATGACATTCCATCTGGAAGTTTTATGATATCAGAAAACGTAACACTAATATTTTGCGTGTCAGAGAAATCAATTTCATACTCAATAATTCTTAATTGATATACCTTATCGTCAATTCCAACACAAATCCAGTTACCATTTTTAAAGTTATTTGTCACAGGTTCAAATTCTTTCATTCGTAAGAAATTCTTAATTGTTCCTGTGATAGAATGTTGGAGAGTAGCAGATTTAAATAATTCTTTCGTAGCAACTGTAATAAACTCAATTGCATTTTTCATTAAGTCTGTATTATTGAGTCCATCAGAAATGTAATTATCGTTAGAAAACTTATCCATACGGATAAATGAGCTAAATTCTTTGTATAAATCAATTCCAATGTAATTCTTAAAATTTAACGCATCTTGTACTTCTGTGATAATTCTTTCAATTTCAATCTGAACACCATCTTGCACAAGTTGATTCTGGTTATTGTATTTTCCTTCAACAGTATACAATTCATTTTCACGTACTTTAATCTCATCTTGAATTGCATTCATCTTATTATAATAAGGAATATATACATTCTCATACAGGACTTTTGTATTGATTCCATATATGCTTGATGTACTGTTTGAAGAAATTCCTTGTTGTACCATCATATCAATACAAGACTGACAACACTTTTGGAATATTTGCAATGTATTTAAACAATATTTTTGCAACTGTGATTTAAACACAGTCATATCTTGTTTGAATAATCCTACGATATCATAATAATTTTCATCTGAACGAGCAAGAATAGAATCTATACGTTGTTTTACATATGATTCATAGTTTTCATTGATGCTAATTGATACAAATTGAGAAGTGAATTTATCATCTTTATCAGAATAATTCTCTAAGTTAAACTTACCCTTCCATACATTATTAGACAATGTAGTATTTGTAACTGTAACTTTGAAAACACCTTTGACAATAGATTGTGCCAACATAACCATAATATTATCAGCAGTTGACACAGAAAGATTTTTAAGAGAAGTAGTAGAAGCAGAAGATGGGAGATTAGCCATCAAATATTCGCCTTGTGATTTTGCGTTATTATCTGGTTTATCAACTGGTGGCATTAACTTATTTCTTAAAAGTTGTACCATATCAATTGTATCAAAATAAATCCGCATTAACTTTGGATATCCAACAATAGGATTCTTAATCTCTGTATCTTTTAAACTTTCTTCATAAGTCTTGTATTTATTTACAAGTGCATTATAATTTGTCACGAAAGAATCATTTATCGTAAAGTTATAATCAGACTGATATTTTTCATATAAAGCATCATAAGACTTTAATTTTTCTTGCAATTCTGGTGACATTTCTTCTCTTGTTTCATCGGGGAAGTAGTAGATATAATCTGTTCCATTGGGATTGCATGATCGAATAGCAGCGGTCATTAAATCATCACCTGCTTCAAGTTTCATGCAATTCTTTACAGAATCAGTATCAACAGAATATGTAATCTCATCAGCAAGATTATCTCTTGAAATGAATACATTTGTATATTCTCCATATCCTAATATGATATTTGTGCTTCCACATTTAGGACATTTATGAACAAATGTATCTCTATTTCCACAATCTACACAATTTGCTTCCAAATCATATACAGAAATTGTTCTTTCTGGCTTTCCATTTTCATCAGAACCACATCCAAATATAAATAAACAATCAAGTTCTTCTGAAACTTCTTGGAATGCATCATAAATTGATGTATCATCAAATGTAAAAGTTCTCTGTAAGTTCATCAAACTTTTATCAATGTGTTTAACTTTATAATGTGGTGCTTTATCTGTGAGTAATCTATCCATCAATGAAGCTTCTGGATGATCTGGATTATAAAATGTTGTGGGTATTTTATAGTCTTCTCTAGCGATATCTGTTTCAGTATTAATCTCAATTCCATATAACATAATTTGAGATAATTCGGCTTCACCAAGAGATATTCCCGAAACTTTCTTAACATTTTCATCTTTCTCATTTACTTCTACATGAATTTCATACCACATATCCCATTCTGGAATCCAAACTAATTTAAAATCTTTGATATCATTCCAAAATTTTATAATATTGTCATCCATTTGCTTATATGCAGTAAATGTAAATTCAGATGCTTCTTTCATGGAATGCTTTGCAGTAATATCTATAATATTTGTAATATTGCCAAGTTTTTCACCATTTTTCTTAGCAAGAACAAAACTAATATCCTCTACGTTGCCAGAGGTGTCCATTCTTAATTTATGTACATTCATTTTTAAAGTCCAACTCCTTTCGCAACAGGATAGTATTTAATTGTAATTTCACATGGGATATTTACAGAAATGATATTTTGATTATTCTCATAAGAGTTTGCAATTCTAAAGAATACAAAATTAAAATCATTATATAATTTATGAGATGAGAGAGAAGTAGATATGTTTAAATTCTCATCAGCAGAAATAACTTCATTTATAGAACAATTCTTAATTACAGTTGTGCGATTTTCGACAGAATTAATAATTTTTAAGTCACCACTTGAAAGACATTTAATCTGTATATACGGATAAATATACCCTATATCATCTGACTCATCTATGATAGTGAATTGTTCATTAGCCTTAAATGTATGTGTGATTGTTTTACAATCCTGTGTCGCAAATGGTTTACCCATTGTAAATGTCAATTCAAAGCCAATTACTTGTCCACAAAATTCAATTGTTTCAATATTAAAACTTCCTTTAAATAGCATAGTTTGATTTTCAGATGTGATTATTTTTAAAATGTGAAACCCATCGTTTCTATTAAGCCATCTATACACAAAACGTTGTTCATCAGTGGTGAAATATTTGTTTCCCCGATTTAATTGCATATAAGGATCTTTACAAATTTGAAAAGTAAATTCACCTGCTTCATCATATCCAGAATTAACCAAGACAAATTCTTTTCCATTTCTCATAGATGTTACGTCAAAATTTATCTTAGAACCATAATCCACTGTTTCATCATCACTTGAATCAAATGAACAAACTACAATTCCTTTGCTTGAAGCTAAAGTTCCATCATATTCAAAATCTAATGCTTTCATACTTCACCACCTTTACCATTTATTTTCTATTTATCTTACAAGCCATCTGGCAAGTTTATATTTCCATGTGTCACCTTTATTAATTGCAAGTGTAATTTCTTTCATCAGTTTTACATCTTGAATAAGTAGTTCATACTGTGTTTTAACTTTTACAGTTTCAATAAAAAGTTCATTCCACTGATGTTTGAGATCTTTGAGATATTTTTTATCCATATCAGATATTTGAGCAGATTCATTCTGTTCTATATCTTTTACCTTCTCTTGCAATTCATGAATCTTATTTTGTTGTTGTTTTGCAACATCTTGTTTTATACTTTTATCAAGTAAATCTCGTACAGTTTTATCTGACATTTAATTACCTCTTTCTATATAAAAAGAGACTACCAATCATAGATAGTCTCTTAAGTGTAAAATTTGTCGAATTACAATTGACACAAATATATTCATTTTACAGTATCTTTTGTTATTTTTACTATAGTTTACGGAACTGTTAGTAGTATTCTTGGTACTTACATAGTTCGTATTCTTGATAAGAAATGCAAAAACGACCGCCATAGCTCAGATAGCGATCGTTAATGCGTTGAATATTTAATTTATTTAGCCTTAACCTTCCAAAGTTTTAAATGAGAACTACTCCGATGAAAGAGTAGTCCCCTAAAATTAATTTCTATACTTATATTTAGCCAAAGAGCTTCCACCCCTGATTCTATCAATAGTCATTGCTTTAATGGCTCTTTCAGCATCTTTATTGTTGACAAGTTCTCTAACGAATGCTTTAGAATCAATCACATTTGGAAGTGTACATTGAATTGTAACACCTCCAACATCAACACTACTAGAATTATCAACATTCTTCACACCAAACTTCTCGCCATCACTATAATCACTCAAGAATGAACCAGGATTACCCATGAAGTCCCATAAGTTCTTAGTCATATCTGCATTCAGCACAGAAACATCTCTACTTAATGGAGTCAGAATACTACCATCATTTCTGACAATAGCTTCTTCGCCCTGTTCCTGTGTCCAAGCTAACTGGTCATTCGGAACTCTCATGATACCAGAAGCATAGCCTTTCAACTGATTGAGTTTTACCCAACCAAGTTCAGTACCATCCATAGCATCAATAGCATATGGATATTTAGAACCTTTATTGATTCGTGTAATCTTAACTTTTTTGCCAAGATACATATTACCAGATGCACCAGTACCATCAGATGCTTCGTAATATCTACCAGAAGAGAAAGTAACTTTATCGCCTACTTCGGCTTTATTGTTGCCTGTCTTGTCTTTATTTGGCTTTTTCTTTGGTTCATCAGGATCAACCAACACCGCATCTCTAATGGATTCATCATCACTAACTTTTGGTGGATCTGGTGTTGGATTTCCTTCTGCAACGTTATCTTTATCTGGCTTTTGTTCTACTTCTTCAAGAACTCCTTCTGTTTTAGTAGGCTGTTGCAACATCTGATCTGCTTTAGCAATCCATTTTTCAGCCATAGCATTGATAGCATCAATCATATCTTTCTGTCGATTATAGACATTTTCAATAGCAGAATTAACACCTGTTAATTTACTAGAGAAGTCATCACCGTACTGAGAGATAATACCACTCTGACTTGTCCAGATGGTCTGCATCTCACCAGATAATGTATATCCAACATTCTTAGATTCTGTTTGTAATGTCTGAGAAATATTAGATGAATTACTATTGATACTTGCGATAGCATCTGAAATCAGTACGTCAACATTATCCATTCTGTCATCAAGAGCTTTCTTGTAGTCCTGCTTGAGTTCATCAAGAAGTTTCTTCTGGTCAGAAACGTATTTATCATACTGAGTTTCTTCCATATCATCCTGTGCAGATTTTAAATCCTCTTTAAGTTTTTGAAGTTTGGCTTTATTCTCTTCGGAATTATCACCTTGCAGAGAAGATAACTGTTTCTGTAAAGAAGCAATCTTTTCAGATTGTTCACCAATTTTCTTTCTGTACTCGTATAAAGATTTTTCACTGTCAAGGCAATCAAGATACTTGTCAATCAAATCGTCCAGAGCATCCAACTGTTTATCAATACCGTCCTGAATCAAATCCTTGATAGAATCTTTTTCATTCTCAGCAGATAAGATAGCTTGTTGCTGTGCGTCAATCAGTTCATTCTTACGGTCAATGAGTTTCTGATTATTAGGATCGTTGGCAAGTTCCTCGCTGATTTTCAACATTTCTTCCTTATATTTATCTGCTTGCGCCATATAAGTATTATAGTTGACACCATGCAATCCCATAGTAGCAAGACCTTGTTCTGTCATATTTCCATCTTTGTCATACATATCCTTATGGCTCATAAGGTCAATAAGGAAATCTGACTCACTGGTAATACGACCGATGGCTTCCTGCAACTGGTCAAACTGTTCCCATTTAAGGTCACGGATTGACGCTTGGAATTCAACCACTTTGTTTTGTGCTTCTTTCAAACTAATCGCAACTTGGTCAATCTCATTCTGCATCTCATAGTATTCTTCCGTACCTTCTTTGATTCCACTATTTGGATCTGCTACTAAATTCGCAAAGTTACGTTTCATTGCGATATACTTCTGAGACAGATTGTCAACAATTTTCTGTTGCTGTCCAATCTCTGCTTCGTAGAATTTCGTACTCAGATTGTAACCCTGTGTCTGCATCCTATCCATGTATGCTTCATACATAGAGTTCCTGTTTTCCCATTGAGAAGTAAAGGAATCGTAATAGTTTGCAATATTCTCAAGTTTCTTCTTTGCATTTTCTACGATAGACTGTGCATATTCTGCCTGAGATTGTGCTGCTTCGCTTGTTGCTTTATCCAAAGCTTCCTGTTCAATACGAAGTTTCTTGCTTAAATCCGTAGATTTCTTGACTTTTTCATTATAGTCTTGAATCCATTTCAGCACTTTAGGATCAGTAATACCTTTTGTGCTTACCGTTTTACCTGCCTTTAATGCCTTTTGTTGAGTTTTATTCAACTTAGACATGACAGTTTTATTTTTCAGAAGTTTATTCTGAGATTTCGTTTTATCAGCATCAGCAGTATCATACTTGCTTTTTGCTTTCATATAGCTATCACGAGTCTCTTTTAAAGCTTTCTGACGATGTTTGTTCTGTTCCTTGAGATTCTTAGTTTCCTGTGTAAGAAGCATATTCTGGTATACATATGATTTCTTACCTTTTGTTGTCGCAAGAATCTGCTGTTCCTTGGTAGAACCTGCATATAACTTCTCTTTATTTTTCTGAGCCTTAGTCAGATCATTCAAGGCTTTTTCGTCTGCTTTCTTAGCATTGTTATATACTTTCTGTGCAGAAGCTTTCTCTTTTGCATCAGCGTTATATGCCTGTGCCGTAGACTTCAATATATTTGACATTCCAGAAGTCTTAACAGTTTTGCCTGCCTTAACCTTGGCAGCAATAGTATTGCCTTGTTTTAAAGAACTGTTATATGATTTCGCATATTTCAGTGCAGAACCTTTCAGTCCCTTTGTATTAACTGCTTTATCTTCACGAATTGCCTGTGCAATTGCATTATAAGTAGCCTTATCTGTACTAGACTTTGCGGCACTTTTCAGTTTCTTGCCTATGGATTTTGTCTGTTTCTCACTTGTCTTAATAAGCGTATTCCCTGTAGACTCTGCATCAGCCGTAGCAGATTTTAAAGTCTTACTTGCTTTAGCACGAGTTTTCTTGGTTGTTTTTCTAGCAGTTTCAGCCTTATCAAGCTTCTTCTGTGCATTACCTAAACCAGGAATGTCAACTTTAATCTGATTCTGCATTGCTGCGATTGCAGATCCACCCAATGAAACAGTATCAGAAACAGCATTGAGAGATTCAAGTTTAGTCTTTAATCTGTCAATCTTTTTCTCTGCCTTTTCTGTAGGCATATTTACAATTGTTTCATATAATTCCAGAAGTTTGTTGTTTAACTCTTGAACTGTGTCTTTACAATCTTGCGCTGAGTTGTAATAAGTTTGAAAACTTTTAATATCTTTTGCTAACTGTTTACCAGAGTCAGAAGATGTGTCAATTTCCTCAATTGAGAATGTACCATTGATTACCTTATTCTTATAGTCGTCACTAATATCAACAGAATTCGCTTTATTCATATAAGCAGTATAACCCTGTTCATTCGCCTTGAGTTGCTTTTCAACTGCTTTGACCTGTCTCTTGAGAAGTACAGTTTTGAAAGTAGAAGATATGTAGTCCGTAATCTGATTAGAGATGCGTTCTACTGCTTTGGAGAATTTCTTAAGTTTTGTCTCTACCCAGTCAAACGCTTCTGTGGAATCAGACTTTGCTTTTGTATTTTTCTCTGTTTCATCTGTATTTCTGGCAACTGCACCAGCATTGTCATTATAAGATTGTTGAGATGATGATGAACCACCACTGGATGAAACCGATGTTTTATTGGATAATCCACCACCGAATCCACCCCATCCAGAACCACCATCAAAAGCATGAGTAAGAGAAATATCACTAAGACTTCCCTGTGCATATGCTCTAGCATGACCTGGTGTTGCACCACGTTTCAATAAATCCTCTGTTTGAGAAGCAGAGAAAATAATGTCACCTTTTTTAAGATTCTCAAGATGCGCACCACCAGGAATCAAACTCCATTGTCCGTCACGTACAATAGATTCTGTTCCTACTTCATTTACAAGAGCTTTTTCATCTCTTGGTAATGAAACATGACCACCTGCATAAGCAGATAAATCAGTAAGACTACCTTGCGCATATGCTCTGGATTGACCAAATGTACCAGCGGCTTTGCCTGGTTTAGCAACACTTCCTAATGTATAGTTAATTACACCAGTAGCAACCATACCAGTAGGAGTAGCGACATTACCTAAATTATAATTAATGATACCTGTTGAGACAGTTCCATCTGCCTTTTCGACATCACCTTTTTTATAATTGATAATGCCTTGGGAAGTAGTACCATCGGCTTTCTCAACATTACCTTTTTTATAATTAATAACTCCTTGGGAAGTTGCGTTTGGCTTATTCGTTACTTTTGCACTTACACTAACTTCTTTCTGTGATGGTTGTACATCAACTTTTACAGGTTTAGCAGTAACTTCAACTTCTTTTGGATCAGGCGTAACCTTTACAGTAGTATCTTTTGCTTTAACTTCTACTTCACTATCACTATCTGGTTTAATATGAGCATTAAGTGTAATATCCTTGCCACCTGCATTAAGGCTATCAACTTTACTTTGAATATTATCTAAGTCTTGCTGATTATTAACCGTAACGTCAACAGTAGTAGGAGTATTATCTGGGATTTGCTCAAGACCACTTTCGAGAGATTCTACTTCACTTTCTCCACTGACAGTGGCAGTAATAGTAGTAGTCATACCTTGCTGAATAGAAGAGCATTGGTCAACAAAAGATGCAACGCTATCTTCGCCAGAAACATCTGCATTAATAGAAACTGTACTGTCACCTAAATTATCATAGGTTTGTTTTGTTTCTTCTGCATCTGTCTTAGCTTGTTTAACCTCAGAATCATCTACTTCTGGTTTGATAATTCCCATAGACTCAAGAACTTGTCCAAGCAATCCTGCTTCTTCACTCGTAAGACCAAGAGATTGACAGATGTTATCTAACGCTTGTTCCGCAGGTCTTAATTCATCACTGTCATAAGCACCATCAAATAAATCAATGCCTTTGATTTGTTCTGAATTATATTCCTGTAAAGTTTTAATAGAATCTGATAATGTCTGGTTATTATCTTTATTTGCCTGTTGCACTTTGTCTACTGCGCTTGCGTAAGCATCAGCAGAAGCAGTATCTTCGCCAAAATCAGGTGTAACAGGATTTTCAATAGTTGCATTTTGTAATGCGTCAGAGTATGCTTTTGCAGCTTGCTCAGCTTGCTGTTGAAGGGTAGAAGAATCAAGTCCATAACTCTGACCTAATTGGTCAATCTGTGACTGCATATAATCAGCAACCGATTGAGTATTGTCACCGTATTCATTACTCTTTAAAATACGTTCACGTTCATCAGCAAGTGTTTTCATCTGATTCTTAGCAGTTTCAAGTTCACGATTATAATTCTCTGCTGTATGAGAAGCTACTTCTTTTAGATTCGTACCAAGTTCATCAATATCTTGTTTATATCCAGAAACTTCCTTCTCTGCTTGCTCAATAGCGGTAGTATTAGTAGGATCGTTTTTCTTTAAATCTTCAAGTCTAGCTTCTGACTCTGCAAGATTGGAGTAAGCATCTGATAATTTTAGAACACCATCTTCTGCATCAGAAATGACATTATTATGGAATCCATAGTCTTCAAGTCTACCAAACATATTGGACATGAAGTCTTTACCCATACCCATTTGTTTAGCAGCTTCTGCCATATCTTTTACGTTATATGACCATTGTTGAGATTCTTCATTGAAATCTGCAAGACCTTTAGAAGATAAGTCATTTAAGAATGCCTTTACGCCAGATTCATCCTCTGTAAGATAACGTGCTGCTTTAGAATAGTTTTCGGCAAAGTTTACATCATCTGTTGCACCAGATGGAGAGATAAGTTTTGCAAATGATTTAAAATCATCTGTTCCAATAAGTCCTTTGTCCCACGCTTCTTTAGCCGTTTTAAGACCAGAAACCATATTGTCGTACTTATCACCTGCATTAGCGGTAGATTGTGCTTGTTGCCACTGACCATAATCAGAGAAGAGTTCTTGTTGTTGTTTATAAAGAGCGTGATACTGTGACTGTGCTTGTTGTAATGCAGACAAATCCGCAAACATAGACTTTAATTTGTCTTGCTCTGTCTTATATGCATCTGTGCCTTTAGTTTGAGCTTGCACGACATCGTTTTGCTCTGCAATAGCTTTAGTCTGTTCTTCTATAGAACGTGTAAAATCATTTGCTTTAATATCATGTTGAACTGCTAAAAGACTTGATAATGCTTTAGTGTTTAATTTTACACCATTTGCTGTATTTTTAAACAATGCGGCACTATCAAAATTATCAATATCAGAGAACATACCGCCTATAGAGGTAATTTTATCAGCAGTTAATCCCGTAGCAGATGAAGCTTCACTTGTTGCAGATTGTAACGTTGATAAACTTGCAGTGGTATCGGTTACTACTTTTTGCATATTTTCAAGAGTGAGACGAGATGTGTCTTGGACATTCTGAATCTGATCAACCATTTCTTCAAATGATTGTCCATCGTATTGTGTATCAGACAGCATAGTACCAAGAGTTTCTAAATCCTCAATACTTAAATCTCTTGATTTAATACCTGTTGTATCATCCCATCTTTCGGCAACTTTTGTTTGAATACCTCTTAGTTCTTCCCATTGGTCTTTGATTCCAGAAGCTTCTCGCATTTGTTCCCGTGAAAAACTTTTACTTTTTTCACTAGCTTTATTAAGAGCAGCATCTGCTTCTTTCTGCCACGAATCAAATGATTGTTTAGAACTATCATCATTTATTGTAAATACATCATTTAATGCATCTTGAATGTCTTTATTTTGCAGTTCTTTGACAGCGGATTGACTCCAAGATTTTAATTTACTAATTGCTTTATCACCAGTAAACCCATTTTTTTCTAAATCTTCATATGAAAAAGAATTTATTAATGATGTAAGTTCACTGTCTATACTTGGAACATCATCTAATAAATTTTGATAAGCTCGTTGTTCTTGAAAGAATGCAGGGATATAACTTTTTAATTCATCAGCAGAGTTTTCACGTTGATTTCTTAAAGATTCTTGTGATCCAATAATAGTATTAAGGAAATCATTGGTGTCGCTATTAGCTTTAAGTTTCCCTTGTGAGTCGTTTAATTCATTTATTAATTTACCGAAGTCTTTTACACTAACTCCTGCATTATCAAGTGCGTCTACGAAATTACCATCATCTAACCATTGGTTTAAATCTAAAAATTTGTTACCACCTTTGCTTTTAAAAGCGTTTTCATATGCAGATTGGAATTTTTCCAATGATTGTAGCTGTTGGTCTGTACCTGCTTCCTCCCAAAACCAATTTTTATCTTGGTTAACTTCCGCATTTAATTTGTCGATTACATCTTTAGCATTTTTAACACTTTCAGTATATTGATTGACTTTTTGTGTTTTAAGAGTAGCTTTTAATGTATCAACATCTGTTGCGGCTTTAATAATCGGTTTTCCTAGTGAATCATATCCTGATACCAATTCTGGAAATTGTGTTGCAATCTGAGATGCCAATTCTTGATATTCAGCATATTCTTCGTTTGTTAATCCAAGATTTGTTCCTAAAGAACTCACGCCTTTTGAAAGAGTAGTATATTTTTCGCCATTTGTTTCAATCCAGGAAGAAGATTGTGCCATCTGCTCATTTATATCTTTATAATTTTGAATTACTTCATCGCCAGATTCAATTGCATGTTCTTGTTTATTAGATACATAATCAAATGCTGTGGCAATACCTTGAATTGTAGCAGAAACAGCAAGATTAGCCCCAATGTTAATTGCTGATGCCTTAAATACTGAACCAGCATCTTTTAATCCCGTTTTAAACGCATCCCATTTGCTTGTAACAACAGGAACTGTTCCACCTTGGCGTTGAATTGCCGCCGTTAAATTTTCAGTACTGGAAAGTGCTGCCTTATCAACATTATTCTTTTGGTCTAATTCGTGAATATAATTACCAATATAAGCACCATATGTTCTTTTAAAATCATTTGATGCGTTTGCATCTCTCAGAACAGCATCGACATTAGGAGCATTTCCTGCTCTGTATTGAGAAGTCATCAACCCCGATACTGTTTTAAGCGTATTATTTGTTGCAATTTTATTTTGCATATTAGCAATTGATTGAGCTACCTACGATTTTTATATACTTGGGATGTATATTGTGCTATAATGCATAAATGAAATTACTATAACTAAAATGAGAGATGATTATATGGGAGTTGTAATATTTTTAATTATCTTATTCTTGTTGAAATTATTAGCTGACGGATCATTAGATTTTATTTACCCTATTATAATAGGAATATTAGCCATTATTTGTCCAATAGTGAGTTGTATATTACTTTATGATGGTGGACGTGAAATATTATTATCGTGCGCATTTCTGATTTTGATTACAATAGCAGAACTTATAACAGTAATATTTTTATCATCTAAATTTATTATTACATATGATGCAAAAAAAGTTAGGAAGATAATCGGCTATATTATTAATATTATTTCAATGTGTTGCATCTTAGCAATAATTATTCGATCATTGATGGTTATATTCTGAAATTCATATTGATTATAGATAGGAACCTAGAAAATAACATTATTCATATAAATTTCTAGGATAACTTAAATCATATTTATATGACTTTATCTTATCAAATAATGTCCGTAGCTCTTTTTGATATTCTTCTTCAAGGATGTTATCGAAGATTGTTAAAAGCGCAGGTTTGCGTAAAATATCTGGTAACAATAACATGTAAATCACTTGCTTTCTATGCGGAGGATAAATTTATGAATTAAGCAAAATTTGATGGATCGCTATAATCATAATCTTCATATTCACCTGTTTCTGGATAAAATGTTTTTCCAATCCAGTAGAGTAAGCTTTCGATGACATAACATATGATGTAAATAGAAAAATTACAAATATTTCCAACTATTGACCAAAATAATTTGCTTATTTTATTTTGACTATTCAAACGTTTGTCACAAAAACAAAATGCAATATTAGTTGAAATTTCTTCTATAACATCTGGATAAAAAATTGTGGCAATATAATGATACAATTTATAAAACTTTTTTAACATGTAACCACCTCGGAGATAAATTTATGAAAAGAAAAAAAGAAATAAAAACATTTTGTAAGGAATATATACAATTATATAACCTTGATGTTATACCTACGATTAAAGGCGCACATCGAATAGATGGTGCTGCACAAATTAAATTGAAACAAAGTTATAGAAAAGATTATCGAATCTACTATAATACAAAATATTTAGATTGTACCAGTGTAGCATTAAAAGCTATGACATTTCATGAAATGACTCATATTGCTGATTCTATAATTTTCAATGATTTACCGTTTAATGAATTTAAAAAAGTTCTAAATTCATATTCTGAAATTCATGCATCCGAAATGGAACTTGATATTATACTAAAACAATGTGAAAAACCAATAAATTCACAATCGTTAGTATATCTTGGAAATATACAAACAACAGTTGAAAATTTGCTTTCAGTAAATATAGAGCAATTTAAGACAAACTTTTATCCTAAAACATTTACATGTTTATTTTACGCTATTGGTTATGCAAGAGCTTTACGAAAATATAATTTTGATTACAGTACAGAAATATTGAATATGCTTCCAGAATTTGATTTTATACATAATCATATTAAAACTATATTATATCCTGAGGATATTGATTTTGATACCACTATGGATATGTTTAAGGTTTTACAAGAATCCAGATTAAAATGCCAAGTTAAGTTTTGGTAATACCAATAATACAAAAGAGACTACCGCTATGATAGTCTCTTTAAATTTACCTATTCAAAGGTTCTTATTTTATTTGCTCATTCAAGAGTTCTTTTGTATAAAAATCATATTTGAGATTATGCTATCTCAGACTACTGTTGTTGGTAGTCTTTTAGATATAACTTAGCGGTGGAAGATACTTGTTCTTCCAAACGAATTTTGACATTTGTTCACGAGCAATTTATATGAAATAAAAGGTGAACAATATATTTTTAAATAGTGTTTTCGTTCAATAATCAAATTATCTAGTCATGTTGTGGACATACGCTAAACCCCATGTAACCAAACATATTCACTCCCATGACTGAGCAAAATATGTGTAAGGTAACAGATACTCAAGTTATCTGCCGTATTTTTTGTACAAGGTAAGAATGCCCCAATGATTGACCTCGAAACTTCGTCTCTATTCAATCAACAAGAACAAGCTATAACATTCGTTTGGCTATTTGTTCAAAGAGACATTCTTACCAATTATAAGATAAATACCTGTTGCGCACCAGAGTATTCATCCCCGATAACTATAAATAACGATATAGAGCCAGCGTACTCTATCAAACTTATTTTACATATCATAGAGCGCAATGCACATATGTAATACACAGTACAAACGACTAAACCAACGTGGCGAATATGATATTAGAAGTTACAATTATCGACTTCTATATTATGTATAATTAAGAAATTATAAAGAGCCAAGGTTTCAAGGTTGGTCAGTATCGGTGACTTCTTGACTCTGCTGATTTTCAAATTATAACGAAAAAGAGACTATCATGTAGACAGTCCCTCTTCTTACATCATTTTAGACTAAATCAATAAAAAACAAATCATAAAAAATAAAATCAAAATAGATAACATCGTTAAAAATTTATCTTGAAATTACTATACCACAACTAACAAATAATGTCAATAGTTTTTTGAATTTTCGTCTACAACTATTATATTACAATCATTTGAATTTGGTACTGGAAGTTTTTGAAGCAATTTATTTTGAAACATATCATTAATAATTTCAACTGCATAAAATTCACTAACATGACATGTAGAAACAATTTGCTTTTTTAACCAGTTAAATCCTAATGTATATTTTTTATTTTTTTCATCATTATGCCAATTATTTACAATGTCTATTACTGTTTGATACCAATAATTCGGGGAACCTACAGCAGTATTAACATTAAATAATTTTATTAAATCACAAGAAATATCACAATATGATTCAAAATGCGTTACTTGAGAAGAATTTTCACTAGCATAAAATAAATGAACAGTTTTTCCTTTATATTTTAATCTGCTCATAACTGGAATCATATCACTATCTGATGTAACAATAACATATGTATCTATATTAGGCTCTCTATGTGTCATTTCAATAGCATCCATACTCAATTCAATATCGGATGCATTCTTTCTAAACTGATCATTTCTGTTATTACCATAAACATTTCTAATTTGTATGCGTTGTTCTTGTAAGTTTCTCAAACTTACTGCGACCTGTTCAAAATCAGCATAAGCTCTAAATGATCTAATTTTATCCATACCATATAATAAATTGAAAAATTTACCTATATTATATGAATCATCTGTTACATCAATTGCATAACGTTTAAACGTATAAAATAAATTATCGTAATCAATTAAGATGCAAACATTCTTACTATATTTAACAGACTCCAATATTTTTTCTTTTTCTGTTTGATTTAGCTTTAAACCGTCCATATAAATATTTCCCTCTTTAGTATAATTATTTGGTAAAAATTACCATAACACTATTATACGACAGAGTACGACAATCTACAATTCAGAACGTATATTCTAAATCTACGATTATGCTAATAATCTAGCTGATTATGAAATTTAAAAATGTTTTCACCATTCATATGATATAATATTTCCTATAATATTAATAGGAGAGTGATATAAGTATGTATGAGAAAATATGCAAAATTTTAATTTATATATGTATGATTATTGCGTTACTTTGTTTAATTGGAATGACGTATATTACATATAAGTATTGATTTTAATTAAATTGTATCGTTAATTCTATATTTGCAATATTTATATATGTCGATACAACCATATATAAATAATTCCCAACTGCTGATGGAAGAGTAGTATATAGAAACTATCCCTGAATTTATCGGGCATCCATCTTCCCTATCGCTAGAGTGCATTTTTATGATTCTATATAGAACCATACTTTCGTTACGCTCGTTGAGGTCGGCATCCATTATAATGAAGCCCTACCTGCGGATTACTTCGTAGTTTGGATTGTTACTATACCGCATCCTTTCGGATTTGCCACTTATACCTATGAAATATAAGTTTAGTACCAAACTCATGTGACATAGCCTTTTGAACTATGAAAGTTTCCCGTTCTGAAATTCAATACAGAAGAGTAGCGCATTACCGCTCACTCCATTTTAGAAAGTCACCAGAGAGTCCTTGCTTATAAATAAGCTCGTACACATTACTGCTAAACTCTCAAGCGGCATAAGTCATTTTGAAAAATGCATGGGGCGAATCCCATGTACTCTTACCGCTGTTGTTTTTACCTTGGAAAATACCTAATCCAAGTGCCATAACATTAGGCAAATTAACAAGCTTGCTATCTGATTTTGCAAGTTTTGTCATTATACCTAAAGCTTTTGTACCAGTATCTACAATACCTTTAAACATATCGGAGCTAATTGCACTGGTAGAAAAATCTTGAAATTGAGCCTTCAAATGAGAGAGAGAAGCTTCAATACCTTTATTCCAAGATTCAAGTTCTCTTTCACCTGATCCATCTGCATCATTTAATGCAGTTTGAAGAGATTTTCGAGCAACGTCAAAATTGGTCATGAGGGAGGAAACAATATTACCCTGGCGTTTGCCCGCTATAAGTTCTGTTAAACTTGCCTGCTGAATATCTGTTAAATCTTGCCACTTAGTAGATAATTCATCGAGAATATCATATGTAGATTTAAACTCATTTTCATTTTTCATAATATCCACGCCACTAAGAGCCATAACTTCTTGTCTTAGTTTTGCGGTTGATTCTGCCATGCCTTCGGTGTCAAGACCTGCTTTTTCCATGTCTGTTGACGCACCTCTGATACGCATGGAAATTGTCTTGAATGCAGTGCCGACAGAATCAGGATCTTGAACTACACTATTCTTTTATATTTAGTTAGAATCGCAACTTCTAACCGAAAATTAATCATTGTTTTTAACTTATTTTTTGGTTTGTTATATAATAATTATTTACAAATTCATCCCATTGTTCTCTTGTATTATTACCATAACCATAGATGGAATGAAACTTTTTATGTATATTTTCAGTAATACAAATATATTCTCCGTAATATTCCTGTAAATCCAGAAATGTTTTAACAAATAAATCTAACTCATCTTGAGAGTATAAATCCAAATCTTCGTAAAGTGGGAAATTTAATAACTCGATTGTCTCTAACATTAAAAGATTGAATCCATAGATGTGATGAACAATTATATTAGAATGAGAACCAGACAAGGCACAAGTGTAATTACATTTTTCTCTATATCGTTGTTTCCACATAGTTAATTTAGCTCTCATATAATTATTAAGAGTTCCGTAATTATGTTTTTCAAGAGGACGATGTAAATTTAATTTATAAATTCTTTGAGATATTGCATATGGAGTTCTGTTTAACTTTTCTCCGATTTCCTCATCAGTCATAATTAAATAATTATCTCTAATAAATTGTTCTTCTTCTTTTGAGTAAGTATTAGTTAAATAAAAAATAACTTAGTAAATTTTGTTTTCTTGCTTGACCTAAAATAGATGCATATGTTTTATTCGGAAGTAATTTTAATATATGATTAACAGGATATTTTGAATATGTATCAAGTAATGTTTGAATTTCTTTTTGAGTCCATAAATTACTCTGAGTAAGTCCTAGCCATTGAGCTTTTCGGCGTATTGCTTCATAATCCCATTTGTCAGAAATTATCTTTGTAATTGTCTCTTTAGAAACTTTTCCATAATACTTTTTTAATTTTTTAATATCTTCATGACTCCATGCATTGTCTAATATTTTGCATTCCTTAGAACAGTAGTGTCTTTTATTTTTGTCGTATTCTGATTTAATTCTCTCAAATGGTTTTCCACAATATTCACATTCGCAATCAACCCTGTTTTGTTGTGCTTTTCCTGCACATTCTTTTGAACAATATATTTGATCTTTATGATATGTATCAAATCCTCTATGACACGATGGACATTCCTTATGTATAATAACGCTATGTTCATTCCTATAATCATCATAACATTTTCTACTGCAAAATTTTTGTATATCCTTAAATGAGTAGCAAATTTCGTACTCTTTGCCACATTGTTCACACTTTTTTGTGACGGCAGTTTTCTGAAATTCATTTGCACATTTTCTGGAACAAAATAAATGTTTATGTTTACCATTTTTTAAATCATTTAATTTACTTTCTACTACAATAAATGGCTTTCCGCAATTATCACATTCATATTTTAATGATTCTCTATACTTTGTTTTACAGTCATTACTACAAAATTTACTATTTTCTTTATAACTTTTATATGGTTTTCCACACCATTTACATTCAAATGATTTTGCTGACATAATTTATCACCTATTATTTATCCTTTCTGTAATTATTTCTCCATATAAAAAGACACCAGAGCTTTAAATAAGTCTGATGTCTTCGTATACTTATATGTAGTTATTCCATTTATTTCTTTTACAAAAGAGTAGTTAATACCTTTTGATTGAAGATATTTCATTTCTGGTACATATTGTGTACTATATTCTTTATCAAATTTTTTCATATATTATCCTTTTACAATGATTAATTTTCCCACATGTTTCCACATGGAATAGACTATTTCTTCATCTCCTATATAAATAGGAGAGCAACCTTTTCGATTTAAGGGGTTTTCACCCACGCCTTTGCGTTTGCGCCCTACGATTATTGCCATAGATATTCAGGATTTCCACCTTTATTCTCGTGTCTATGACTCGACATGAATCTAGTCGTTGAACGTTCACCCTCGACTCAAGTACCGTATGATCTACGGAATACGTTAGAGTGCTTCGCTGCATGATTGTCCAATCCTTACGTTTTCAAACCATCATATAGTAGTTTCCTCTGTATTGTGGTGTAAGGCTCTATGTACTTTAAATACACGGATAGGATTAGCCTATCAAGGATTTACCTGCAATTAAATATGTTCTATATGTATGTCACCATACATTCAGCCAATATAGTTTAGCTGCCGTGATTAAAGCTACAGTTTCTTCAAATGTGTTGTTTGCAGCTTTCATTGATGAAGCTGATCGAGTTAAACCATCAAAAATACCTGCCGTATCAATCGGTTCAGTATTCGCAACCTCATTTACAACATCAACTACTTTGGTTACTTCATCAGCATTCATTTGGAATCCTTTTAATGTAGAAATTAATCCACTAGATGCGGATTCCTGTGTCATATTATCTCCTACTTTTTGTAATAGAGATGTAGCGTCTGATAATTTTTTGGCATCATCTAATTTATAACCTAGTCTTGACCAATCAGCGGTACTACTAATAACATCACTAATTGTCGATCCATATTTTGTTGCGCTTTGAGCTGCTTCATCCCAGTATTGCGATAATTGTGTACCAGAAGCATTACTAACTTTTGTTAATTCAATCTGTGCTGCATTTACATCTTTAACAGCAGAAATTGCTTCTGTTGGAAGTTGAACCATAACACGTTGCAAGCCAGCATAAATTCCAGTAAACTGAGCAATTTGTCCAAGCGCACGTTTCGTTTCACTCCAAGTAGAATTACCACTTAATCCTTCCGCTTGGATTCTTGATTTTAAATTTGTAAATGCCTTATCATAACTAGCTTTTTCTTCAACAGTTGTCATTGAACGATATTGCTGTTCTAGTTCTTTCAGTTCCGCTCCATATTTCTTAACTGCTTTAGAATTTGCGTTCATATACTCAACAACTTTATTTCCAGATGCACTAGCAACTGTCGGAGATAATGCTTTTGACGATTCGTCTCTAATTTGAGACAAAGTATTCTTAAAAGTATCTCCTGCTTTAGTTATATCTTGAAAAGTTTGTTGTAACTGTTTTTTACCTAAAACATTAGATCCATTGTAATGATTTTGAAGTTTATCTAAAGCCTGATTATATGAAGCTAGAGCCGCTGTAGCCTTTTGAATATTTGCAGTATCTTGAGTTCCATATGCCCCTAATTGTTTGCTCATTCTGGATGATGCGGCTGCATATTTTCCTGTGTCAATATTATATTTTAATTTTGAAGAATTTATCTGGCGTTGAAAATTTTGCGCATACTGTCGTGCTGCATTCTGTGCAGAACGTGCCATATTGTTATTATTGAGATTAAGGTTTATTCCTTGTCTCTGAACATTTTGGAGTTGTTGTATAATATTGTTAATTTGATTTTGACCTTGAACATTGAATTTAATATCAACAGATTTATTTTGCATTTTACTTAATTTTTGTTCAAGCTCATTAACTTTTTCCGCACCATGAGTAACAACATTTACGTCAACTTGAAATTGCGCTCCCATAGTAATTTATTCTCCTTTCTTACAAAAAATAAAAACTCTCCTGTAAGAAAGGAGAGTAGACTACAATATTATTTATTGAATTGCGATAAATCAGAACTATTATGAAATCATAGTAGTTCCGATTCTATATCGCACGATGAAATTTAGGATTCATGTTGTTTAATTGTTACATTATTTTATTTCTTTCTTATAGATTTTTGATAGCTATGCCTCTCAGCTAAAATTAGCTTTTACGGCTTCTATAATATCCTGTACAGCATCATCCCATGTACCAGGAGTACCCAATACCCCACTACCATTATTTTGTATATCACTCATGATCTGCAAGCCTGAATGTTTGCCGTAAGGGTATTCCGCTACATTCAAATGAATATCATAATGATAATTTCCATTACCACCAGATACACCAGATGAACGGGGTGAACTTTCATATGTTCCAGTTCTGATATACTGCACAGGCGATCCACTAGAATAGAAATTCTGAATATCTGTTTGAGTCATTTCAAAACCTTCTTGTTCAGCAGCTTCAACTCTTGGTCTAATAATTTGTGCATCAATTGCATCCATAATTATTCCCATAACAATTTCCTCCGTATAAGATAGGAGAGTAGTACCCTCCGTTAAACAAACGTTCTGTATTGAACTACATAATATAATCTGGTAAAATATTCCTTGGGTGGAGATATTTAAAAGATATCATGAGAATGTACTTCCATTCTCACTATGCGGTCGCCTACGGGCAGGCGTGAACCCATATCCTCTACGCTGAAAGTTTCTATGACCTTTTATCATAGATATATTATTTTGGTAAGGAGGTATACATACATGAATTACGGTATTGTAATATCACTAATTAGCTTAGTGGTAAATATGGTAAACGTGGGCTTAAATATTTACGATCACGTTTCACGCTAATAGTTGAGAACTGGTGTGGTGAAATATTTTACCAGTATCAAATGTTAAATATTATTTCTTCTTATCCATTTTTGTTACTTTAGTTCCAGTCTTGTTATTATTCTTGTTACTAGATCCATCATTCATTACATTTCTAGCACTGAAATTTCCTTTAACTTTCTTGAGTTCTCGATTTTCTTCTTGTAATTTCTTAATCTGTTCATTCTTAGCATCAATAATATCCTGGCTAGCTTTGTCAATATTAAATGCCGCAGCATCTTTTACAATCTTAGTAAGACTCTCTGCATTAATTTCAAAACCAGATTCTTTCAGTTTTTCCATAAAAGATACTCCATCCTTAACCATTTCTGGTGTAAGAGCAGTAAGATCAAGATTAGCAAAATTTTTAAATGCGTCAATAAATACATTAACACCTTCAACAATTCTATCCATATCTGGATTTGCATGAATGATATTCTGCTTAGTCCATTCAAGTTTGTCATGAACCATCTTGTCTACAAAATCCATGACCTTAATGTATTCTTTTACAGATTCACATCTTGACTCATAGTCTGGATTGATAAATGTATCAATAAGACTCTTTAAATCATCATCTGAAAGATATAATTTAAAAATATTTTCACCATCTTCTAGTGTATATCCTTCAATAAAATATTTTCCAACTGCAATAATTCGTGCAGGTTCTTCCATCCAAGGTGTATATTCACCTGTTTCATCATCCCAAAAAGCATTCAGAATAAGATCAATTGCATTGAGTTTATCTTCAAATGTGATTGTGTTTTTTACCTTGAGTAAACTTTTCTTCATATTTTCTTCTCCTAACTACGATTTTAATAATTGACATCATTTAAAAATGATTCTAAATCATATCTATAATTTACTTTTAATTTCTCTTTATGAATTAAAATAGGACTTGCATATTCAAGCAAATCCTTTTCATTGAAACTTTTCTTTTCTATATGTGAGATAAAGTCATCCCATTGATTAATATTTAAAAAATATGTATTATCACTTGATCGAAAGTCTAATACTAATCCGCTTATAACACGATTATATTGTGCAAAATCTTTTAAACTCTTAATCTGATAATAATGCACAATTCCTTTTTCACTTTTATCACGTTCAAAACTACATGAACCTTGAAATGTTTTTAATTCAAGTGTAAGAAAAAGATTTCGTGATCCATCGAATACCATCAAATCGCATGGGCTGTGACGACTGAATCTTAGCTTATTACTTGATCCTACATCAAAACCTTGTGCTGAATCAGGGGGACGATAGGAGAGTGTATAGTTTGGTACACTTTTCTTAAAATTATCTTCAAATTGTTTACCTACACTTCTTGCCATTATTCATGTCCCTTTAAGATTATGCTTTCTTATGTTCTTTTTCTAATCTACGTTTTTGCCATGCTTCAAACGGCTTCTTTGTTTCCGCTTTCAAAAAATAAAAGGCTAGTTTTTCATTATTAACTTCTGATGGAATAGTCCATACAGGTTGAATATTATAGTTACTTAAATAAAAAATAATCTGTGGCATAAAAGTAATAGCTACAAGATTATCTTCTCCAAAAGCTTCAACTACTTCCTCGAAGCTATCAAATAATTGTTTTTTCATATCACGTTTTCTCCTGAAAATCGTAAAAAATAGGGACACAAGCCATTAATTCATAGCTAGCATCCCTACTAATTACTTATACTAACTACGATTAATTTATTCAGATTTATCCTTTGGTTCATCTGTTGCAACATCATCAGCTAACTCAACCTCCGTTACTTTCTTTTGCTTCTTTACTCTTGAAACAGGTTTAACCTTTACAGGTTTCTTTTCTTCTTCTAAATTACAAGTGATAGAATATCTATCATTTTCATACTTTACGAATACAGTATCTTTATCTGTGTGGTCAGACGGCATTTGAATTTCTTTTCCATCAAAATCAACAACCATAACACACTGATTGCGTAGTAATACTTTACATTCTTTTGTCATTGTGGTTATATTCTCCTTTATGATGCGTGAGATACAAATAGTTCTCCGTATACTTTATCTGGATATTTTTCTTTTAATTGATTGAATTGTTCTTGAGTAATGTATTCAAAATTCATATTATTGACATGATTACGTTTACCTGTACATACTGAACGAATATTTCTTGCACAGAGTTTCTTTCCTGTAAGAGATTGATAATATTCTACAAATTTTGTTGCGCTACGATGGTATGTATCTGTAGTGATACAGTGAATAGGACGATTATTAACAGGCATATCTTCACGTTGATACCGTAATTTTAAATCATCAAATTTCTCATATGTACACCAACCAAGTTTTGCACCCTTTTTAACCCAATTTCTTATAGTATCGTGGCATACATGAAATAATGGCGCAATTTCTTTCATCGTCATATCAGGATGTTCATTACGATAATCACATACTTGTTTAGCCATATTTGATGAAGCAAATTTATCACATTTATCAAAATTAATATTTTCTGGATTTATATTTAAGATTTTAAATAATTCAGAATTGATGATAGAATTTTTGATATGTTCTTTTGTGGATTCTCTGCAATCAATTGTAAAATAATAATCTATACCATTTTCCATAGCTAAATTATATTTCATTTTATCATTTTCTTGTTCTTCTTTAAGATTGCGTGATTTTTTATTAAGTGGATGATCTATATAATGTTGTATTCCATGCTGTTCAGTAATAATCTTTAAACCATTATATTCTATATAATCATCGTACATTCTTCCTTTAGACCAATCGAAAATTTTCTCAGTTTCAAAGTTCACACCTGATTGTTCTAAAACTGAATACATAAACTTATTTGGATAACTCCAACCATCTTGACATGGACATGAAAGATTATGATTCGCATATACTGTGGATATTTTATTCTTGTGATGTCTACCACAATCGGGGCAAACCATATCAACAATTTTACTTGAACCTCTGGTATATTTTTCTGCATCTTTTGGATTTTCAAAATATTTAATCATCCATCTTGCGGTAATAGTTAAATCATTTATACCACTAACAACTTTTGATGGAGAGTTGCAACATACGTTACATCCAATCTTTTGTTTTCCACATAATGCTTGCTCTATAGCCCAATCAGTATTTCCACACTTATAACATTTATATTTGTACCATTTTTCGTTTGATGTAAATGGTTTATCATTTTTATATTTTATCTTAGGTCTATATTCACGATCAATAATTTGAAGTTGTCTTTTATCAGAAACTAAGAATGCTCCAACTTCTAATTTGAATTTAGGCATTATTTTTTGATTACTCAATATTTAACTCCTTTTAATAAATATAGTAGGATGATATTGTATCATCCTACTATAAAAATAAAATTATTCCTCAGATGTAATCTCAATCATATCAAGAACATTTCCGTCATGATCTTCGAGTAGATCACAAGTTAGTGTTACGCTGGAAGGATCTCCATCAGATGCAAAAGAAATTTCAAAGTTTCTCTGTGGAGAAGCTTTATAAGCTGTTAATCTCATAGGTACTTGATCACCATTCTCATCTTTGTTAAGAGTAGACATTTGAATAAAGAAATCTTTTGGCAGTTTCTTGTTATTAAATGTAATTTTCTTAATGCCAGTAGTTTTGGATTCAAGGTAAGCTACTTCATATGTAGTATCTGCTACAATATCAGATGTGGTTTTCGCTGTAAATTTCTTGTCTGCAACTGTACCTTCAATTGTTTTACCTGTAGTTGGATCAATTGCAAATACACTTCCTGGTACAGGTGTCTTTGTAAGATTAAGTACTCCACTAGCTTCACCTGTTACACTTTCTCTACGTGCGATTACAGCAGAAGTTTCAATTTCACCATCAGAAAGCATTGCGTAAATTCTAAATGGAGATACCTGAAATTCCATAGTAATAGTACCTTCTAGTGGATTATCAAATTTGATACATTTAGCACCTTTCTTATTTGCATAAACAGCATCAGCAGAAATGTTAGCAGTAGTAGTATTACAAAAATCTGCAAACATCCAAGGAGCTTTTGTTTTATAATCTCTAATATCAAGATCACAACACTGACGATTCGCCATATTAAGATCTGTTGCAATATTTGCCATAATTTAATTCCTCCATTTTCTTAAAAATAAAATAAGCCACTGAAATCTCAGCGACTTTGTTTGAAAGTTTTCATTATTTAATTTTGTTCATATACTCCATAGGTTTATAGTCCTTAGAGTTTTTGAATGAGAATGAATTAGCAGCCATCATATCATTTATATCTGCTTGTCTTCCCATCCTATATTCTAAAAACATCTTCATGAATTGATAATATGTCATATCCCAAACATTTAATATATTGATTCCCACTTTATTATGAGTACAATATTTTACAATCATATTTGGCAATGTATAATCATCATCCGCAGATGTTTGCTTTTCTTTTTGTTCACTCTTATGCTTTGCTAATTTCTCAGCAATACGTTGAGCTAACTTATTTTTATATTTCGGTTTTTCAACTTCTTTCTCAGATTTAATTCCTAATATAACTTGCAGAAACGCACGAAATTCATCAAAATTGCTGTTATCAATTTTCCCTATTTCGTTAAAGATTTCCTTTCCATCATCGTCCTTCTCATAAGTGCCAATGAGAAAAGCATTCTGTTCTGGATTATACTGAAAATCATCTATAACAAAGAAACTAATCATGTAGGCAAGAAAATCTGCACGATTCATTCCAAATGTTAGTAGATTATAAACAGTATTTTTTTCTTTTTCTTCATCACTGAGGGAATTGAATTTTTCAGTAAGACCGAATGTTTCAAGAAATTGTTTCTGAGTAATAGAAATATAAGAGAGAAAAATATTGAATTGTCCATAGGTTATATGCCTTATCTCTCTAAGAGTAGGGCATTTAACATGACCTATACCTTCATAAAAATAAGGTTCATCACAGAGATAATCATAATCTGAAAATCCTTTCAAATATTACACCTCCTTGATTTTAAAATCAGGAATGTTATATTTGAGTTGTCGTCCATAATAACTGGACTGTGGAACAGTATAGCCAATGTCATCAAGACTTGGTTTTCCAATTCCTAAATCATCAGAATCACGTAGAAGTCTTTCTATAATATCTGCAAGAACGTCTGCACGATTACCCATGTAACTTTTTACATTAGATTCCATTTGCATACAATTACGATGCACGAAAATCCAAATATACAAGTCCATAGATTTTACGGTACGATTTGTACCTCTACAAACTGTTTCTACACAAACAAAAGGCATAACTTCTTCCTGCGTTCCATCAACATAAGGATAATCAAATACTTGTTTATACTCCATGTCGTTTTTCTCATCATCAGTAAAATCTTCCTTACGCAACATTACTTTTGCAAATTCATCAGATTCTAATAGACGAGAAATTACTTTTGATTTGACAAAAGCCAAATCTCTAGCAACTGATTTTGCCATATAATATACCTCCGATTTATCCTACAATAGCAATAGTTGTTTCAGATAAAATGTTACTTTCATTGTCGAGAACTTGTAGCGTAAACGTACAGTCGATTGCCTTATCATCTGTACATTTCAACTGTATTTTATTACTTGTGATATTTTGAGTGATTTTGAAGTCTGATTTGACATTCCATGTGAAGTTTGGTTGATTTTCAGAATCAGAGAAAGTGACTGTCCATGTTTTTGCTCTACCATATCGGAGAGTATCGCCACCTGTGATTGTGACAGATGTAGTTGGATTGTCTGGCTTTGATGGTGGGAGAGTAGGAGTAGTAGGGGATTTGTAGTTGCAGATCCATAAATCTTGTCTATCCGTCACTTTATTAAGTTCATCTTTATCGGCAATAAAACTTAATATTCCACCATGATCTTTTCCGAAAAGATATAGTACATCATCACTTCTTGTTATCTCAAATACTTTTATTGGTAATTGTCCAGTCTTTACTCTGTCAATAAACACTCTACGTCCATCAAGAGTCGTTCCATCATCATCTTCTGGAATCCAAATTGTAAAGTTATTTGATGTAAGAATGATTGTAGAATTTCCGCTTCGTCCGTTATCATACTTGCTGGCACTGGTGAAATTAGCCCAACGTCTTATAATCTTTCCGTCATCATCTTGCCATATTAATTCATATTGACATAATATAGCGGTAGCCTTTTCGCATACTCCATTATTACCAGGATAACCACTAATCAACCAATATTGATTCTCAAGCTTTATATACATTCCTGCTTTTAATGTACCAATTACAGCAAAAACAGAACGTTCCATAGATTTAAGTTGCGTATTAGCCAAATTATCCATAATAATAACTCTGATTTCTCCAATTTCTGTCATATCAGAATTGCATAAAATAACTGTTTTAGCTATATCTGTAGAAAGAGCTTCCGCAAAAGCATCTTCTTTGTAACCTAAAAAAACATCATTCTCAAAACCACCTGTAATATTAGGTCTTGTTTCAGGTGTCATTAAATACCATTCTTGCATTTAGACACCTCCTAATCATAAGCAGAAGGAGTTTGCTTATATATCATTTCGTCTAATTCTTCTGATACTTTTTCAAGTTCATTCAATGTAGCAGTTTTGCTTCCGTTTGATCCATCAATAGACAGATCTTTAGAAACAATGCTGATACGTTTATTAACTTTTGATAACTCACGTTCTTGATAAAATTTCTTCATCATAAGACCAAGAGTATCTATTGTGTATCTTTTTAATTTAGAATCAAACTCATTTAATTCTTCATCAAAATTGATGGAGTCAATCTCAAAAGAATATTTTCCAACTGCTTTTAAAAACCATACTTTTTCAAGTCCTTCTGGTATTATAACTTTGTCTTGAAATGTACTATGGAAGCTATTTATGACTTCCGTATAAGTTGTGTTTTTCTCCATCAATTCACCATCCTTATACTTGTAATTTTGTATAATCCTCTACTGCACGTACTTTATTATAATCATTGAAGTTTCCTTTTCGGATAAATCCCATAATTGCATATTTTTCTGCTCTGGTAACAACCATAGAATGTAATGCTGATTCAAAATCTTTTATTGATTTGATAGCAAATAAATCATCAATACGTTCTTTATTAATTACATTCTGTTGAGAAGTTTCTGTTTCAAAATCCGCTTCAATTCTCGTAGGTTTATCTTCAATATAAAGAGTTGCATGAGAACCTTGACCGTCTATTCCTGTGAATAAAAGATTTCCATTCTGAACCTGTGAAATAATTTCACCTCTGGATAATCTTACTGTTCCGTTTGGTGGAATAGTAACATCTCCATTTGTTTCAATTCTTTGGAATCCTGTTGTCCATTCTGCAATACTTCTTACAGTAACTTTTTTTTCAAGATTAAAATCCTCTTCAACATCAACTGGGGTTTCTTCTACAATAATTTCTTCTGTTGGATTTACTTCTTCAACTTTTTTTGTAGTGGTAGTAGTTGTTCTTTTTGTTGGCATTTTAAATTCTCCTTATCGACTATATTTCTTTCTTAACGATTAAATTGTGTGAATTACTTTTCTATATAGATCAATTATTTTATCCATTCGTTCTGTTTTCTTAAATGTATAATAAGGCATACCGTTTTTCTGATTTATAAGTTTTTTTTCATAACGAATACCAAATGCCATGATGAAACAAGCAAGCCTTTTAGAATAGCAATGGAAATAATCTCTCATAATGTTGACTCCTTTTGACTAAGTAAAATAGAGCCACAAATAATGTGACCCTATTCACAATAAGACTATATAATATTACATTTAATTAACAATTAATCTGCTAATGAATCAAGGTTTGTATCATGCACCATGCCTACACGATATTCCTGACCAGGAACAACAAGACATCCTACCTCAAGGTCAAATCTTGAAATTAACTGACCAGTTGTAATGTCATTACCAGAGATGGATGTAAGACCACCACGAGTAACTGTATAAATTGGAGATTGTCCACCTGTAGGCATTACAAATCCAAGACCTGCTGGAAGCATTGTTTCAAAATTTGTTCCATCTGCTGTAAGAGTAGTCATATCATAAGCATTTGGGATTTCGCTCAGAGTTGTACCGTTATATACACCCATCAGACCAGTGTTATGAATCTCGTTCATAACTGCTTCGGAAATTCCATTTACAGTAGGTGTAACACCTTGGTATCCTGCAAATCCATTGAACTGAGAAATAAGTGCATAATCACCAGATACTGTTGGTTTACCAAAACGTCTTACTTTAGAAATAACTCCATCAACACCAGTCTTTGTAAGACCACTTCCTTCAAAGAAGTATTTTACACCAGTTGCGTTTTTGATTGCTTTGTATACAGTATCAACAACATATTTTGCTGCTTTATTTCTAATCTGAACACGTACTTGATCCTGTAATTCATTCTCGTCACTCATATCACCAAGAGCAGCTTTTCTATAATCTACAGCGTAACCGCCAGAAATAGTGGTTGTAGAAATTGGTACACGTTTCTTTCTGACTACAGGGAACTTAACGTCCTGACCAAGAGCTTGCTCATTTGCAGAAAGATTTGCAAACACTGGAATTTCAACTTCGCAAGATTCGTTGTAACCAATTGGTTTGTAATTACCGTAAATACCAAGTAATTTAATTTCTTGCAATAGAACTGGTTGCATAGAGAATCTACGAATCTCATTTAATTCGGAGATGGCAGATAAGTCATTGTTGCTTGCCTTCTCATTTAATTCCTTAATATATTTAGCAGCTACATCTGCTTTCTTGCCATAAGGTGCAAGATCTTTTCCATCTCTCATTGCAGAGAAAATTTCTACAATTGCAGATTTTCCATTAATTTTTCCGCTAACAAAATTAGCATCTTTTCTTTCATTATTTAATTCAAATGTATAAGACATTCCTTTATTCCTCCTTTAATTATGCAGTTACAACCTTGGCTTCAACACCAAGATGGTTTCCTACGATTGCGGTAACTTCCAGGTATGGAGCTGCGGTAGCACCTTTTACGAGTTTTCCAGTTGCATCAGATTCAAGTTTGTCACCTTTAGCAACATCTGCTGGAAGTTCATCACCATAAACTTCTACAATTTTTCCTTCTAATTTTGCAAGATCAAGAACTCTTACATGTTCACCTTTTACGATTTTATATGTAGGCATATATTCATCATCGCCACGTTCAACTTGCATGATAACTTTACCTTTTTTAGCTCCTACAGCAAAAGAACCAGAAGTTACTTCGCCATATGCTCCATTAAATGTGTCTGCGGAAGCAATAGCATCTTCAAATGGATACTCTCCATGCTCAATCTGTCCGATAGTATTAAATTTAATCATTTAATTATCCTCCTTAATTAAAAAATATTGAGGTCTTCTTCATCAGAAGTAGTAACCTCTGTACACATTTCTGAGAAAATATCCTCAGTTTCTACAGTTTCTTTTTTTGAATTTTGTTCTGCGATTTTTGCATCAGCCTCGGCTTTTTTCTGTTTTTCAACAATGTTCATACAGATTTTAGATTTGATAGAATTAATTTCAGAAGTAACGTTATTTAGTTCTTCTTTCTTTTTGCAAGCGTTAATATTTTCTTTTAATTTATCAATATCATCTTTTGCAACTTCTTTTTCTTCTGCGCTAAATTCTCCAAGAGCAGAGTCGACTTCACTAAGTTTTTCGGCTACTTTTGCTTTAGCAATTTCTTCCTCAAGGATTCTCATTTGATCCCAAGAAGATGATTGTTCTGCTCTAATGTCATCAAGAGCTTTCTGCATATCAGCGATTGAAGCATTAAGTTCAGAAATTTTAGAATCCTTTTCTGCTAATTCGGCATCTTTTGCTTCAATCTGAGAATTTAACTCAGAAATCTTTGTTTCATAAGATTCAGATTTCTCATTCATCTCAGAAATAGTAGCTTGGATTGTGCTTTTAATTTCATCCATATTAAATTCCATTTCTTTGTTTTCCTCCTTGTTTTCTTTCTTTTGAGCGACTTCTAATACAATGGCATCATCATCTGCTGGCGAAACACCAAGAATTGCTGAACCAGTAAAACAGAAAGTTTTCGGAGTACGAAATTCTTCTTTTGGTTCATCTTCTTCATATATAATTTGATTTTCGTTTTCTGGCGTTCCCATAATCTCAATAGATGTGTCTACTTTTCCAATTGCATAATTTTTTCTTACCCATTTAACAAATTTTGGATAACGCTGATTATATAAATATCCATCTGTGGCAAGAACCTCTATTTCGTTTCCGCTTTCATCTATAATAGTTTCAATAGAAACTGATTCACACGTTCCAACTACAACTGAGTTTTCAAAAACAGGTTGAGCATTTCCATTAGAATCATACTCACTTCCTGTCAATCCGTGACCAATTGGAACTTCCTTATCATCATCTGCAAATTCAGTGCATAATGGCATACCAATTACACTATCCATTGCATTTTGAACATATTCTTTTTTCCAATGAAGTCCATTTTTATTTGTACTTGTTGAATCATTATGAATTTTTAGAAGAGCAATCTTGATTGGTACACGACCATTTTTAGAAGCACGTTTAGAAATTTCGAGGATATTATTTAACATAATTTAATCCTCCTTGTTAAAAAGTTGTATAATAAAAAGAACTACCGAAATAGTTCTTTATTATTTATTGTCACTAGGACTTGGCAAATCATTTGCATTATTTGATTTGCTTATAATTGTATTTTCATTAGTTGGATTATCAACTGTAGGTCTACCACTCAAATTTGTAGAATCTTCTTCCTTTGCACTCATAGTCCATGATGTTTGATGTGGTTTATATTTTTCGTATATACCATCTTCAATTTCTTGGTCAAGAATATTAAAATAGACATCAGGATCAATACCTGCGCTTGCTACCAAGAAAGTTAATGAACCGCTTGCTTCCGAATATAGTGTCTTCATTTGATCAAAGAATGTTTTTCTATTTACAAAAGAAGTAGGGAAGTAGTAGATTTCCACTTTATTTTTATCATCTTTAATGATATTTTTATTTATGACATAATTTAATTCTGTTTGCCATTCATAAACCCATGTATATAGTTGCGCAGTTATCATTTCCAAATTTGATTGTCCAGATGCAAAATTACCCGTTGACATTGCACCGATTAATGATGCACAAATACCTAAATCTAAAGATATATTATTATTTAAGTCTGATTCATTTTTAGAATCAAAAATATCTAAATCAATATCAATAGAATCTAATTTTGTACCTGCTGCGACAGAGAAGAAACTTGTTCCACCTTTACTATTTTTAGTCATAATAGCTTGTTTGACAGTGTTATGTTGATCTTCTTGCTGTTTTTTACTTAAAGCACAAGTACCTTTATCTTTACCTTCTGGAAATGTTTCGTAAATTATCTTATTATTGATTTCATCTAACACATTACGCTTAGTGTCAGTATAATAATCTTTATATAAAACATCTTCTAATGCAGCAATAATCAAACTTCGTCCCCAAGGCTCAGAGTCTTTACATTTGATTTTTCTACACATGGTCTTATCACTATCAAGAATTAACCAATCTTTAATTAATCCTTTACGTTTTTTGTTATATCCATCTGATATTTCTTTTGGATATTTCTTTAATTTTCTTTCCTGTGTATCACCAGTGAAATCATCAAAATATCTAAGATTAAAAGCTAGAACATAACGACCATTTTTCTTTCCAACAATTTTTGTATATTGCCAAGGAAGAGTAACAATCCTTGCATTGATTCCAAGTTCATTAATTTCAACGATGTTTTCTACATCATAATCAGACATAGATTGTTGAAAGTCGTTACTTGGTTTTCGTATATCAAAATAATAAAAAGCTATGCCTTCACGCATTTCTGTATGTAGTGCATCACGAATAAACAATTTATCATCAATGGTTTTCAATGTAGCTGACATTTTTTCTTTATTCTCTTTTATCTTTTTTACACTACGTTTACTTTTTATGGTAATCACTCTATCCAGACATGGGAGAGCAGTCATGTAATCTATAGAATTAGATACAATACCATTTTTTGTATATATTAAATCAGATAAACGAATGGCTTCATCATGATAAGTAACGGGATCTCTGATTACACAGTCAATTGTAGACTTTGAAAAATAATTATATAGTCCACATGAAAATAGAAGACTATCTAAATTCAGAGAACTTGTAGTAACACAACTACTAAATTCATAGTTATTATTTTGTACAGTTGAAGATTGCGAATTTGATTCTACAACCTGTTGCTCTATTGGTTTTTGTTTTGGAGGGCGACCCCTCTTGCGTTTTACTTCTTCTGGCATGTGTCGCCTCCTTTCAGTTTATTAAGGTGCAATATTCGTAATCGCTGTTAGCATATAAATCTCTACAAAATTCATTTATATACCAAAGTATATAAAGTGTAGCCATAGTTCTATCCTTATCAAGTTTATTTACAACTTTTTCAATAGTAACTCCACCATTATTCAAATGCTTTAATTTCAAGTTTGCAATTTCCTCAAAAAGCATATCTGTTTGTAAGAATGGTGCTACACAATTATCAAAATCATCATATTCTTTTTCACTAAATTCAGACTGTTGACGTTGCTCAAGGATTCTAAATTTTCCACTATCTACAACATCAATAAAGTTTGTTACAACTTTACTTTGTACCGATTGAGCTTTTAAGTTATATAATATTTTTTCTGCAATATCAGGAATTTCTGGTTCATTGTCATCATTGATTGTATCCCATACACCTAAAGACATTTTAGTAATAGGATCAAATGATTCTTTCAATAATTCATCAATTAAACCAGCCCCCAAACCATTTCCATCGACAACAACGGCTTTTGCATTATATAATTGTTTATATTTTTTAACTACACATGCTTGTGCAGTAAAATTCATAATATTGGGAATATTAATAAGATTGACTAAATCCATAGATACAATTCTGGATTTGTCTTTAGACCTGTTTACTTTGACTACAGCTATAAATGATTGATTATTATTTGTATTTTGACTTCTTGCAACGTCCACGCCTAAATAATATTCATCAGATTCATTTTTGGATTGAAGAATAGGAGATGGGAGAGAACGACAATTCATTAATTTGTTAATATTTACTAATGCTCCATTTGATGCACCTACCCATTTAGATTCATAGTTCTGTGCAAATGAAACCATTGTCATATCACGTTTCTTTTGAAAAATCTGACTTTTTGTACTACCTCTTCCATACCAACATGGAAGCCAAAAGCTAGAACCTAAGATAATTTTACCACTTAAATTAATCATGTCCTTTGACATATCAACAGATCGTTGGTATTCATCAGAACCTTTGAATCCAGCAGTAGTAAAGAAATTTATTTGCTGATTTAATTCCTCTGGGTCAGTAATAGAATATTTACCAACACACACACGAGGAACTTCAACAATAGGAAGAAGTGCATCCAAGAATGTGTCATTGTCAATAAGAGCGGATTCTTCCATATTCATTCGCTTACGTCTTTGTCCCTTACTTGATTGTGCATTAGCCAGATTATCCAATCTTGCACCAGACTTAAATACTATCAAGGCATCACCTTTTGCAAAATTAGCTTTTTCTATTTCGTTTTTTAACATAGGATAAAAACGAATAATTTCATTATATTTATCTTTCAGTAATTCCGCCGCATTTTCCTTGGTTTGAGCCGAAAGGGATATCGAAATTTCCGCAAAAAATATACAAACGAGCATAGAAGCAAGAACTTCATCGAAAGTTTTTCCGTATCCTCTGGGGAAGACTCCATAAAAAGAAGTAAATCGCATCATAACTCTTAAATAAATACGTTGATCTAAATGTAGATTAAGTCCACCTTTTTGTGGCTTTATCATATCTAAAAAGAGGTCAGGATACCAACGTGCAAAACTACAGAAATATTCCCAATTATCTACATTAAAAGAACTATTATTCATCGTTGGTTGTCCACCTCCATTCTATTCATCATCTTCAAACTCTTTTGGAACAGTGATAAACTTCTCTATAGTGTCTCGATTACTTTCAGTTGTATCATTAGTAAATATTCCATAAGGATCTCCATAAGTATCGACATATTCTTTTTTCTTTTTATCATAAAATTTATAAATATCTTTGTATTCTACTTCTGGCATATTGTTTAGATTACGTTCATAATTTATATAACACCAGATAATAAAATCTGCGGCATCTTTTGGTTGATACTTAAATTCTGGAAAAATTTTAATTCGTTCCTTCGCCCCTTCAACGGCAGTAAATATATCACTAAAGTTTACAATACCACCTTGTAAATCTTCTTTTGAAAGCTGTTTTGCAGTCAATTTACCTTGCTCTGCTGCATTCTGAGCTGCCATGTACCATTTTGAGGCTTCCGCCACATCACCTTTTACAGTAGCCATCTCTTCTTTGACTTTAAAACGCACGTATGTAACAAGAGCTTCTTTATGGATACTTGTCTGAATAACATAAGTTTGGCTCATTTCTTTATATTTTTTAACCATCTTTTTATATTCAGAACGAGTATAACCTTCTCCAAACAAATCAACCATATCTTGCGTTACTTCAAAATCATTTTTATCGAGAAAAATTGCTTCGTTATCATCTTTTTTTGCTACCTGTGTTTTTACACCTTTATCATTTGCACGTTCTTTGTACATGTCCATATCAATATCATCAGCAGAAGCATCAGTATATTTTTTTACAATTCTATCAATTTCTTGGCGTGGAGTATTGCCATTTACGTGAATGAAATTGTCTTTTTCTGATTCTGCAAAACTTTTATTTTTATTTTGTCTAAGCATTGTATTTTTAAAATACAATCCAACAATATCTTTTCCATGTTTTGCAACTTCATCATCGGTAAAATAACTATGTTCTCTACGATATTGAGCATATGCGGATTCTAAATCATCCCAATAAAGAGGTTTATCTAATCTTTGTAGCATAGTTTTTAATTTTGGTTTATTGATACTTCCATCTTCATTAGTTACATCTTCTTTAACACAAGAAATACAAATTGGAACACATCCATCTTCTTGATATAACGGAGATGCACTTTTATAAAATCCTGATGAGATAGATTTTTCTTTCCCACAAATAGGACATTTTTTCTTTTTTACATCTTTTTTTGTTGGCAAAGTTTAAACTCACCTTTCTTTCTAAATAAATTAAGCACTAACTTCCGAAGAAGCAGTGCTTGTTAAATAATAGTCTTTTAATTTCATCCATGATAATTTTTCCTTTGTAATTGGATGCTTACCAGAAAATTTATATTTATGTGGTTCATATAAATTTGCAGTTATAGAACTTCCACACCATTTTTGTGCATCAATAGTCGTTTTAAAAACTGTTCTTGTATTCAAACATATAACCATTTTATCATAAAATTTAAACATAATAGAATCTTGTATTTTCTTTAAAATATCTATATCTGATAACTTTATGTAATCTTCATAATATGCAAATACTAACGGTAATCCATTTTCATCAATGCCATTTCCAGCATTCAATACCTTTCCAAGACAACATTGTTGGATTGAAGTTGTACTCACATTGTAAAAATCACCTGCGTCTTTTATCATATCGTAATATTTATTATCGTTTAAACATACAACATGCCTTTTATTATTATCATGATTATATTTACATAAACCAATTTGTGTACCGTAATCTAAATATTTTGATATTGTACCTTTATCTTTTTGGTATTTAGATGCTAATTCAGTTATAGTTATGCCATTTTTATAATCTGTACAGACTTCTTTTGTGACGCTTTTAATTGATTGATAAAAACATTTATTCCAATTAACATTTGATAAATCAAAAATGTTGGATAACTTACTATTAATAATTCCATTTTTAATTACAGTTGTTGTACTTGGAATACAAGGAATTCTGATTACTTCTATATCATTTTCTAATGCTAATCTGTCTTTTTCATCATCTATAATTTTAGAATCAGATGCACTTTGACCACTCATATAATTATCATATTTATGAAAATATCCATCCATTTCAACAATGTATTTCTTATCGTTATTTTCAAAATAAAAATCATATATACCATATTTATCTTTATCATTTATTTTAAATTTACACCAATCAAAAACAACTTCACTTTCAAAATTAATATCCATAGAAGATAGTAGGTTATACATAATTCTATTTGGTAAAGATACATTATCATCACATGATCTACAGAACAATCCGTTATCATATACATTGGATATTGCTTTAGGTTTTGTAACTTTTCCACAAGTAGGACATTTCCATTTAACTTTTTTACTTGTGCGTTGAGTATATTTATATCCATCATTAGGGTCAGCTAATAATTTTGCCAATTCTGGATTAGTCGTCCACATATCATTTTTACCAACTACAACTATATCTGTGCCACCATTACACATAGGACATCCACTATGTTTTTTGCCAGTTAATGAACTAGGAAATACTTTCCATTCATGACCACAAACCAAACATTTATGATCAAGTCTTTCATCCATTCTATGATATGTACCAATTCGTATTATTGTTGGGTTTTCTTTTTTCAATAATAAATCATATTCTTCTTGAGTTCTTTTTCTTCCCATTTTATAGTCCTCCTGTAGTAATAAATCATATAGTGTATCAAATCATTTCTTAATCAAAGCTTTAATGGCGTATTCAATTCCCTGTTTCTCTTCAAACATAAACACGCATCTGCTATAGTCAGTTGTTCCATTTTCTTGTTTTTGTGGCTTAACATCTTTGATTACATATCCCATTTGTAATAATTGATGTGCAATTGACGGTTTATAAATTGGATATAATTTACTCATTTTTTATGCCTCCATTTTGTAGTAAAATTATTTTTGGGGTATAATCTTCCCATAATATTAAAATCTTGGGAAAATTGTGAATCTTAAAATCCCTTATGGTTATTGAATTTTCAAGAATTTGGCGTTGAGTCACCTATACTGAAAATATACTTTAATTAACAGTCATTTAATTTATTCTCTTTTGATTGTCGAGACTTTCTGTATTCACTAGTCTTTTGACGATTAACACTAGCCCATAAAGTAGAAGAGTAATGTTCAATTACATAATTATCAATTTTCTTTCCTCTACACTTTACATAAGGATTAAATGTAATACATCGTTGTTGTATAATTCCAACTGTAGTCGAAAGAGTATTTTTATCATGATAATCTATAATTTGTTTTTTTCTTAACTTCGTCATTAATTTACGAAAAGCATCATAATTCATACCATATTCTTTCGCCAAATCTTCAACAGATAGAATGTTTCCTTTTCTATTTCCATTGGTTCTCAAAATACAATCGTTATAACTTATGTAATCAGTCAAAAATGTTAATAACGCAATTTCTTGAGGGGTTAATAACATACGGAATAATTTTCCATTACCTCTAAAATCTCTTACAAAAGTATTTTCTGTTCCAAAGAAAGAATCATTTGGTTCTTTTGAATCATCTTCATAAAATTCATAAACTTTAATTACTCGTTCTAATAATTTTTCATCACTTTCAAGAGGTAATTCACCAGTTATGTTATTTAGTAATTCCCATTCAGTTCCATTAAGAGTAAAAGTTTTTTTGTTTAGTGTTTTCATTGTAGTATTTCTCCTTTGCTTGAGTTTAGTATATTTATAGTATCTATATCTCCGACACCGCTTTGCATCAAGCAAAGTGGAGTCGAAACCGTAGTTTCAGCGAAACTGCGGTTTACATGTTTCAATTACATTTTCAAATATTTTATTGTCTCGTATAGAGCGACTATTTGGGTTTAGGGGGTGGAATAACAGTTGTTCTACATTTATGAAGGAAACCTTTAAATATAATCGCAGAGTGAAATAATCACTCTATACGAAACAACAAAATTGTATAATAAAAGAGCCACCCACATCATCGTGAATGACTCTTTTACAACATCGAATAAATCCATGCTTTCTTATTTGACTCAGCAACATCACCAATAATTTTTGCGATTAAATAACTATTTGCAACTGAGAATATATCTCCATCAGTCATCAAACTTGCGGTAGGAAAATCTACATATAATGTCACATCTTCATCTGTAATAATATTTCCATTTTCATCTAGTTTAATATTTGATCCATTTCCACCAGAATAGGAAAGAAGTCTACTGGCAATAATGTAAGATAATACGTCCATTATTCTGTGCCTGTATCTTTCCAACCAAATGAAAACAGCATATAGATTTTCACTGCACCTGATTCATTTCCTACAATAGCTTGACTTCCCATTGGAGCAGGAGATTCAAGACCAGGAATATTTGCTAAATCACTTGTTGCACCATGTTCCATAGTAGGAAGTTTTGCAATTTCTTCAATAGTATCTACACAAAATGTTTTGATTGCTGAGTTTGGATCGTTACCAACTTTTAATAAATTAGCTGCCACTGTGACACCTCCATTTTTTCGTATACAAAAAGAAGCCACCAATAAGGCGACTTCTCATAAATTTCAATATTAAGTTTCTATTTCCATTATCGTATTTCATTCTACAATATTTAGTGAGTGTAATTACCTCACTATACAGGTATGGAATTACCTGAATATAAATTAAATTTATATTATTTCAGCATAACATCGAATAAATCCATGCTTTCTTATTTGATTCAGCAATATTATATGCTATAATCCTTTGCAAAGATTCTTCCAGTAGTTGAATCTTCCTTGAACAGACTGAACAGAAGATGTGCCACTTGTACAATACTGAACATAGTCCATATTATCACCATAGCTATCTACAAATGCCTGCACAATATTTACAAATTCATCAAAGTCCTTTTCATTCTTCACACATGTATATGCAGCATATAACATCATCGGAAGAGAAGTTGACTTGAGATTAAGTTTTTCTTCAAATTTTTCATCCAAGAATGCCAGAGCAGATTTCAATATGATAATATCTTTTTCATCAACATGCTCATTGTACCATCCTACAAATACATCAATATCTTTTGCTCTAAATGATGTAAAATCATTATCATCTGTAGTATTAATCAGCATAAGTGTCTGGCGCACAATATCATTCGCAACATCTTTCTTCAACTGTGTTGGCGATAACACTTTTGCAAAGAATGGATGATTTGCAACATCAAAGATAATTGCACTAACTTCATCACTCTCTAATGATTTTCTTTTCTGAGTATTGGATAATGGTTTTCCACCATTCTGTCTACGGAACATTTCACGAATATCTTCATCTGTACAATCAGAAAAGATATATTGTATCATTTCATAGTCATTGATTTTATCCTGGACAACTTCATCCAATTGTGAGAATTTCTTACCTGCAATGTTATATACAGTGCCTTCGATTGCTACTGGTTTCAGCTTTTGACTTAATTTGAATCCATCAGCTAAAAAATCTCTGATAGTTGTGCTGCGCTGAACTCCGTCAAATACATATCTGATTTTATCTTCTTTCTCTTCTGAACGAATAGGATCAACAGGATAATTGCGAAGCATTGAGTCGATTAATAAGCTCTGCTCATAATTTTTCCATTGTCCTTCTTTTCGCTGTAGTTTATGAAACATATTGTATTTCCCATTTTTCATATCTCGTGTAAATGATTTGACAGTTTGTGTCTTTCTGTTGAACTCCATATACAACACCTCCAATTTTTGATATTTTTACATTATCACAATTGGAAAATATTGTAAAGGCTTACTTTAAGATAGGGCAGTAGTAAGCTGCCCTTTCAGGAGAAGAGATCATATGAAAAAATTATGTCTCTTTGAAGAGTAAATATGAAACAAGAAAAATATATAGAAAGATAGGTATTTGCCCGAAGCGGTTTGACAGTCCGATGTCGTGCGCTTGTTTCCATATAGGTGTGTTTGGTCTACACTACGGGCTTTATGAATCATGAAAATCCAAACATATCGTTAATTGTATCCATGTCATGATTTTTCGCATAAGAAGAAGTGGTAGAAATATCGCTATGATGACATAATACCTTTACTTCATCAAGCGTATATTTTCTATTTGTTCCATCTGAATTTTTGAGTCTATCATCTTCACCTTGTAATAAACATTCTACTCTACTATGTCTCATGGTGTGAGTAAATATATTACATTCTTCACCTCTAACATCAGATAGAATTTTTGATATTGAAACAATACGATTATATAAAACATCTGGATCAGTTATGGCTTCCTTATTCTCACCAGTACCCTTTATCCATAATGAATCAATATCGTCATCACCACGCCATTCTAAATATTTACCAATAAGTTCCTTTGTATCATCTAAATATACTAATGGGAACTTTTTACCTCTTTTACCTATTACAATATTTGTCTTGTTTCCTTCAAGTAGTCCATATTTTTGAACTTGGAACAATTCATTTTTTCGTCCAGCAGAATCAAATCCTAAACTCCAAAGAACTGCTAATTGCCATTTTTCTTTTTCAACTAAAATATTACGTACTTTAATAAATTCATCATAAGTAAAGAAAAAGTCATCATCGTCATCCTTAACTCTTGTTTTTGGAATACCTCTTACTTTCTTTGCAAAATTAATTTCATAATCGTAATCATCATCTTCTTCACAAAATGTCAACATACTATTTACTGAACTTTTTAATCTATTAGTCCTAGCCGCAGACATATTACATTCTTCTGTAAAATATAAACTTAGACCACGAAAATCCTTTTTCTTTAACTCTAAAATACATCTGTTGTCCAATTCTTTCAGTATATAGATCATGATAATGCGCAAGTCATTATGATAACCTGCAATTGTCCCCTTACTCATTTTTCTTTGTTTATATTCTGCAAGGAAGTCATCAAGAATCCGTTTATTAGATTTATTTACTTGCTCCCATAATTCATCTGTATAAAAACTATTATAAATTCGTCCTCTTTTAGACAATCTCAATCACTTCCTTTCTAATTTTTTACATAATAAAAGAAGTCACTATTTATTAAGCAACTTCTTTCTTTTTAGGTTTTGTATCTCTAAGAAATGGCTTTGAATAATCTAATTCACCAACTTCTCTGATTTTAACCCAATCTATATTGTTTTGATTAAAATTCTCAATTTCTTTCTTTAATTCAAGAGAACTATCATTTAATATTTGTTCAAAATTACTTTTTGTTAAATCACATGGAAAGAGTATAAAATAAATTAGATTATGCGATTTTAACATTTCTTCTTTTGTTTGTAATTTTAAACGATAATTTTCTTTTGATTTTTTATTTATTTGTTTATTGTCATAAAACCATGTTTTATATTCTGCTAATATTCCTGCAATTTCAATATAAATGATTTTATTATTGATTTCTATAACATAGTCACAATTCATATTACCAGTATATTCTGAAATAAATGTTGAATATTTAACATCTCTTTTATAGTCTTTGTTATATACAAGACCGTTGTCTCGTAAATGTTTTGAAAACATATACTCAAACTGACTTGTTATATGTTCACCATCATCAAAATCAAATGTAATACCAACACCTTGTTTTCCAAGAGTAATATCATATCTTAATAATAAATCTTGTAACTTTACTCCATAGAATTTCTTGCATGATTTATGTAATGAAGTAATATTTACCCATTCTGGATGCTCATTTATTTCTCTAGTGGTAATAAAATTTCGATTTTCAGATTTTACAAAATTACATATATCTAAAATCATATTGTCTAATTCTTCTTTTGAAGATATTTGACGATCAATCATAGATTCAATGTTAATTTCTAATCCTAGATCTTTCTTCATTTTATTTAAACTACCCCAATATTTATTAATTTGCCCTACAGTTACTTTTCCATATCCACTACCTCTAAAGTCATCATACATAAGTGGTCTGTCATAACATTTTGACATATTTAAAATAATATCCTTACATTCTTCTTTTGTCATAACTCGAGTATATAATCCCATCCATCTTTTCAAGTCATCATTACTTTTGACAGTTTTATCAGGGCAGTGATTAATGAACCAACGAATATTTGGTAAGCCTGTATTTTTATATTCTTGTGTTCTTGATAATGAATATAAATCTATACTATCGTGATTAATTATATATTTTTTGAATTTTTCAATATATTGCTCATAATATTTTTCGTTTGCGATAGATTTCGTACAATCAATTTTAGATAATTCGTCTTGCAAAGTCGTATTATTTTGCTTACAAAGACTTATTATTTTACTATAAGAACAATTAAAACCATTTTCAGTTGTGTATTCGTTATATTTAGGGAATCTATCATTATTAGAATAAAAAGATTTAATAGAATTAATTACTGATTCAAAAGATATACCATTTTTAAAATCTTTATGTTTTGTATCATGATCACATATATACAATCCATGATTACGTTGTATATTTTGATTATATTTATGATATTGAAGTTTTCTCTTTTTATGGCAACAATCACATTCTACATCTATATATTGATTTGATGAAGGAAGCAAATCAGAAGTTTTAATCTTAATTGTTGTTCCTCTAGGAACTCGTAATCTTCCATCTTTATCTTTGCTTCGTGGTATTTTGTAACCTAAAGATTCATAATAAGAAGTTGTAGAATTATCTAATCTAACTTCTGTGTATTCATTTACAATTGCCATTTTTAATTCCTCCTTCTAAAGTATTTTTTATATACAATAAAAGGAGAGAGGGTGGTAATTATCCACCAGGCTCTCCGACATTAACGTAATAGGAACATACCCTATATTTGAGTTCCGTTAATGACATTAAATCCCAACATCAGCTATGACACTAACATTGAGCAATTTGGGTTTGCCACCCAATAATTAATTCTTCATTGAACAAAAACAATCCAATGGATATAAAAAGAGTGCGTAAGCTATGACACCTACACACTCTAAAAGGAGATCTATGTCTATTATAAAGATAGATTACACTTTGAAAATACGACAAAGCATATGTAAAGTTTCAATATCTTCTTTAGGAAGAGTCACATTTACATATTCTTCATCATCCATATCACAATCTACGCAATCATGATGACAACAGCAATCGTAACAATTTCCTAATTCTAAGTCATCTGCAAAATCATCATATTCATCGTAAACATTTTCTTTTAACTCAACAAAGTAAGTCTTATCAGTTTCTACTTTTGGTAAAAGTGCGCTACTACATTCGTCAAGAATATAAGTTGCATCTGCTTCATTCAGAAGATAACCGTCTTTTCGTTTAGCAGGTTCAACCCAGATTTCAGGCGTATCATGATTACTAATTCTTGCGCATAACGTAATTAAAAATTCATCTTCATATCCGTCAGTCTCAGGATCATGAAAATTTATATTAGAAAGCTCATAATCATAGTCAGTAAGAAGATTAATGATTTTTCTTGCATTGTCATATTTTGCAAAGATTGAAATATCTACAGATTCATCTTGTTTAGATGCATAATATCGTCTATTAAATTCAGAATCCATAAATTCACAGAATTCATAAATATCTTCAAAACAAATAGTTGGAATTTTATTCATATAATTAACCCTCTTATTACGCATTAATAAGTTCTTTAAGTGCCTTTGCTGGTTTAAATTTAGGGACTTTACATGCTGGAACCATAATTGCAGTCCCAGTCTGTGGATTCCTAGCCTGTCTTTCAGCTCTTTCAGCAACTTCAAATGTTCCAAATCCAACAATAGAAAGTTTCTCACCTGCTACTAAAGCATTGGTGATTACTTTAACCACAGCATTAATAGCTTCCTCAGCATCTTTCTTTTTCCATTCTGTTTCTTTTGCAACTGCATCTACAAATTCAATTTTTGTCATTTATAAAAACCTCTTTCTTCTATATATTTATACTAAAATAGGAGAGTAGCGGTGTACTCTCCTTGTCAATTAATCCAATTATAAATTGGTCTATACTAGAAAATAATCTAGTTCAATACTAATTTAAAATTACTTTGTATGTTTCATCATGTCCGTAAATTTCGTGTATACCATATATATTCACAGCAGCCTTGCTACCTTTCATTAGTGAATCAGAATATGGATCACTTCCTATGAATGATGGATTAATTAGCACTTCACAATCTGCACAACATCCTTCACCAACAGTTATTTGTTTTCCTGCGTGAAAATGTCCTAAAATTAAAATATCTACAAATTCTCTACGCATCATAGAAATATCTTTAATTGCTGATTCAATGTTTTTAATCTGGTGTCCATGCATGGCAACAATATTATACCCATTGATACTAAATGCTACATATTGTTTTCCTTCTTCTGCAAGATGAACAATAATACGATTGTTATTGGCACATAAATCTTTAATATAATTTCCAATCAGATATTCCATATCTTCATCCATTAACTCATTTGCTTTCGCACCTAATGCACGTATCTGTGTATGATTAGCTGATGGGGTATGATAATATTCAATCTGTACATAAGCGGATAATGTATTTAACATTTGTGCAATCAATCTACAAATTTCCACACATGATTTTACGACTGTACTATCGTTGATTTTTAGATCAGTTAAATGAATAAGTCCTTGCAATACATCACCTGTACATAAAACATGTAATTTATGTAGCTTGTGTGATTTGATAAAATCAATCATATAAGATGTAAGATAGAATAACCTTTCTCTTGTGATTTCTGGTGAATAAATATTATTTTCGCTTACGAATGAAGCACCGTAATGCAAGTCACTGAGATTTAGAATATATTCACGAGAATTATTGTCTTCATAACTTACAATATCTTCAAATTCTGGTAATGGTAATGTATTAATAACATTTCCAACATACTGATAGTACAACTCTTGTCGAGATTCACTTCTATCTAAACGATTTCTTTCAATATTAAGAGTTTGAAGTTTAATCTGTTCTTGACGGTATTCTTTAATTTTCTTATCCAATTCATCTAACTGTTTACTTGAATCTGAAAATTTCTTTCTATTTGCATCTAACATTTTATTAAATGATTGAAATTTTTTACGGTATGTAGATTCACCATAATCTTGATTTAATAATGTATTTAAAATTAAAGCAACATCATTCCAAGATCCAATAGAATCCTTATCGGCACATACTCTATAAATTAATTCTTCTGGTGTTTCTCCGTCTAATCTTTTATATGACTTTATATCATCCACCACCCAACTTATTATTCTTCTGGAAGTTCTACACTAATATTGAAGTCAATTGTTTCTATTCCTTCTGGTAAGGCATCAATGACTTCTTGAGTAATGTTTTCACCTGTATCTGTATCAATAAGATTTAGGTCATGTAATGAAATATTTTTAAGCTGAATATTCTTCTTACGTGGGGTGGTTTTACTTTTAATTTCGTTAATCTTGATCATGTTTTCTTCTCCTTGAATCTATATATTTGCATAAAAATAGAATAGTAGTGATAACCACTCTTCCTAGATAATTTCGTCTAAACTTTTAATAATTCTATCTGCAAGTCCATATTTTACTTGTTCTTCTGAACTAAAATACCAATCTTTTGCTTTATTTCTCTTAAAAACTTTAGCGTCAATAGTTGATCTTTCTAAGATGAACTCTGCCATATCATCAATCTGTTGTTTATAAATCTTTTGTGCCGTCTCATTTTGCTCAAATGTGCCGCCTCCACCAGATGTACTTCCAGAATGAATCATAGCTTTTGAATATTTTAGAGTATATTTTTCGTGTCCTGCAAGTAAAAGTAATGCACCGCCAGAATAAGCAGTACCAATATTTACTGTAATCACTTTTGTTTTTGACATTACCATTGTTTGAGCCAATGAAAATGTTTCTACAAGTAATCCACCAGGAGTATCTAAAAGAATAATAATTGGTTTTCTTTCAGAAACAGGAATATCTTTATCAATAATATTATAATAAATGATTGCTTTTTGAACTTCTAATACTGATTCATCAATTTCATAATCAATATAAAAAATTCTATTTTCAGCTAATCTATAATAATTTACCAGTTCTGGTGATGGTAATGACATATTTTCTAAATTTTGAGGTAAAGCAATATCTAAAACTTCTATAATAATAACCCTCTTTCTATTTTATATTTACGCACTATAATTTGAATATTTTTCTAATTCATTATTTGTCGCATAATGTGCTGATAAAAATTTTCTATCATTATGATTTCTTGGTAACACATTTCCACCTATCCATCTTCCAACTACGGAATGACTTTTATTTATTGAATTTGCAAAAGATGATATACTGTCATATATTTTATTATCGTAAAAAATTTTTTTTGAACATACCATTGATATATTTTTTGCAGATTTTAATCCTCTTCTGTATTTTCCTAATTCTGAGCTATAATTACAAATTCCGATTTCTGATCCTTTAATTAAATATTTATGTATAGTGTCCCCATTGATATGAAGCATTTTACCAATATCATATGTTGTCAATCGTTCATTTTGTTCCCAAAGTATACATGATTCAAGCAATATTGAATTTAATGAATTATATTCAATTTTATTCCAATCAATATCTTTATAATTAAATTCTAATATTTCGTCTAAATTAGAATTAATAATAGAATCAATAATCCATTGTTTATTAGATTCTCTACAATCTAATTGAATATATTGTTTAATTCCATTATTTAATGCAGATTCTTTTTTTATTAAATCAATTCTTTCTTGTTCAATAAAATTTGACGAAAATGCATCTTCATAGTGTTGTCTCCCATGCGTTTCAATTATTATATTTTTAGATGGAATATAAAAATCATATCTATAATTTTCGCACCAATTGAAATCTTTCTTACTTAACTGAAAAATATAGTCTATATTTAATTCATCTAATAAATTTCTAATAAATTTTTCAGGATATGAAATACCATCCCCACAATAAGCACAACCAAATCCTTTTCGATATAATGTATTTGGAGTAAGTTTTTTCTTATCTTTTCCACAATAAGGACATATCATATTTATTTTTTTATTACTACTATATGTATATTTTGTCGCGTCTTCTGGATTTTCAAAATATTTTACCATCCAAGGAGCAGTAGTAGCTATATCATTTATTCCTGGAACAACTTTCTTTCCAGTACATACAATACATCCATATTTTTTTAAATTTCCTTCTCTTTTTGGTGTGTCATATTCGTATCCACATTTTGTGCATTTTACATAATACGCTTTACTTTTCCATCCATGAGTATCCAAAGCATATGTCTGATTGATTATTTCCAATCCATTTACAACATCTCCAACATTATATAAATATGGTACTAGAGGTACGTATTCTTTTGCCATAATCATCACCTTGTCCTTTCATTGTATTATTAGTGAATATAAAAAGACTGCCGATTACTCAGCAGTCAAATTTTTTAAATCTTGTATAAACTTTTCCGTTTCTTCAAAGAAGAAAACTGTTGCATTTCTTAATTTATGATTTTTCTGCAAATCAACTATTGGATTTCCACAATGTAATAATTGCTTTGCAAGAAAACTATTGAAAATAGGTTTTGTTTTAATAATAGACACCTCGATTTTCATAATATTTTTATAATGAAATTTTTGTTCCGCTATTAACGGCAACAACTTTTGTAGATTTTAAGCAATCTGCAATTGCATTTTCTAAGTCATGTTTAAATTCTATTTTATTTGAATCACTATGAACTAAATAAATCTTCTCGCAATTAATAGATTTGTAATAATTTAGCATCTCATTTCTTTGCATATGACTTGAGAACGATTTCAAATCGTAAATTTGTGCTTTGTTTTTATAAGGTTTACCATTAATATTAATTGTTTTATGGTCTTTCCCATATTTTATCTTCCAAGCTAACGTATTTTCGCCTGAGTAACCCATAAATAATATACAGTCATTTTCATTTGGTAAAATACTTTGTGTCCATTTTACAGACCGTCCTGCTGTTAACATTCCAGAACTACTTAAAATAATTTTTGCGCCTTTATCTGCAATAGCAGCTTTACTGGATTCTGGTTGAATAACTCTTTTAATATTATTCCATGACATTATTTCATCAAATAATTCTTTTTTCTCTCCATCTAAAATAGAAGAATAACAATCTAAAAGTCTATTGGCTAACGGACTGTCAATTAGAATTGGTATTTTAAAATTTTCATCTTTGCCAAATAATGAGTATAAAATCCACAAGATATATGGTGTTCTATCAAGAGAAAATGATGGAATTAAAACACGACTATTATTATCAATACAATATTGTTCAACAACTGATTTTATTTTTGTGACATCTTTTTTATATGTTTCTTTTGTACATTGTCTTTCTTTACTTGCATATGTACATTCCATAATTGCAATATTTGCCGATGTAACAGGTTTAAAATTTTCAACAAAAACTCTTGTGTCTTGTGTAGAAATATTTCCTAAGTCACTAGAAAATAATATTTTTCTTGTACGAGAACCACCATTTATATACACTTCACATTGTTTTGATAACAATATATGACCTGCATCTGTATATCGAATGGCTAATTCATCAGATAAAGAAACTATTTTATCAGAATCAATTTCTTCAATATACTCAAGGGTTTTATATACCACATCTTCTGTATAAAATGGTTCATAATTTCTATCATTTTTCAAATTTATGACTTCAACATCACGACAATTTATAAAACTACTATCAAGCCACATTTCTTTTAAAATAGAAATAGATCCTTTTGGAACAATAATTTTCGCATTACATTTCCCACGAGCATATAATGTCGGAATCATCCCTATATGATCTTGATGAACATGTCCGATAATAATATATTGTAATTCTTGTGGACGTATTTTTTGAATATATTTCATATTAGCTTTATAATTTTCTAATACAGTGTGTTCACCTTGAATCATCCCACATTCAAAAAGATAACAATTATTAGAAGTTTTTATTCTAGTACAGCTACCAGTAACTCCTTCCGCATTGCCACCTATAATTTCAATGTTTACTTCATGCTTTTTCTTTCCGATGGTAACTTACCACCTTTCCTATATATTTTGTCTTTCTTTTCTGTCATTTATATTCCACAACATTTAATCCATTATGGTAATCATCTAATGCCTTATTAATAGCATTACATTCTCTATAGTAGTATTTATTCTTACCACTATATGTCTTAAAAATGTCTTTATGGAACTTAAAACCTTTCTTCATAAGGAATTCCATTTCTTTTTTACTAATTGCTTTTATAACAATTCACGTCCTTTTCATTTATTTCTCCAAGTAGGAGAGTAACGTACAGGGTAGGATTTGAACCCACGGATGGTTTTATCCATCAAATGCTTTCAAGGCATCCGCATTAAACCTGACTCTGCCACCTGTACTAATTTTATCCAACCGCCATGAGTAGTAGCGGTGATGTATTTTTATGATATATCAAACATACTATTAATACGTATTTTATTAGTCGAATAACGTAATAATCGACACTCATTGTTGGATTTTTATAATCAAATATTGAATAATCGCATCATAAGTTGTATAATTGTAAGAAAAATACATTGGAGGTATACAAATGAGAGATACAACTTTAGATCTTAATCAAATTAAAGAATTAGCTGATTATGTAGCTAAAAGAAGTGCTTCTGTTAGTTCTCAACCGCTTCAAGTAAAAACATTCATTAAAAAGTATATGGAAGCATATACAGAAGCATTCAACGAAATTTCTGAACTTAATGATCAAAGAAGAAAAGAACAATCTGAAAATTTATAAATTAATTTTATTATTCTCATTAATTTCTTGAATAATTCTATCAAAAAGATGTTTTGTTGTAGCTAAAGTGAATTCTTCATGTGAGAGAATTGTCAAAATTTTATCTTTGATTTTATTTTCATTATCATGCATATAAGGTATTTCATCTTTTTCTACATACATAATTTACCTACTTTCTAACTCATTTAAGGGGACATCTCACAACGTCCCCTATCGCCAGTATTTTAAGAGAGTTTGATTATTCCTGGCTTAATTGATATATTAGGCTTTGAACCTAAATCTACCAAATCCATACGGAAACAATCGCTCTAACCAATTGAGCTATATATCATTATTATTATAAATGCTGAGATTACACATTTATACAGAAGTTCTTTTAGAACATTATGAGTTCTTTCCGTATCCACTATATACCTTACGCATATATAGTAAACTTCCACAACCGCCTTTTTGAAAGAGTGGCATTTCTCTTTTACTACATGACTACTCTGATTTTATTATTCCATTAACACCGCCGTGCTATAAATCTCCGCTAAGAGAACTGTGCAAACTCGATCAAACATCTCAAAGTCTTGCGAGACTTATTAATGTCCATATTATACTCTTATAAGTACTATGGAATTAGGTTGTTTTCACCATGTAGAGGTGTAGACTTTCGCTTTGTATGTAATATCTAAGTATATAAATATTCTTTTACCTTTTAAACGTAAACGGCATTCCACCATTCCCGATAATATTATTCTACTTTACAACAAGTTTAAGTCCAAGTTACAGAAGATGTGCTACACCAGACGCTTTCATTCCTTTTGAGAACAAAAATACATCACACCTTCATGTCTTTCAGTTATAATCCCTACTAAATGTTCATATAAGTAATATACTCATATAAATGGATAATGCACTCGATTAATAATTTCTCGCACTATTTATCCTCCTGATTCACCATTATATGCATATAAGTTTGCATGAGCTATCTGATTTGCGGTCAAAAAGTAATTCTCAGCGGTCGCCCCTAAATCACTTTATCGCTCCTTATAATACATACTATTTCCGCATAGACTCAATTGCGAAACGCAACCTTTTGAGTTACTGGTATGTCAGTTTTGCTTGAATTGACTATATTTCTATAGCGATAGGGTGTAAATCTATCTTTATATACCTCACGATATACTATCTGTGTCAAGCCACATAATCGTAACAATAACATTGTAAAATTTATGATGCGTCATAAAACGCATCAAATAGCGGATATTGGATTTGCACCAATGTTCTCTTGGTTATGAGCCAAGCGAGTTAACTACTTCTCTAATCCGCATTGTTATATTTTTAATCAACGGAAGCACTGTAGCGAAAAGGGAAGAATCAGTGCAACCGCCGATTATATACCAATTAATGAGTTTTATATGTTTCTCTTATTTTTCTTTTATAATCATGTGTAAAATATACAGATAATTTTAAAACATGGTTAGATGGTATATTTACATTTTTTAAATTAGAATTATATTTTTCTGATGGTACACACTTAGAAGTTACTTTTAGTCCAGGAAATATTTTTATTTCTGCATTATCCGTATCACTAATTTTATCCTTTACCACATCACTTAATGTATCTAATATTTTAAATACATCATGTGCAGAACAACCCAATCTTTTTTCGATTTCATGTGAAATTTCCTTTTGAGAAATATATGTATAATTTTCTTGTATGTTAAATTCCTCCTCTGTTTCAGATTAAGATAAGTTACACAAGATAGAGTAGGGTAGTAATCGTTAAAATAATAATTTGAAAACTACCCTCTCCATAGTAACTTAAATTTCGTCCTAAATTTAGGACGAAATCACCCACTTATTTGCGAATTTACCCGTTTTTTTGTAATTTTAAAGCCAATATTGAACATTTTTAAATCATTTCCGTCTATTTCTAATTGTTTTATTTCGGAAGATGATTGAATAATTGCTTTATTGAAACTTTCATTTCCACACAAAAATAATATTTCTAATAATAAATTTTTTATTTGTGCATTTTCTTTATCTTCAATTGAAGATAACAATCTATACATTGTAGAAAATCCAATTGTTTCAGATTCAATATCTGAAATTAAATCTTTCTTTAACTTTAAATCTTTTTCGTTTTTATCTTCTTTGGAATCGGAATCGGATGAATATATTAATTTCCTATCATTTATATACTTTTTTAATAATGTACAAATTTTATTTATTTGAGTATTATTCACATGGGAACTATAATATTTTTTGTTATCCAATAAAGATACAAATGTCAACCAATCTTTTTTATATGGATTTTTGATCCTAAATCCATTTACTATTGTTTGTAAATAATCCATAGTCGTATGATACTTACAATAATATTTTTTCTCTGGATTATAAAATCCTTTTTGTTTTGATATATGAGAGAAGAAATGTGGTACTTTCTTCTTTTTAATATCATTTCCTTCTTCGTCTTTTTCGACATGTTCAAGAATGTGTGCGTATTTTTTCCTTAATTTATCAAGTTCTTTAACATTATTAACATCAAATTCTTTTTTTGCCTTATCAATTTCAATACCAGACATTACATCCAATTGACAAATATCATAATATAGTTCTTTAATATCATCATAAGTTTCTCCGTGATACATTCTATCCCATAATAAAGAGTTTAATTCTTGTGACAGATTAATAATTTCTCCAATCTTATTTACCGATGTTTTAATATCAAGATCCGCTTGTTGTTCAGGAGTATAATATCTTTTAACTTTTCGAGCTGATACAAAAGAAGTAGGAGTCTTAAACAAATGATAATTTCTTTTTGCTGCACGAATCAATATTTCATTATCTGTTAATAATACGGTATCACTATCAAAATCTGCGCCTGATAATCTTTGCAAAACGTTTTCTCCGATTGAATTAAGACATATAATTTCTGGTGTGAGATTAAAATAGCAATCTATCAGTTTATTCTCTGTATTATATGGAAGCCAAATATTACCAATTGTTACATGAGGACTACGACTTGCCAATAATGTTTTGTTATAATCAAATCGTATACTATGTATATTACCAATTCCAATTTGACTTTTACCATCGAATTTACCAATTGATTGTTGTAACATTTCAATTGGATTTCCTAGCAAAGTAGAATAGTTTCCATTTACATAAACATGTCCATTTTTTAGATTCTTATAATATGACCTGAGTAAATCAATTAAAAAATCTTTATAATATTTAGTCTTTGTGAAGTTATCATTAATACTCATCAAATTATATACAACATCGTTTTTACTGTTCATAGGTTGTGATAATGGATCTAACTCATCAATATCAGGATACTTAATATAATATCGTACAACCTCTGGATTGTTGCGCAATAATTGTGCAAAGTCTAAAGCTTCTGATAAAAATTCATTAACTTCATCTTTTGACATTTGTAATGTATTCAAAAGCTGGTAATGAGTTTGAACAAGTCTACCTTCAAAAAAGTGAGTCTTCTTGTCATGTTTTACAACTCCAAAATTAGGATATAAATTATCCAGCCATTCATCCCATGTACTAAATTTTAAATATTTAATACTATTTGGTGTAGTGATTAATTTCACATCTTCAATTTTAGTAGCTCTTGTTTTCCCATTTAATTGTGATATATCTGTAATATTATTATCCTTAAACCATTGTTGAATATTACAATTAAAACAACATGACTTAAACATTAAGTTTCTGAGAAGCACCATTCCATATTCTGAATAATCTCCAAACAAAGATATATCCATTAATGATTGTCCATCCCATATTGTATTTGTAATAGTACAATTCTTTTCAGTTGTTTTTAACCAGTTGTTTTCATCGTGAGTTTCAATTACATCTTCATTGAATACGCTATCATAATCATCAATTAATAAAATATTCTCTGGTTTAATTGGTAGAGTATCAATAATGCTACTTGATGGAAGAGCAATGTATCCCTCGTATGCAGCAAGATCTATTTCATCACCAGGATTCAAACGAATTGCACCAGAACTAAAATTTAGTAATGGCTTAAATAATGATTTATTAATAAAAAGGCATTTTCCAACTCTAGCTGATCCAGTAGACCGTTTCATTCTACAATATTTAGATCCATTACAAGTAAAACCATTTTTATATAATTCATTTCTTAACTGAGCATTTGTTTTTAAAGTCTTAGGTTCACCTTTTTTCTGATATTGTAACTGAACTTCTTTTACAATTGATTTATCTTTCTTATCTTTGATTTCAACTTTTTTCACGACAAACGGAGATGGAATTTCTAATTTATTTTTTACTTTTGAATTTATTTGAATACCAACAATTTCCCCTGTCTTATTTTTGGCAATGCAATCATCAAACGTCAAATCTCTATAATTATAACCAAACTTTACAAATGTATTCTTGTTCATCTGATTCCATTCTTTTACAGAGTATTTGAATGTAAGATTAATAACGTTTGTAGTATACTTGTGTTTTTTTACAGTAAATAAAAAATCATTCTTGCGATATTTTTTATGATAAATATCTAGTAACTCAATTAAGTCCAAACTGTAATCAAGAGTATTAACAAATTTTCTTAAATTATAATTACCATCTTTAAGTTTTAAATCGTAGTCGTGATTTTCGTAATCATAATAATGTGCGGAAAGATAAATATCTTTTGCGTCCACACTTGGGATATATACACCTGTTGTTAAATCAATCATTTATCTTTCCTCCATAATTCCAATTTCATAATTTAGCCATTCAGCTAAATCTTTCTTTCCGTCAATACATTCCCAATGAGCATAATCGCCATCATCGTTCCTTATATATTCTTCACCGTTATAAATTCCATTACCGCAAATAGAGCAGTAGTGGGTTGCGTTCTCAGGAATATAGTTAGGACACGTTGATGGACAATAGCTCATGTGGCAACCTGCGCACACCATTAAGCAACACATCCTTTCTCTAACTTTTCATATGAATAACCATCATTTGTTGTATAATATATTTCTCTAATTCCAAGATCTTTTATCGCTTGCATACAGCTTGCACAAGGTCTAGCCATTCCACACACAATATCTTTTCTAGTGCGATATATGTACAACTTGACTTTTGAAAAATTAATATTCAAATGTTTCAGTTGATTTATACAATTTATTTCTGCGTGGAGTTTTGGTAGAAGTGATTCAGAATTATCAAAATCGTTGTCATCTATTCTATATCGGTTATAATACTTCTGGGTTGGGTGGGTTTTATTTGTATTACAACCAATTCCGATAATGCGATTCTGATAAACAGCGATACATCCAATATGTACCTTTGGAAAATCAGACACCTGTGCAATCTGCTTGGCTTTTGAGAAATATTTGTAATCAATTTTTCTCATCATATTTTCCTTATTTAATTATTCTCAATATATATTGATAAATTTTGGGTAAATTTCGATTTTAAGTTGTAGGTAGAACAACTTAACCATAGATACCGTAGAATTGAAATTTGACTATCATTTCTTTATAATTTTACGATAAACTGGACATAAGAGAGTAGAGGTATATACTATTTCTTTTTAGACTCACGATATTTTTGCAAATTCTGTATCAATTTTTCCTTTTGTTCTTCTGTTAATACTTTTTTGGGTTTATTTGGATCAGGTATAGAACCAGGATTTATCTTAACCCATTTAAGAGGAAATTTCACACAAATACTACCATCTTTATTTTCTCTAAAGTATTTAATCTCATCTTTTCTTTCAGCATAGATTTTCTTTAAACGAGTGATATGTTTCCTGTTTGTAAAAGTTGCAACGGCATATCGTTCACCAGATAAAAACTCAATACAATTTTCATTATTGTTATCAAAATTTCTTTCAGTCATTGTTTTTCTCTCTTTCTTTACTAAGAATATTTTTATGACATTGTTCATCGAATCGCCAATCGGATGCAATTTTTTCTACAATTCTGGATTGTTTTTGATTATTTCCTCTTGACATAATGAAATCCGCATCGTTTAGCCAACCACTATATCCTCTATGTAATTCTTCTCTACTTGGCATAATATAATATTTGTTATAGCTGTATTCATGGTTTTTTCTGTTTTCTGTCTCTGTCATATTTAATGTTCTCCTTTGATTTAAAATTCATAATTGCATCACTCCTTTTTGTGATACTGGTTAATAGTTATATATGTATATTCTCTTTTTTTATTTATTCAATCATATGTATCATCAGCATCCTTTCTATCTCGATTTAATTTATTTCACATCTTTACCTGTTAATTCTCCAAATGAATCTACATTATATACTTCTAACATCTTTAAAATAGCCCATTCAATTTCTTGTTCATATCCTTCTTTATTAAGTACATAGATATTTGGAACATTTTGTGGTGGCTTTTTAGGATCTGGTTGTATACTACCTACTTCTCTTTTTATCAAAAGAGGTTTTTGATTTTCGCTAGAAGAAGTTAAACATTGAATACATTGATTTAATGTATCTTTTGAAATTGCCAATTCTTTTGCCATACTTTCCATGCTGCGAAAAAATGCTTCTGGTTTAGATTTAGGATTACTTATTGTTTCTTCATTATTTTTATTTTTTGGACGAATAAAAATATAAGAATTGATGTAAAGGAATGCCATTAATATATTCTCTTTGTTAATACTTGATTCACTCATCATTATGAAGTCAAGTTGCGAAGATGTAATTTTTGAAAATTTATCTGTTGCGTCAAAATTCTCTGGTATAATATCCATTTGAATACATTCATTATATCCAACACTATGAATATCAAAATCAGAAGTAATATTAATCATGTTACTTTCATGTAAAAACAATAAACATTTGATTATTTCAAAAAATATTTTAGGTTTGTGTTTTGTTTGCTTATATTTACATAAATTGAATATCTCTGAAATCACAATATATGATTGATCTTCATAACTTCTATGTTTATCAATTAAGATATATATAAGATAAAAAATTCTATGTAAATGATATTTCTTTTTAATGTCTACCTGAATAAAGCTATTTGGAACTCTGGTAAAATATTCTTTGTGTTTATTCTCAACATATGGATTGTTTATTGGAACAATATCATCAAAATCAAATTGAAACGCTATACCCAAATTAAAATTAGAATTATTATATCCTTTCAATACTGAATCATATTTTGATATATAAAACTTCTCTAAAGTTCTTGCTTCTTTGTAACTGATATTTTCTTTTATAATTTCATGTGAAAATCCATTATTCCATCCATATTTCTGAATATCTTTATAAAATTTTTTATTTTCTCTATATCCATTACCATTACTCCATCTTTCTTTTTCTGCTTGTTGAGTAATCCCAACATATTTTTTTCCATTAACTAAATTTGTATGTATATATACTTTGTAATTGTTTATAATATTCACCTTCCTTTTGACTTGGGCATATTATACGAGCGTTCAGTTTACGACACCTGGGTGCTGTATGATTTTCAATTTTAGAAATTAGACATCAACTGGATGTCCTAAACTGAACAGAAAGAAGATATACTACTTTTTAATAAGACAGACTAAATATATTTTATTTATTCATTACATTCATAAATAAAATATATTTTAAAAAACCACATCTTGCTTGTATTATTGTGTAATCTCAACATCATCTTCATATATTCCTTTTTGTATATTCTCTCTTTGCTGAATATAAGTTTTAATGCATTTTTCAATCTCTGGTTTATCAACCTCTCTTAACAGTGAGCCAATAATTGATAGTATTAGTAGATTCTCTGAATGGATTAAATCAGCATAATTGTAAATCTTATTTAATTTCTTTTCTAAATCGGTCATATGTATTATTTCTCTCTTCTTTCTTTTAGAATATCTTCACACACTTGAATAGCCACTATGAAATAGTCAGTGTTACATTTTGGATGTGTTTTGCATTTCTTGAAATACGTTTTCCATTCCATGATGGTATCAGTTGATTGGTTTGCTAAGTTTTTCAGTAATCTATTATATTTTGGACTGCGATTTTCAATTGTAATGGTCTTAGTGGACATTTATGTGTTTCTCCCTTCAAATTGATTTTTGGTGTATTTTTTATTTGTTCTCACAAAGGATAATTATTTTGTATCAAAAATTGTTGACACTACAAGTTTCTCTTTATGAAGTACTAAATCATATTTCTCCAAAAGAGTATCTACCAACTGCTCAAATAATACTCTTACGGTTTTATTATGCTCTATTGCGTCTAAGGTGTAACAAGTTTCTAATTTATTCTCATAGCAATAATCATCTACAATCTGGTTTAGCTCAATATCAGGATACATATTCTGAAATTCTCTATATAGATTCTTATAGAGATCTCTCAATTGAATCTCAAAATATTCTGCTAATGCTTGATATTTAGGAAACATTTTTGATTGCCAATATGTAAATCTCAGTTTCTTTGGTAATACTTTTGTAGTAGCGTTGTTTTCCAACTTTGATATTCTTTGATCTAGCGAATTAAAACAATCAATCATATTTTTATTCATATTTTGGAATCCTTGTGTTGTAGCTTCTGTAAGTTTGTAAAATAAATTTTGAATTTCTTTCTTATCTATAATTTCACCTCTTATGTATTTATCTACAATATCCCATACCCAGTCCATAAATTCATTTGCTTTTGATTTATTGCTATGTCTACAAATCTCCATTACACCCTTACGACTGTAAAGTATGGTTTCATATGTCTTTCCGTCAGTACTACTCAAATTGGATAGTACTGAAAATTTATCTAGTCTTGATTTGTGTCTTGAATGAATATTTGATATTGCAATATCAGGATGCTTATATCCTAATGCAATACCAATTTGTTTCCGAGTAAGTAAAATTTCATTATCATTATTTTTGTAAAAATTACATTCAATAGAGTTGTTGAATTTTTCTGTTGTTACTAATGTTAAATTATTCATGGTTAATCTCCTTTATTTATTTGTGAAATTTCTTATTTGTGTTGTTTCTATCAGCAATGAGTTTTAAGCAGCTCATTGTTTCTTGATTATTACTTCTCTGTTTAGTAGAGTTATTTTGTGTTGTATATAAGTTAAGTATCTTCTGTGAAATAATCGCCTTATATAAATTCTCCATATCAGATTTATAATTTTGTACTGTATATTCTGGTGGATATGGATTATATGAAAATTGACTCTTTTCTGAATCTAATATTAGTTTTATGAAATAACATAACTCTCTAATTGATTTATCATAACCTCTTGAGAGATAGTAGTATGATTGTGGTGTTATTCCTGGTATGTATATTCTCTTATCGAAAAGATATTTGTTTGTTATATCTGTGATTTTTGATAATGTTGCCGATGAAAGATTCCATTTGCATATTGTAAGTGGTTGAAATATATTTGAAGTAATTAATCTATATGCATCTTGATAATCCAAAATAATATCGAAAGATCCATCAAAATTATTATCATTATGTTGGTAGCAAAAATCATAATTGTAATAATGTTTAAAATAATTAATAAGGTAATAATGTTTAAAATAATTAATAAGATTGATAGGATATAATCTTGTACCATTAAAATATTTAGTCAAATATTCATTACTGTTAATTTTATTATTCATTTGTGTAATCTCCTTTTTATTTTGATAATTTTTGATAATTACTATTTCTCTTTTTACGGATTGAAATATTTAGTTTGCGTGTTTCTGGTTATAGATTCTCCATTTGAAATAAAGAGGATCTATTTTTAGTCGGTGAAAATTTTAAGATAGGTGGATATGAGAGTAATGATTTTTTGTAGATGTAAAAGTATCCCCCCACGTATCTTTTTATCTAATATTCTCTGTTTGAGATTCTGATTGAGATATTTGTTGTAGATTATATGATGTAGATTTAATTTAAAAATTGTAATGTACAGGTGTTAAATTGCTCAAGCGAGGGCAGTTGTGATGTTTATTCTAAGTTGTACATTAGGATAGTGAGTATAGAATTGATTTTAGAGTTGTAGATGATATGAGATTAATATGAAATTGAAATGATTGTATCTTGAAGTGTCACTTTGGCATTTCAAGTTTTTATGATGTATTTTTGAGTGAATTTTTGTGATTAGAATTGTGTAAAAGTTTGACACAATTTAGAGCGGTATTTCCTGATGATGTGAGATTGTGGACTTCGAGATAGGTACTTTGGGTGATAATTTTGATTGAGATGGGAGAGTGATGTGTACTTTTAATAGGAAGTGATTGCTGCATTTTAGGTAGATGCGGTAAGGGAATTTGGGTTATTGCAGGATGATAAAATTAAATTAAGTTTATGATCTTGAGATATATAATTAGGTATCCCTTCGAGAGGACTTCGTAAATTGTTAGATTTTGCAAGGGATATTGTGATTTGGAGTAGGTAAATTTGGGTAAAAATTGGTGATTTAGAATTGTCAGAAAATTTATTTTATGTTGATATGTAAGGGTGCGGTCGAACTCTGTCTCGAACTCATTTTAAATATTTTAGTGAATTGTGTGTAGATTTGGTGTAATTTATGAGGTGGTATGATGATGAGAAATTTTTCTACTGGTGGTGAGTGTGGGGTGATGGATTACCAGTTTTGATTTTTGGACAAGTAGTGTGAGTCGAACTCATCAGTGGATATGACAATATCATATTAAAATTACAAATGTAAACTATCCCCGTCCTACTGGTATACATTATAAAACAGAATCATAAAATCGGATTAAAATAGTGTAATATGCAATTCCCGAAAAGCCTTGCTATTGTTGAATAAAACTAACTTTTGCACTTTTGTGGGAAGTGTAAAAAAGTCAAGTTTTGTTATTATTTGACATTTTTGTGGACTGGTAAAAACATGGGGCGGTATATCAGACAAAAATTTTTGTGATGAAACTAAAATTTTATTGGATATTCTGGACGCAGATCAGGGACGGGATAATTTAATCGTATAGGCAATTATAAATATTATTATAGTATAATCGAAAAAAGGAAAAGTGAGAAAATAAGAGAAAACAAGAGAAAATGAGCGAAAACACGTAAATAAATGACTATTGGTCAATTCTGTTCGTTATGTTGGATTTCCAACAAAAAATTCGATTACAAGATTATAACACAAAATAATAACACAAAATCATATCACCACTTACACCACAAAAACGTAACAAATAAGACTAATGCACTCCACTTTATCATCAAAAACAGCGGTAAAAATGGGATGGCACACCACTACACTATAATACACAAATGTAACACAAAAATTGTAACACACTTACATAACACAAATCTGGACGAAATAAAACAATCTGGACGCACAACAGCAGACAAGATTACATCCCAAACTCACTACAAAATCATATTAACATAACATACTATCACATCAAATACTCACGCTTAATTCACACCATAAACATACAATAATATACATCATAATATACATTATACATCACATAATACATCACATATAACTCACAATATACATCTATCTATATCCAACTATACATCTACAATATACCACATAATATTACTATTATAATACCTCTGATATACTATACAATATACTACAATACATACTCACATAATCTAACATAATACCACACAAACAACGCATAATATAACCACACTAACCACGCCACATTATACAATCTGTATCATCTAAAATCATTATAGATACAGCATTCTAACACCGTCCAGAGATTAAAATATAACAACAGATCACAACAAAATTATCTCAAAACAGGACATAAAACACCACATAAAAACAGATAAAACCACACGTTAAACAAGATAAAAATACATCACATTTCAGACAAAAATACCCACACTTTACCGCAAATTTACCGCATAATTTTACCCATTCCAACGCACAAAAACAACGCTATTCTATACAATTTTTTGCATAAAAATACATCAACCAAACTGTATAAATACACAATAATCTTGTATAAAATAGCGCACATTTTGACGTAAAAACACACTCAAAAATATATTAAAATGATACAAAAATATCATCATGCTGCACGTTTTAAACAGTCCAGATATAACCTTTTCTGTACATCATATTTAAAAACAACGCTCTAAAACGCTCTATAAACAACTTTAAGCGCACAACCCTATATAATTATCATATAAGAATTAAAACGCCTTAAAACGCATTCTACACGCTTACAAGGTTATCTGTATATTTTACGCATGATAACAGGCAAGTGTGATCACAATGATTGATATGAGTTATTTCCTATTATATGTGGTTATTTCGTATCTATATCTGATATATCTAATGATAGCTTACATCCTACTGCCTTGCATAGCTTGTTAAGTGTGTCAAGTGTGATGTTTTCCGTTCTATTATTAAGTAGATTACTTATGCTCTGCTTACTTAGTCCAGTTGCACTACATATATCCTTCTGTCTTATATCCTTATCTAACATAATATGCCTGATTGCAAGTGTAACGTCTTCTATATTATTGTATTCGATCATCATATATTCATTACCTCCAAAAGTGTAGTATTATATCGTATCACAAAACGATAAAAGTATCAATATAGCAATACTAACAATATTTACATTTATAATTATATCATTTTTTGTGTACTATTTTCCTTTAAAAAGTATTGCAATAAATGTACTTGTATGTTATAGTAATACCATCAACAGAGGGAAACAAGTTGATACATAAAAACTTCATATTGTAACAAGCGGAGTCGTTACCGCTTGTGAGGTAAAGCGAAATAATTCGTGAGATCTCTAGTTAATAGCTATGAGCCGTGTAGTATCCCGTGAGGGCGCGTCGAGTTTGAAAAAGTAGATACCTCAAGTCTAACGACATCTGATTAGCTTTTAATCGGATATTTCAAAAGGTTTTTAAAATCTTGAAAAAGCAAAAGCAACAAAAAGTTTTATCTATTTCTTTTCAAAAAACAGATTTTTGATTCTGGCAAAATTAAAATAAGTCCAGACGGGTGAAGACCTTGTAAAATACAGAGCAACAAAGTATAAACTGCTATAAAGTTTCTTGCAAGGGTTGCGATACTGACAAGATAGCAAGTAAATAAAAAGTCTAACCAAAAGCCCATGTGAACAGGGTAACAATAACAAAAAGTTCAGTTGTCCGTATCTGATCAAAAAACGGGGAAAGATGCAAAACAAAGACCTAAGATTTTGTTTAGACTGAAATAGTTTGAAAGGTAACATCTATCAATGATACATAAAACTTTCCGATAACATACAATCGTTAAAAGCGGATGACTGCCGAAATAGTTAATTCTTGTAAATGTGGTTGATTCTATATCATAAAGCATTTACTTTTTTGTTTTACTTAGGTTGCAAGGCATTATCAACAAGCAAAGTTATTTGAAAGACGGGCAAAAGCGTAAGACCCGTGGCGGTGAGTAGTAGTCAAGTATAAATAATTTCTAATGTTGAATTATAATGGCTTGCAAAAATGAGAACAAAAAGAGAATAAACAATATATAACAGGAGGTATAACAATGACAAAAACAAAGATAACAGCTCATACCTATGTATGTGAGTTGCCCGAAACAATTCAAAATCAGATATTCCAGGAATGCAAAGAAACGTTTGAGAGCCTTGCTTTTCCTGTTGATATTCAAGAGCAGATTGAAAATGTTAAAGGTTGTAAGATGTGCGACCTTGAAGATACCATCAACGTTTTAAAGTATTACACAAAATGAAATCCATGTTTTAAGGGAGGTTTTACAATGAAAGAATGGCATATTATTCACGAATGTGATACAGAGAACGGAATACCAACGCAATGGTCAAAAGAGATTAACCATCCTAAATATGGTCAGTATGTATGGATTGAACTTACATATAATAACACTTATGACGTAGTTGCAAATGATACAGTTTTAAAGAATTGTAAATCACTTGCAAGTGCAAAACGTTGGGTATCAAGTAATTTATAGGTACTAAAAAGCACACAAGTAAATAACGCTTGTGTGCTTTTTAGTACCTATAAACAGAGAATAAGAAAAGGAGAATGTAATATGATTAAATTTTACGGCACATATGCAACTATCAACGCTCTTGAGAAAGAGCTTTCAGAAGTGGAAAGTCAAATTTCCGCTTGCTATGACTTCTGGAATCAGGAGTCTGTACCCGTTGACCTGATTGAAAGATCAAACACTCTCGAAAGAGAGTTAGCAACTCTGAAACGTAACCGCACAAGAGGCGGTTTGGTTTGTCGGTGCATGTGAGGAGGTGTACAGAATGCTCAAAAAGTTATTCCGTCGTAATCCATACACGACAGCTATCAAGAAAGACATTGCAGAAATTAACGCAATATCTAAAGAATATGAGGAAACACGTAAACAGGTTTTAAAGAACGTTGAGACAATCAACGCTTTAATGGGGAGGTAAACATGGAATATTTAACACTTGCAAAAATGAAAAAGTCTTTTCCGTGGTGTAAAACATCAGACGGAAAACAGACTGTACTTTTCGATCTGTCGGATTTAGACAGAACATGGTTCAAAGAATCTGTTATCAATCAGATCATGCCATCCTTAGAAAAGTATATAGGAATAAACAGCATAGAGGAATTTGTTTTTGCGATTCCTGTTAGTACAGATAATGCAGAACTGTCGATAGACATTGAATTTAACAGAACGCATGTATATAGCGAAAAAACAGGCAAGAAGCTTTACACATTGAAAAGTGTATCTGGTTTCCGTATTGCGGAATACAAGCGTAACATTTACGGAGTTGTGCCTTATAACTCTATTCCAGTTAGCGTTGTCACTTATGGAACGTTGGATAATCCTAGATGGATTAAAGCATATAACAAAAATGTGGAAATTTAATCCAGATTATAAATAAGGACTTTACAAACAACACTAATACATAGAAAGAATGAGGGAGAATATTATGTATAACTATTTAGAAAATATGGTAGAGGACATAAAAGAGTATGTTAAGAATGAGATTGACTTTTCTGAATATTATGATATGGACGAATTAAGAGAATTTTTAAATGATGATTTATGGACAGAAGATAGCGTAACAGGAAATGTAAGCGGAAGTTATACATTTAACCGTGAAACCGCTAAAGAATATGTTGATGAAAATAAAGATCTTGTTAATGATATGATGGAAGAACTTGATTGCAAAGAAAAGGTTGCTAATTGGTGGATAGAGGATAACTACGAAGCTATTGACGTATCAATCAGATGTTATCTTTTAGGACAGGCAATAGATGAGGCGTTAAACGATTTTACAGAAGAATTTGAGAAAACACACGAAGTATAAAGAAAGGTTAAAAGGTGGAAATTATGACATATACAGAATTTAGAAATACATATAAGGCACTCTTAAAGAAATATCCAGAAATTTCAGAGCTTTATGGAACTGAAAACAGATATAAAATCATGGAAACAAAAACAGAATACAATAAAGTTGATTCACGTTGGAAAGAAACCGAAAAGACAGAGAAAGAAACAACTATAGAATTTTATTGCAACGTGTTTGATGCTGTCCCATTCTTTAAAAATTTAGGTGGTTATGAGCGTGTAGAAATGAAATATACAATTGCCGGATATATTCCTATAATATCAACTAGCATTTCACCAGACAAGGAAAAGAAAGTTATTCGTAAATATACAATTGAAAGACGTTAAAAGCTTTATAATCACTAAATAGGGCATGAATGGGAATTATCATTCGTGCCTTTTATAGTGCTTATAAATGGCAAATAACACAACATAAAAGAAAGGGGAACTATTATGGAAAAGATTTACGGAACTAGAAGCTATTGGAAAGCGGTATTTAAACAGGAACGCAAGCGGAAAGTTAAAACAGCACTTACATATATTTGCGCTTTCTTCTTGTTTACAATGCCTGTTTGGATGTTTTTAGACTACATTGCAAAAGGATATTAATTATATATAAGAAAGGTGGAAATAACTATGATGAACAGAATTAAGAAAGCATTAATTGTAACACTTGCAAATATTAGCATTATCGGAAACGTAACAAGCACACCTGTACAGGCAAGAACATTTCCAGATGTCGCAAAAAATGCACCTATCACAAAAGTTATTGATTGTAATGACTTAACAGAGGAAATGCTTACAATAAGAGCAGATCATAACATTATGTACATAGAACGCATTATCGGAAAAGTAACCGATAATGAAAAGAATGGAACTGTACTCAATCCGCCTGTTGATGGAGGCTATTACATTAGTTATGCAAGCGTAGATGATGCGGAAATTGGAGATACAATCATTACCTATTGCGTTTATAATCCCTATTCAAATTGGGATGATGATGTAATAGAAAGATGGGACTTTATACAGTGAGGTGGAAAGCATGAAAGAAGTTAAGTATACATATCATCATACCGCAAGCGATAGAGGATATATCCCAGTAGGAAAAGAAATCAAAGAACCGTATAAAGGTAGATACGGAAGAGGTTATGTTATAAAGCGTAATAACCCACGCTCAAGTCGTTTCTATCTGAAAGACTATTACATTAGACAGGAGGTGGAAACGTGCAAGGCTTGAATATAAACATATTTGAAGATGGACAGGTGATACACGTAGATGATAACAGAAACGGTTATAATGTTTCTGCTGTATCGGAAAAGAATTTTACAGATATGGACGTATCAAGAAACGAATTTAACAGTTCTGTATGGAACTATTTAAACAGTTTAGAGAAATAAAGAACACGATAAAAGTACAATTTCATGGATGGAAACAGAATGGATATATTATTTAGAAAAGACAGAAAAACAAATGAAGTGGTAGCATTTATTCCAGAATCAACAGTAAATTATGGACATATTCTTTCTTATATGCATATCGGACAGCATAGTGAAGCAAGTTTACAGTATTATTGGGAAACAGTAAAAGCTACAGAGGAAGAATATAAACCACTGTTAAAGGAATTAAAAAGCATTTATGATGATGAAGCACTTGTTATCAAGAAGCGTTTAAACATGGATAAATTAAGAAGTATGTGGAGATAAAGGGGGAAATAATATGTTTATAATTAAAGATAAGAGGAAGAAAACTATTACATACGATGGAGGCGAAGCAGATGCATATAAAAAAGTTGTGTATGGATGTTATTCAGCAGAAGCAGATGCAACCTTTATCATGGCAGATATAATCGAAAAGGAAACAGGTTCTTGTATAAGTACAGAAGTAACAGGTTTTTATTTTGGTACACCAGAATTTGAATATATAGAAAAGTACAATGGAAAGCTGGAAGCAGAATTTTAGGAGGTCAGGAGGAAATGTGATCATGATGGAATATAAATTTTCTAGCACTGGAATTGAAAACTACATAGCAGATTTAAAACTGTATATAAGTAAAAAAGAAGATAGTCAAACAGCAGATCGAATAATTTCGCCATTGGTTTATTACATCAATACAGGAAGAGCCAGCACTGATTTTATTAAGAATTTACTCAATATGAAATTCTATTCTATTTATACAGTGTTACGGAAACAGGAAACGGATGATAAAATCATTCAGTTATTAAAAAAGAAAGTAGGGATTCTGTAAAAGAATATGGATGGACGGAAATGGTAACGGATTTTTATAGAACGTGAATTGATGGAACTTTATGGAGTTAAACGGGAGGAATAAAAACTATGACAAAGAAACAATTTGATAAAATTAATAATGATGTTAATAAACTGTTGAATGGACGAAGAATCAAAGGAATTGATTTATCTGTATATGATATAAGGGAACTTGTAAACGTATTGGAAAATCTAAAAAACAAACCAGAATTTATGAATGGTAATGTTAAGAAATTTTGTGATAAATACGGCATAAAAGTTTGTGAATGTGGTATAGGTTGGAAAGTGTTATAAATGAAATTTTGCATATCAGGATATGGAGGAATGAAAGATGTATATACTCGATCATATTACACAAGAAAATGGTAAATGGTTTGCAGAAATCAAAAATGAAGAAATCACTAAAAGAGAACACACAGGAAATATATGGGGATGGGATGGAATGAGTTACAGTTCTTTAAAATGTATCTTAGAAGAATATTATAATATTAAAATTCCAACAATTAAAGAGTTAACACTTATTAAAAAAACAAGTAATAGGAAAATATATATAACAGGTTGAAATTCACATTTCAGATAGGAGGAAATAAGAATGATTGAGACATTGAAAAAGGAAGCTTATGAAGCTATTGAAAAAGCTGTTAATTTTGCAAAGCAAATTAAGGATAAGAACTCAAAGACTGCTATTTTAAATACGGAATATCAGATTGGACGGTATCACGCATATATTTTACTGCTGGAAAAATTAGATTTTGATGCTTTTGAAGAAATACATAACGAAAATAAAGAGCATTGGAAAATGTGTACTTTGGCAATTGAAAAATTATATGAATAAAATGGAGGAAAGAAAAATGGAATGGATCAACAAACTTAATGAAGCACTTGCATTAAATCCGTACACAAGCGGAAACAGAGTAACAGTAGAATATAATCCAATTGCAAACGGCGTAATGATTGACGTTTGTGGAAAATCTTCTATTATTTCTGCTGATAAGTTTACAGAATACGGTTTAATGATGGAAACAATGAAAACAATTGACCGTTTATACAATGTTTGACCGCTGATAGGCATACGGAAATATTTCTGTATGCCGATTGAACGATTAAACAGAACACTATATAATAAGGAAGGGATTGATAACATGAAAGATGTAAGAATGAGAATCACAATGGAAAAGTGCGATAACATTGTGAACGCATTACAAGAAAGAAATTATGATGTAGAATGCGTCCCAGGTGGAACGCTTGACAATTACTTTTGTGAAGTAGGGGAAAGCAATTTGAAGCTGTCCAGATGGAAATTAAGAAAATATCTGATTGTATTAGAACGTTTTGTTAATACATGGACTAGCACATTGGAATTGATATTGACAGATAATGTGGAAACTTATTATAATTTGTATAACAGTTATATGGAAAGTTATACATAGAACGTGATGGAGGAATAAAGCTATGACAAATTATGAAAAAGCAATGGAATTATTAAAACAGGAAAGAGCAGAAAAGCATAGAACATTTGACGATACAGGAATTATCTGTATCACAAAAGTAAATCATGATCATTTATGGGCTTGTGTACGTCCAGATGATACAGTAGAACTTATATGGGATTCTACACATCAGAACTATGATGGGAAAATTTCTGATGATTTAACAAAAATCACATGGAATGTGAAAGAAGTTGAAATATTATGAACAAGATAACATTTTATAAGTTGCTAAATGTAATAGAATAACAGAGAATACCAAAAGGAAACTAATTTAATTTAGTTTCCTTTTTTAGTGGAAAATTTTGGAGGTGTAACAATGACTAATAGAGAATGGTTAAAACTGATTGAGCAGAATAAAGAAAGAATTATCAACAAAGGAATCGAAGCATATAAAGAATCTTTAGAAAATAAAAACTTGCGTTACATTGTGGAAATGGACGAAAATGGAATTATAACAATGTGGTATGACGTAGCCGGTGGAAACAGTTTCCATATGTCTACATATAACGGAAAGTCGATAGAACTAATTCACTTCTGTATGCGGAATTGGATTGACGATCCTATTCCTGATAACGACATAGAACAGAAGTTACATGAACGTGGTTTATACAAGCGTTACCTTAAAGAAAGAGAATCACAAGAAGTAGAGGACTGGGAAACAGCGGAAATTGTTATTATTAACAGTACAGATGAACAATTACAGGGTATTCTGGAAGGATGCCGACAGGAAAGAAAACAATTTCTTGTTGACGAATACGCAAGAACAGAAGCAGAGAATCAGTTGGAAAATTTAAAGAACGTATTAGATAGTTTTAAATGTGAGTGATGGAGGATATACATATGCAGAACTTAGCAAGTTTTATAGAATATACAGATAAACCATATACACATACGTTTATGCGGATGCAATTAGATAATGGAATGATAGAAGAAGTCGATATGGTTATAGATGCTAAAGGAAAGAAATACAGAACACGCCTGGACGATAGTATAAGAGTAGGTGGAAAAGGTGTTACATCTAAAAGAAGAATGCGTATGGAATTGATCAACGCATTTGAAGCATTATTGAAAGTATCAGGATTACATATTGCATGATTTGTTTGTAGTTAATAGTTGCTAAAATGGAAATTTTAGCAACTATGATAGTGCTTATGAATTGGAAATAAGTAAAGAATTAGTAAAATACTAATTGACAAATGAGTATATAAGTAGTAATATAATAATCGTAAAGGAGATTAAGCAATGGCAAGAAAAACTTTTGCAACTCCTGTTGAAGAAACTATACAGAATGCTTTTAAAGCTGAATGTAAGAAGCAAGGTTTTAAACTTAATGAAGCTATAGAAGTATTAATGAGTGGTTTTGTTGATGGAAAAATTCAGATCAAAAAGAATATTTCCTACGACATATATCAACAGGAAAAATAAAAGAAGAGGTTAGCACCTACCACAGCAACAAACCTCTTCCATCACCAAACTGCCGAAGCAGATTGACTATATCTAGTATATCTAATTCTTACTGGTTAGTCAATCAGAAAATTTCCAATATTTTACAAATGCACATTGAGAACTAAATAATATGCAAGTACAGGAGGAATTGCAAATGGAAAGAAATGAATTGCAAGTATTTGAAAATGAAACTTTTGGCGAAATTAGAATGGTTTTAATTGACAATGAGCCTTGGTTTGTTGCAACTGATGTGTGTAAGATTTTAGAGCATAGCAATCCAACGGTAGCAATGGCAAGTTTAGAGCCTTATGAACGGTCTAAGTTCAACTTAGGTCGTCAAGGTGAAGCTAATATTATTAGTGAATCTGGATTCTATACTTTAGTTTTAAGAAGTAAGAAACCTATTGCAAAACCATTCAGATTATGGGTAACAACAGAAGTTCTTCCGACTATCCGTAAGACTGGAAAATATGAAATGACTAAGGAAACAAATACTTCCATTGTTGGAATTGATTTTGATACCTTTAGAAATTCCATTGAGAAGCAGTTAGAAGGTCAAACAGTTCAGATTAATGCAATGGAAGATCTTCTCGGAGAACAAACGGAAATGCTTAATAAAATGGTGGAAAATATGACATTATCCACTAGACAGCAACAGAAGTTGTATAAAGCAGCGAAAGACAGAATCAATAAACTTCTGGATGGAGCGCATGGAACTAAATACAAATGTTACTCAAAAAGCTATTTCATTAATATGTGGAATGAGTTAAAGGAAAAGTTTGGATGTAGTTCTTACAAGGATTTGAACCCTATGTATTACAATGAAGCATTTGACTTTATTGCTGAATGGGAATATATAGAACGATAATATTACATATTTACAGGTGGTACTTGATATAGAGTATCACCTGTTTTAATTAACAGAGAATCAATAGATGAAAGAGATATTTCAAATTGAAGAACTGAGGGAAATGTTATGTTAAATATAGAAGGATTATACGGATATAGAATTGAACATTTAGCAATCGGGATAGTTAAAGCTAAATCATACGATGATGCAAGAGAGAAAGTTAAAACAGCATATTTAAAACATTCCAATGAATATAATCCAGAATGTGATTTTATTGAATTAAAGGAAATTTCTGAGAACGATACATGGTTTAGTGATAATCCAGATGTGATTGAGATTGATGATTTAGTGTAATAGAATGAAACAAGAGTTTTTTTGGAAGAATGGAGGAAATACAATGAAACGTGATTTAGTAGATGAATTATATAAAACGGCGTATAAACGATATAGAGAAAAATATCCAAACAAAGATTTTGCATCTATTCCAAATTTTTTAGATTCACTTTGGTTTAGTATTGAAGGTGAACTTAATAGAAATGGATATAATGCTGCAAAGAAATATGTCGAAGAAGCAGAGTTAATTGTATTAAAGTAAATGAAACGATGTTTTACTGACAGAAAGTGAGGAAAAATATTATGAAGACGAATACATTAATGCCTGTTATTAAAGCAATATTAAATGATGAAGAATTTTTATGTGGTGGAATTTTTACTAAAGAAAAACAATATGCGAAAAAATATGATTTGACAATGGAAGAAATAGGAAATATTCAGACCTGTTTATATTATGCATTACATATCAAAGATGAATGTTATAACGAGAGAATTAATCATTTGTGTGATTGAGAGGTGGAAATTAAATGAAAATATATGTATTAGAAGAATACAACACAGGGCGCACTGCTTGTATATCAGAAGATATTAACATGATAAGAAAGAAAATGTGTGACAAAACTTATTTTGATCAACAATATAATGATTTCCCAATTTTAACAATATGGGAAAATGGAGATAGCATTGAGAAAATAGAAGGCGGTAATGTATTGAAGAAAATTGCAGAAGAAATTAACAAATTATAATATAAAAGAAGAATTGGATGAAATTATGAGGAGTATTTCAAGTGCGATAATTAGTTTTGTGATTTTTTATATAGGGCTTTGTTCACCAAAAAAGGAAAGAAAACAGCGTATGATTAGAGGATGTCTATTCTGCTTATCATTTATAATGCTGATAATAGCATTCATATTGATGGTTTTGGGACTTTGATGAAAGGATAATTCCAGATTGGAGAAAGAGTTTCATACTGAAAATGGAGGTAATCATGTTAACAGAAAAAGAAATTCAGATAGTTATGAACGCATTAAATGGTACACCGACACTTACAACATCTAAATTTGCGGATAAAATTGAAACTATTTTAAGAAAATATAAGGAGAATAAAGATGAATAAATTTTTACATCACTTAAAGAGTAAAGGATATGAGATAAATGGAAATACAGCAATGTTATTAGGTGTAAAATTTAAAATCTGTAATGGGACGATAAAAACAGCAAGAGGATTAAAAAACTCATATTGGTTAGAATTGGCATGAAATGATGATTTTAAGAAAGGAATAATAAATATGACAGTAAAAGAATTAAAGAAAAAATTAATCAAAGGATATAGACTTAAAGATTTATTTGATTTTTCGGATGGACAAGACTGTATTATATATAAAAGTGATTTTGAAATAACTGATGATATTATTTATATTCCAGATATTGATTTGAATGAAATTAATATAGATACAAAATTAAATAAGGAAGAAATTAAAAATGTTCTTAATAGTTGTTACACAGGCAACGATTTTGTAGAAGAATGTAATGGGTACAAAGATGTGGCAGAAGAATTATTTGAATTTGTTGATTGGCAACATCCTAATATTATGGATATGTTAGAGACTTACGGGGAAAATGAATTCGAAGAAAAATATGGATTTTCAATAGAAGAATTAAAGTAATTTTTTTGATCGAAAGGAAATTGTTATATGTTAGTTAAAAGAGAAAGATTTTACATTAAAAAAGTTAAGCAATCTGGTTATTATACAAAAGTTGGTGAACAATATATAAAGCAAACTTCATTTTGGTTATTTGGGATTATCCCACTTTATATTAAAAATGAAGTTCAAAAAGGAAATTACGAATCATAAAGTAATATTTATAAATCCAATTAATTTGTAGAAAGGAACAGTGAATACATATGGAGAATATGAATATCACAACAGCAAATGAAGAACTGGAAATATCAAAACTAACATTACAAGACACAATTGATAAGAATGTAGAAGCTTCATGGAAAGAGTTTCAGAACGTTCCTGTTGATCGTAATGGGAATCTTAGAGTTGCATGGAAAGCTTATTCAAAAGGAACTAACAAGAATGATGTATATGATTGGTTTAACCGCCATCATAGTAAGGGATTAGCATATCTGATTCCGGAGGTAAAGAAGGAATGAATAGAACGCCTAAGAACGTGATGAAATGGGATAAGGATAAACGATTAGTTAAGAATTATCAGAAGTCTTATGTTGGAAATTATACTGATGAAGAATCTGATATGGAAAATTTTAATTTTGACAAATGGCTTAAAAGTATGATGTTGAAATGATTAAAACAGGAGGATATAAACATGGAAAAATATTATTATATGGATTCAAGAATGACAAATGAAGAAAGATTACAGAAGTTTATTAGATTTTTTAACAGAGATATAACAAGAACTTCTGGTTACTTACATGTCAATGGATTATCTATTTATTGTAAAGCTCCAGCGTGGATGGAGTGGGAAAGCGAGAATAAGAGAATATTATTGTATGTCGGTGGAAAATTATGGAAAGATGTTCAGAAAGAACATTTTGAAGATTTGCGAAAAGTTTTACCTTATAAGAGAGTAGAAACGGAAACAGGAAAAGAATATGGGATGTATAGAGATGAATATTCTATTATTTATTATAATAATATTAGTCATTTGAAATACTTTGCAATAGATGATGGATGGAAAAGTGAATACGAATGGGAGAAAGAACGATAAAGTGATTGTTTGGATTATTTTTATGGGTATTACTGGATTTATCATAGGGATTATACTTGGTAAAATATGTTATAAAATTTATTGTAAACAAAAAATTAGCAAATGGAGGTATAGAAAATAATTTATACATTAGGATGTATAATTGCATATGTAGGAATTGCAGTATTTATTATTGCGCTGTTGAGTTAATATAATTAGAGAATAATTATGAATGACAAATATTTTAAGAATAGAATTGAGAACAGTCCATTAGGAAGTGCAGGATTGGAATTATTAAATGCACAAGAGAAATTAATTTCACAAGAATACGAAATAGAAATGTTAAGAATCAAGGCTGCTAAATATAAAGCATTTTTCTTTCATGAGAGTGATTTGGCAATAAAATTGCAGGAGCAAGAAGAAGAAAATACAGATGCACTTGTAGGTGAATTTGATGGTTATTGTTATGCAAGTTGGAGAGCGAATGTGATATTTAGAACGCTTGAAGATATGTATGATGAAGGATTACTTACAGAAGATGAATATAAGGAATGTAGAATAATTTAGATGTAGTTAAAATCTAAAAACTAAGAGGTAGTACATGAGAAGAGAATGGACAAAAGATGAAGAAACTTATATGTATAGAAGATATTTGAATCAATCAGTTGAAACTACGGCAAAATTTCTGAATAGAAGTGTATCTTCTGTGAAGCATAAAGCAAGCAAAATGGGACTGAATCATTATTACGGGGAAAGAATTAGTGCGAAAACACTTGCAAAATGCTTTCATTCAGATATAAGCGTAATAGTGAGATGGATTGATAAATATGATCTTCCTTGTAAAAAGGTCAAATTGAAAAATCAGACACGATATTTGATTGACGCAGCAGAGTTTTGGAAATGGGCTGAAAATCATCAGGATGTAATTAACTGGAAGAAATATGAAAGAGAAACATTATTTCCAGAGCCATCCTGGATTAACTATGAATGGAAGAAAGATAACGGTAAACCAGAACGACATAGAAATAAGATAACTGACTTTGAGAAGCTATCCATTAAAAACATGTTGAGAAAAGGCATGAGCAATAAGGGGATTGCAAAAGAAATACATAGAACTTATGAAGCTACAAAACATATCACAAAGACAGTATTTTGCTGAGAAAGAGGAAAAATAAATGATAACAGGAATTGTCATAGGGTTGATTATTGGTGGGCTTACAGGAATGATGTGTACTTGCTTATGTGTAGCAAGTGGAAAGGAGAAGAGATAATGTATACATTAGGATGCATTGCTTGTTTTGGATTTGTAGTGATAATTATAGCTGCGTTACTAGATTTATAATCTTCAAACGAGAATACTTGTGACTTTAGTCGTGAGATGAATTGTTTGACATGGAGAATATATAAATATACGAAAGTGAGGTGAAGTATAGTGGAAAAGGCTTACAAATATAGAATATATCCAAACAAGAAACAAAGAGAAATTATTGCCAAAACATTCGGTTGCTGTAGATTTGTAGATAATACATATCTTGCAAAACGAATCGAAATGTACGACAAGAACAAAGAAAAATTCTCATATGTTCAATGTGCAAATGATATGAAAAAACTTAAATCTGATTTGGAATGGCTTAAAGAAGTTGATTCTACTGCACTTCAATCTTCGCTTAGAGACTTAGATATGGCATATCAGAAGTTCTTTAAGGAACATACAGGTTATCCGAAATTCAAATCAAAGAAAACACATAGATATTCATATAAGTCTAAATGCGTGAATGGAAATATTCAATATTGTAACAAATATATTAAATTACCTAAACTTGGCATGATAAAGACAAAAAACAAACTAATACCACAAGGCAGAATACTTAATGCAACTGTATCACAAGAACCCAGTGGAAAGTATTATGTATCGCTTTGTTGTACTGATGTAGATATTAAGTCATTAAATAAAACAAATAACTCTATTGGTATTGATTTAGGAATTAAAGAGTTTTGTATTACTTCTGATGGTGAGATGATTGAAAATCCTAAATATCTTAAAAAATCTTTGAACAGGCTTGCCAAATTACAAAGAGAACTGTCTCGAAAATCAAAAGGTGGTTCTAATCGTAATAAGGCGAGAATCAAAGTTGCAAGACAACATGAGAAAATTGTAAATCAAAGAAAAGATTTTTTACAGAAATTATCTACTGAACTGATTAAGAATAATGATCTAATCTGCATAGAAGATTTACAAGTATCAAATATGATTAAAAATCATAGACTTGCAAGGTCTATTGCTGATGTATCATGGTCTGAATTTGTCAGAGAATTACAATATAAGGCTCAATGGTATGGTAAACAGATTATAAAAGTAGATAAATTCTTTGCAAGTTCTCAGACATGCAATGTATGTGGATATGTTAATAAGGAAACTAAAAATCTCAGTGTTAGAGAATGGGATTGTCCTGAATGCCATACTCATCATGATAGAGATATAAACGCTGCAATTAATATTCTAAATGAAGGTTTGAGAATATTAGAAGTAGCTTAGAAACTATAAAACAAGAACGGTAGGAACTATCGGGTTAGCTTGGTTAATATTCTTGCAGTAGTAGGAAGTTCCCAAGAATCTCGTCAGTTTAGTGATGAGAGGTTCAAAAATAATACGATAGAACGAGAATTTCATGGAGGAGAAAAGATTGAGAAGAGATTTATCAGAGATAATAAAAGAATGGAAAAATGAAGCAGGAGTAGAAGATATTATACTTATTGGTGTATATGCGGATTTCCGTGATACAATTAAAATATGTACCAATAAGCCTGGTTGGATGATTGGAAAAGGTGGAGAATTGTTTTATAAATCCACATCTAAAAGATATTGAATTTATTGAAACCGATAAATGGTATATACGATGAAAGGTATGAAGTTATAATGAAAATTAGAGATATTTATGTAAATAAAAATTATTCAAATTGATATCTACGCAACACACATGGGAGAATTTCATGGAGGTGAATTATGGCGTGTTATGATTGTGAAGACTGCAAACATAATAATTATTATGGTGGAAAATGCAAGCGATTTGAATATAATTGTCCATTTACAATAGTGGAGAATTATAGTTCTCAGGAAGTTGCATTTATCAGGAATGTAATAGAGGATATATCAAGAAATCTCAATATATTAAATAAAATTGACGAAGACGGAAATCATTATTTAATGTATGAAGATATTGATGCGATTACCTCTAGGTTGTCGGAATTAAAAGAAAAAGTTAGTTATGAAATTGAACAAGAATGGAACGAAATAAATAGATGAAAACCAGTTTTCAAAATAAGAATCTTACAAACAACACGAATATTACATATGTATGGAGGTAAATATAATGGGGGGGTTAATAATAACAGATATATAAATATTTATTCTATGAAAATGGCAGGATATTTATTGCTGAAAGGATTTATACCAGAAGAATATCAGAAGAGCCATAAGGATTCGGAAAGAACTAGATTCTTCTTTCTGGAAACTGGCGAATTATTGAGAGCTACGAGCGAATTTAATCGTTTGAAAAACTTTAACGGAAACGTATTTAATATATGAAAGTATTCTTATCTCATGGACAATTTGTATATAATGTGGTAAAATAATAAGATGGTTTTAGTATAATTTGGAGGATAATATGCAGAAAACATATTTTGAAGGGGTAGAATTTGTAGTAATTGACAAAGTGGATGAGTATTATATTGATGCATTAAATAAAAATAATATACAATATAAAGAAAGAGATATTAATATTAACAAGTCATTTGTATCTTGGACAGAAATAGAATATGTTAATCATAAAACTGGGAAAACATTATATGCTTATGAATGTTGTCATTCAGAAGTTGATGGTTTTTATAGTAAAACATTTGTGTCTGAGCATAAATTCTCTGATAATGACATATATAAACTTGATAACACATTAAATGATCTTGAATACATAGAATATATTCCAGAATATAAACCATTTAAAGGTTTCGGGAAAGGATCATTTCCATTACTGCGGAATCTCGTTGGAAAATATGTAAATTACAATGGTGAAAGATATGAATTTTATGATGTTAAATTCTTTCCTGAAGGAGTATACGCAAATACATTTTACATGGATGATTGTGGAAATGAATATAAAGGATCAAAATTATTTATCATGCCACTTGGAATGATTGATAAAGAATATATATTTGTAATGCAAAGAGAAGGAAATATTCCGAAGATTATTAAGTATAATAAATTTATGGAGATTTTCGGAGAAAAGTAAATTACGGAAGGAGAAATATTATGGCATGGTATTATGGAACATATTCGTGTGGACATGAGGGCAGAGTGAATGTAGTTGGAAAGATGTCTGAAAGACAATGGAAGATAGATAGACATTTTGAAGGAATTTGTGAAAATTGCAAAGCTAAACAAATAGAAGAATCGAATAAAAAATCAATGGAAACTTCCAAAGAATACGAGTTTCCAGATTTGAAAGGCACAGAAAAGCAGATAGCATGGGCTAACACCATTAGACTTAATTTTTATGAAGAATGCGAAAAAAGAAATATTGATATTAATGATATAATAAATAATGAAGCAGAATCGAAATTTTGGATTGATAATAGAAATTGTTTAAATGGTAAGTTTGTTAAAGAATATCATAGTCAATATGAAAAGAAAAGAGTGAATGAGCTTTTAGTAAGTTTAGATAGTATAAAGCCTGACGAAATAAAACATAACGGAATTGTAGAAATTGTAAAAAATAATAATAGAATTGTATTACAATATGAAAAAAATAGTGATTTTATTGATCTGGTAAAAGCAAACAAGTATCAATGGGATGGAACATGGTATAGAAACCTAACAGAGACTATTGGAGATTTCTCTGATAGAGCTGCGGAAATTGGAAATAAATTATTAAAAAATGGATTTTGTATTTGTATTCACGATAAAGATATTCTTAAAAAAGCTGTTGACGGAAAATATAAACATGAATATACAAAATGGATATATTCAAGAAAAGATACAACCTTATTATCAATTAAATGGGAAGGCAAAAGTGATAAAATATATAAAGATGCGAGAAAAATAAAAACTTCAAAATGGGATTGGGACACTTCAAGCGTAATTGTAGATGTATCTCATTATAAAGAAGTGGAAGTTTTTGCAGAGAAAAATGGTTTTAGATTTACTAATGCAGCAAAAATAAAAATAGATGGTTATATTGAGCAATTAAATAATATTAAGGAGGTTGAAGTAAAATGACATCATATAGAGTAGGTCAGGTTATAGAAAATTTTAAAAATCATCATGAAGGTGTTCTTTTTGATATTGCTGATGATGGTGCAACATTAATAATATTTTTTGGAAATCCAACACAAGATGAAATTAATCAATTTAAAAGTGGAAATAAATTTGAAATAAGATTCTTAGAATTATATGGATTGATAATAATTACGGCGAAAATCGGAAATCTTAATTGGATGGACGCTCCATATTCGTCACATTTGAGCAAGAATTTGTCAGAATTAAGTTCAGTTGGAAAAAATCAAGGATTAGGACTGACAATTATGTTAGTGGATGCTGTAACAGGAGAAATTAAACATATGAGGTTAGTTGGATTATCAGAAAGATTTACAAAACAGTTATTTAAAGTAGTTTCAGAACAAAAATTAAAAGATTTTAATGTTATTGAATACAGAGAAGCACTTAATAAAATTTATTCATCTTATTCTACAAATCAAATTGTAAAAATGAGTAGAGATTATTGTAAGATTCAATAGATGAAAGAATAGTTTTATGGAGCGAAAATATGAATGAATGGATTATTGCAAGAATAAATTCTTTACAAGAAGATTTATCTAAGAAACAGGAATACTTCAAAATAAATATACAAAACATAGATTCTCCCACATATGAGGATAATACAATTAATGATTTGCTGGTAATGAAAAAGTTGAAAACGGAAATTGAGCAGCTTGAATTAATGTTACAGATGAATGAGATTTTTCACAGGGAAAATACATGAAAGATATAGAAGACAATGTTAAGAGGTAAAGAATATGAGATATTTTGAATGCGCTGCGGATAAAAGAGTATATACAGAAGATCAGTTAAAGACATTATTTGTCTTTAAAACTGCACATGGATATGATAAATCATTTGATGATTGGATTGATGAAGAATTAAGAAATGGATATTTAAGAATGCTTAGTCAGTCGGAGATTATTAATATGCATATACAGAAGTATAATAGAGGATAAGTGAAATTATGACAGTAGGAGATTTAAAAGCTGCACTTGAAAATTATGATGAAGATATGCCTGTTTGCATCGGAATGATACAGTCATTTGGAAGTAATTTTGCTACAGAGTTAGATGACATTGATGAATTTACAGTGAATGATTGGGAGTACGGAGAAGAAAAGAAAGTAGTATTAACTCAGGGAAGTCAAATTGGAATAGTAGATTATGAGTAGAATAGTTCCAAGATTGAATTTTGCTAGGAGGATAGAATAATGAGTAAAAATATAGATAAAAAGTTATTAGAAATCGGTTTTAAAAAGAAAATAAAAAACGAAAATTTATATGAATATGTTAGAGAAAATGAAGAATCTAAATATATTCATAAAGTTGATATTGCGAAGAAATTAATCTCTAATGAATATGTTTTATATTCTTATCAGACGGTTTCTGATAGAAATATTGTTGTTGGGCTTACCGTCAATGAAATGAAATTATTTTTAGAAAAAATGGAAGAAATTGAAAACATTAAATAAAGAAAAATAAAATGATAGAGGTATATTTACTACGAATAATGAAAATATTTTTTGAACTAAAACTAAAGAAGAATTACATAAACTGTATTCTGAATTTTTAAAAGTTGAAGAAACTGGAATGTTTGATATTGATTCAGAGATCGGTAAAATAAAAGAATTATATGAATAATGATTTGGATGTAATGCAACATGGATGATGCAGATTGAATTAACTTGTGCAATTTGTGATATATGGTATGAAGAATGTTAAAATAGTATTAAGTAGTTTGAAATTTAACTTTCAAACAAAAGGAAGATAAACATGTCAGAAATATTGAGTTTTGATGAATTTATCAGTAAACGTAATGAAGACGAACGCAGATGTTGAAAGTAATTTCGATATGGAAATTATATATCAGGAAGTAAGAGAGGTGGAATAATGGAAAGATTAACAGAAAGAGAAAGAAATATTGATGGTACGGGCATTGCAAAGGAAGAAATCACAGATGGATTATTAAAATCGTTTGCAGACAAAATTCTTACTAAGCTTGCTGAATATGAAGATTTAGAAGAACAGGGATTATTATTAAAACTACCGTGTAAAGTCGGAGATTCAGTTTTTATCATCAGCGGAGAAAATATTTGCGGGAGAAAAATAAAATCAATAAAAATTTTAAGCACAACAATTGAATTTTCAACATCTAGCATCATATTTTACAAAGAATCTTTTGGAGAAACAGTATTTTTAACAAGAGCAGAAGCAACGAAAAAGCTAAAGGAGTTAGAAAATGAATAATATATATCTAGTAAGCTGATATACTACGATGTCTATTATTGCCGAAATCTAATCATGGATCATGTAGGAAGTCTGGATCCGCAGAAGATCAATCAGGCAGTTACAGATTATAGGAAGTTCTGTGAGGACAACCATGTTTCAATCACCGATATGAAAGATTGCGGAATTGCTTGTCAGCTTGTATTGAAGGAAAAGATATTTGAAATAATGAGAGCTAATTAATAGGATGATAATGATGCATATTACACCAGGACAAAATAAGCATAACTGCCAGCTATGTAGAAAAAAGAATGGCTTGGTAGATGCTTCGGAAAGAAGTACGGAAAAGATGTATCTGTTAATAATCAACCTTGCAAGTGTTACGAATTTGGTGGAACACAAGAGAGATTAAAAAAGATTAAGAATAACATAAAATGACGGTTTTAAAGGAGTGATAGATATGTATAGAGTTATATATAAAGGACATAGTGGCGGTTATCAGATGAGTGATGAAATGACATTGAACGCTGTAAGAAAATTCAAAGATGATTGTTTGAAGATGAATTATCCAAAAGAAAATGTTCATATTATACAGATTGTAGAATAAGTTGAAAAATTGCTTTTATGGGAGGTTAGAATATGAACTACGGTAATTTGCTTAAAGAAAAAGGATTTGTTTTAAATACCTATCCAGAAGGAAAATTTTGGGAATTAGTTATAACAAATGATGAAAGTAAAAAAGAGCATATTTGCAAAGTATTTGGAGCAGATATTGAATTGTTTGATTCGGATACAACAGACATTGATACACTTATATTACAGTGTGCAGAAAATTTTACAAAATGTCTCTTTTATTATGACTGTAATCCATTTGATATGGAAACCAAAATATTTATGAAATGCGTAGAGAATATATAGATAATTGAAAGATTGTTTTCATGGGGGTGTGTAAAGATGGGAGATAAAAATATCTTATTAACATATATTAAAGATGGAAAACAAGGATTCGATTGGTTTGATGATATTACTGACATGGAGATTAGTATTATTGAACGTGGAATAAAAGAAAATGAAATTTGTGATATAATAAAAATTAATGATTGCGAGGATGTAGAATTATCTTTTGTATGTAAAAATTGTATGGAAGGTGATAAGAATGACCGTTGAACAAGCTAACGGAAATTATAATCATATGTATGAATTTAGGATTGATAAGTCCTGGTATCCATGCCATCTACTACATGATTTTGTAGAAGACGGATATTGTTACTGTACGATTTTTACGAGGAATGGATCGGTAACAAGTGAACGATTGCATGACGTTAGAAAGATGCGAAAAGAAGATTATTTACAAAACAGAAAAGAAGTTATTGAATGGATTGGAAGATTTGCTTATCATCATGGGATTCATGAAAAGTTAGATGATGATTTGAAACTTTTTGATTCAGTAGATGATTTGATGAGAAGTTAAAACAGACATTTCATCGGAGAAATATGCCAATAATTACTTGCTACGTGAGTTGATTTCCTTTATAATAAGAAGAAATATGATGGGAGGCGGTTAAGATATTTGCAAAAATTATAAAACAGATATTAAAAGATCGTAAAGACTCTGGAAAGAAAATTACGCAGCAAGAATTGGCTAATGCAATGGGTATTAGTAAACAGGGTTTCACGAATAAAATGACTCGTGATAGTTTTACAGATAAAGATATGTACCTGATTGCAAATTATTTAGGTATGGAAATAATAATAAAAGGCGAAAAAGAATATGTACTAAAAGAAGATTGAAATATATCTTCTTTTTTTGTAAATTGACATAGTACACAAAACGTGTACAAAATATACAATTGAAAAGTAAATATTTTGTGTACTATGTCAATTTACAAAAGTACACATATAGTGTACAATATAATTAAGTTAAGAGAAAGGAGTAAAATCAAATGACAAGTAAACATTATAAATACTTTCAACCGAATGAAAGAGATGCAAAAGATGAATTTGGAGATTGTGCAGTAAGATCAATATGTAAAGCAGAAAATCTTTCATGGTTGGATGCTTATGATATGATGTATAAACTTTCAAGAGAAGTACAATGTCCAATGAATTGTAAAGCAGGATTTGAACATATCTTGAGATCGAATGGATATGAATACACTGGAATTAGTAATAAAAAAAGGAAGTAAACGTCCTACCGTAGAACATTTCACAAAAATGAATAATGATGGCACATATGTCTTAGTGGTTGCAAATCATTATGTATGTTGTGTTAATGGATTTTTCTATGATACATGGGATTCTGGTGATTGCTGTTTATATGGATATTGGAAGAAATAAAATAGTTAGGAGGTGTGGTTATGCCAGCTTTAGCAATCCAACAGCCGTGTTATATCAATCAAAAACAGAAAGCAACGATATACAATTTTCCAAAACAGAAAACATTACGGCGTGGGAAGTCAACAGAGATGGAATGTTTGTATACTAAGGATGAAATTTTATCTGTATACAATGTGTTTAAAACAGATGTTGATAATGCGACTACTGTTAATAAAGAAAAGAACGCTATGCGAAATCTTACAATGTTCATATGTGCGATCAATATTGGATTACGTGGTGGGGATTTTTGCAAACTCACATGGAAAGATGTATATGAAGATGGATGGAGAATTAAAAAGTCACAGAAGTTTGTTCCAGAAAAAACAGAGCGTAGAGATAGATGTGGAAATGTAATTAAAAGAAAATATGTCAAATTAAGATATGACAGTGATTTTAAAATGGCTATTCAGAATTGGCATAAGTGGTTAGAAGATCATAATGAAACTCCTGAGTTGACTGATTATATCTTTTCTTCTAATAAAGGTGAACATATTGGAGAAATGACATGGTATAGAACTGTTGAGAGGAATAGAATAAAAGCAGGTATTAAACAGTCTATTGGTACTCATGGACTTCGTAAGACTTTTGGACATAGTTATTATTTAGCAGCACCAGACAAACAACAGGCTCTTATACAGCTTATGACAATCTTCGGACATTCTGATATGCGTATTACTTTAAGATATATTTGTATTACCGATGAAGAAATATTTAAAAACCAGGAAAGAATGTGTATTTTCTCGAATGAAGAAGAAACACCGGAAGATTATTTATGTCCACAAGATGATTCAGATATGATAGAATAGGAGTAATTAATGAAAACAACAGAGAAGTGTATTATAGAAAGATTTTGGAGGTATATAGATTATGGATAGTTTTATGAATGTACCAGTAGAGAAAGAATTTACATACGAGGATGTTATTAACACTTACAATAGAAGTGGTGATAAGAAAGATGTTGCCAAAAGATTCTGTATAAGTGTTGGCGAAGTGACTAAGATTTTGAAGAAGAAAGAATAGAGGTATATTATGGAAGAATATACAGGGGATATTATAAGAATTGATAGGCTCATTTAATTTCTACCATCTGAATACTGGGAATGGGATTTCTGTGGAAAGATTGATTTAGACGATATATCAATTGGAATACATGAATGTATTGCTGAAATATCCGAACCATATGGAGATACATTGGATCATCTTGTATTAGAACACAGATCAAGAAATTGGCATATTGGAAGAATTATTTATTTTATCAATCATCCAGAAGAAATAAAAGATATTGAGATTGATAATGAATGTGTCAATAATGAAATCCTTCCGCAAGCTGTGATTGTAGATGGATGGCATAGATATGCGGCTGCTAGATGGTTATACGATCAAGGGAAATTAACTCAAATTCATTGTATATACGGTGGTAGATTGGATGTTTTGGAGTATTTACAAGGTATGAGCGATGAGTTATTGGAAGATATAGTTTGATAATGCAGATGAAAGACTGATTTTATGGAGGTATTACATATGGGACATGTTAATATTTTTGAAACTAAGTCAAAAGAAGAACTGGTAAAATTGTATGGAGAATTTCTTAAAGTAGAGGAAACGGGATTCTTTGATTTAGATACAGATTTAGACAATATTAGAAAGGCTTATAATGAAGACTTTGGATCAAATACAACATGGATGTTACAAATTGAATTAACTCATGCAATTGCTGATTTATGGTACGAAGAAAATAAATGAATTTCGACTTTCATTTTGTGAGAAAGATGGTGTTACAAATGGCAAAAGTAAAAGACACAGGGTATAGAATGATTATAGAAAATCATGGTGGAAGATGGATGTTTGTTAATGATGATATTTATAGTTTTATGGAATGTTCAGGTTGTAAAGAGCAGGTTTTAATTAAAGATGTTGAAAAGTATTGTCCCAATTGCGGAGCAAAATTAGAAGGTGTGGGAGATTAATATGGAAAAAATTAAAGCAAAGCGTGTGGATATAGAATCTGGACGTATGGATCAGGATGAGTTTTTAGAGCAAGTTACTTCTGCGTATGTAGATGCGGAGAAACGTGGATTCGATAGCATTATTGTGGCAATTGATACAGATTTAGACACTACATATTATATTAATGATACACCAGATGGCTTCCAGTGTGACTTATGGGATTATTATTTTGATGACTTAGAAACTATTGCTTCTCAGTTATATGACGAAATGCATGGTAGTGTAACAGACATTAGAATTGAGTGAGGTGTTGAATAGTGAGACAAAGTAATCTTGAGATAATGAGAAAGACCAAACGTATAAAATTTGATTTTTTTGATGTTATTAAATGTCCTACAAATAAATACTATTTATCTGTAGATAAGTTTGGACATGAAATTATAAGAGGTAAATCATTTGAAGATGTTGTAAGGAAAACTAAAGAATTACAGATTGAGTTTATTATAGGAAATGATAAGTACTTAGGTTGGTTATGAAATCCAGCTTTCAAGTGAGGTGATACAATTGGGAAATTGGTTTACTTATAATGATATTGAAAATATTAAGAAAATGTATAAAGATGGCAAATCATTTGAAGAGATAGCAAATGTTATTGGGTGTACCGCTATTGCGATTGAAACAACATTAAGATCAGAAAGGATTATATCATGAAGTATACAAAATTTAAGGATATACCACAATTTACAAGAGATGCAAGCTATCATGTGAATATGGATATTCGTAGAGTATCTATATGGATTGAAGAAAACATTAAAGAATATAATTTGCAACTTAATCCAGATTTCCAGAGAGGACATGTATGGACGGAGGAACAACAGATTGCGTGGTTAGAGTTTTTTCTCAAAGGTGGTAAATCTGGTAATGATGTCTATTTCAATGATCCATTTTGGATGGACTGGAACATGAATAACATAAAGCCAGATACATATAAAGATTTTGTTTGTGTAGATGGTTTACAGAGATTAACTTCCATTCAGAGATTTATAAATAATGAGATTAAAGTGTTTAATTCTTATTATAGAGAATATGAAGATCCAAGGCATCTGAATACAAATACATTAATTATTCATGTAAATAATCTGAAAACAGAGAAAGAAGTATTACAGTGGTATATTGACATGAATGCAGGTGGAACGCCACATACAACAGAAGAGATTGAACGTGTCAAGAAATTGATTGATGATTTGAAATAATCGGATGAAAGGTTGCTTTTAAATAACAACTATGTAGGCGATGACTATTCGTCATCGCTTTTATTTTGGATTTTAATATCTATATTACGTAATTTGTCATTCAGACTACTATCAACAATTTCCTGTATAAGGCGGTACAGTGCAACATTAGAACTTTCATTTGTGTGAATGCTTTCAGGCTTAACTTTTACAGAATGAAACGTTTGTATTTGAGTAGGATTTTGTTTAGATTCTTTATTAGAATCGTCAAATATAAAGATATCATTTGGTGTAACATTTAATGTTTTGCATATAGATTCAAGGTTATCAAATGTAATTCTAGTTGTTTCACCATTGTAAATTTTTTGAGCAGCTTGATAGTTTAATCCTGTAGCTTTTGCAAATTGATTTAAGTTGTCAAATTGTTCATCAACATATTTTTTAACATCTAATTTTAGCATACGTAACACCTCCGTGATGCTTTAAATATATCATAAAAAGTTATTTTTGACAATAATTCTTTAAAATAACTCTTGACAGTTATTGTAAAGAGTAATATAATAGGGTACATAAGATAAAGAAAGGAGCTGCACACACGATATGATGGAGTTTAATATATTTGATATTCTTTATGTCAAAACAAATGTTAATACATCAGCTAAATCACACGTTCAGCAGATCGAAAGACCTGTTGTTATAATTCAGAATGATTCTGGAAATAAGTTTGCTCCTACTTTGATTGTCATGTGCTTAACCAGTAAAATCAAAAAGGTTGAGCAGCCCACTCACGAAGTAATTAAAGCTAGTAAATCTAATGGCTTAAAATGTGACTCAATGGTTTTAGGGGAACAGATTTTTACTATTGATAAGCGTGATGTAGTTGAAAAATGGGGAAATATTGACAATGAAGAGGATAGACTTTTAGTAGAAAAATGTTTCCTTGCAAACTTATATGGTAAAAAGAAAATCAGAGTGGAGGAATTAGCATGAGTGGAAGAATTGTGTCCGTAGATGAAGCTATAAGATTGTTAACTGAGTATAAGAAAAACGGTGGCGAAAATGTGTTATTTTCCTCATTTGATTTAGATACGAGATCGCCTGATTGTGAAGCTATTCCAATAAGTGTAACTTGTGGGATTAAAGCTATTACAACTGGATTTCCAATCACGTATAATAGAAACTTTATAATGTCCACATTAAAAACACAAGATAAAAATAAAGAGAAGACAATATTATTTGCTGAGAAGGGACATATGAAAATATAAAATCGAAAAAATACAAACAAATGTTCGTGAAGGTATTGACACAAACAAATGTTTGGTATAAGATATAAACATCTTCACAAGCAATAAAAAAGCAAGGTTCTTACCTCGGTGTTGGCGCACCATATGAGATAAGAACCTTACCAAACAACACATATAACAGAGATTGGTACAACCTCATGCTATACATTTTTAGTTTAAGTCTTTTTAGTTTAAAAGTCAAGATAAAAGTCTAGCGATTCTGTGATTGTTCCAATTTTAAACAACTAAATATAGAGAAATATTACAAATAAAATGTAATGAAAGTCGGCTTTCATCGTAGTTTTTGTACTCATTTTTAAGTATTTTATGGAAATTTATCTCAGTTGGTTAGAGAAATAGTCTCATAAACTATAGGGCGTGGGTTCAAGTCCCACAATTTCCATTCAAAACGGAGAAATAACGTTTATAAAAATGAAAGGGGCGATGTAAATTGGATTGCTTAATTACAAACGGCAAGCAATATATCCGTTTAGATTCAAATGGTAGTCCTCAAACATGCGGTCAGGTACTTGCAGAAAGATTTTCAGAAGATAAAGCAAAAAACATTATCAAGAATCTTCCTAAACCATTGAGAAAATTTCACTTTAATGTTCAGCTAGTCTCTGAAATCGCTGCTCAACCTAAACCAATTGAAGAAGAAAAACTACCAGAAGATATTAACGGTATCTTAGCGGAACTTGACGATTACTATGAAGATTATCAGCGAAATCCAAAGTATGATAATCCTTATACATATCATGGAGAAACTGCTTTAGAGAAAGAACTTTCTATGAATGATATAGGAATCGGCAATTTCTTTAAGATGGTAATTGATTGTGTTTCTGATAGAGAGAAATACATTGAGAATATGGAATATCTTATTAAAGAATATGATCTGAAAATTCTTGATGTAAGACATTTTATCCGAGATGAAGAAACAAAATTAGGAACAGTGTCAATGAGTAGAATCAGTTACTTATTGCAATATTATGAACGTCAACGTGCTATATGCAAGAGAAATAGGAATTGTGCAAAACTTTTCCAATACCATGTAGAGAGATTTAAAAACAGGAAATACATGAAAGTGATTGATAAGATTGCAAATTCTAAATATAAATACAGACGTTTGTCTAAAGAATATCTCGAAGATTATGCGAAAGGTATAACCAGGGAGAAGAAATAATTATTACATAGCAACTGTTAACAGAAAGGAATCGGTGATACAAATGCACTACAAAGATATTCTGGAATCCTATTATGAAATCAATGAAGATCATCCAGAAAACTCAGCAAGAAAATTACATAATTTTGTAGATAAAATTCTCTCAGAGTTTGGTGGTATCACCGATTTTGATAAGGATGAGTGCTATTCAATAGCTAATTTATACATTGCAAAATACATAAAAACTCAATTAGAAGACGGAATTGAGGATTTAGATGAGAAAAAATTTGATTCTTTTATGTATTTTGGAATAAAAAATAAAATTAAAAGCTATATAACAAAGAAGAATAGAGGAAAGCGTTGCAAAATTATAACCACTAAAGAAGGTGATAAAGAAGTCAAACAGTATATTTATCCTGTTTCGTTAGACGGTATGAGTACTGATGATGGCGAATCTAAATACATAGATGTAATTCCTTCTGATTTTAATTTGGATAAAGAGCTGGATATATCAGTAGAAAATGAATCAGTACAATTGTTTTTGGATTCGTTACCAGATATTCAGAAGAAATTACTTCTTATGAAAATGGAAAATATACCTGTGCATGAAATAAAGAAGTCATTAGAACTTACGGAAAACGCATATACACAATGTATGCAGTCAATTCGTGAGAATAAGATGATTAATTTATTCAACAAAAATAGAAAATACCTTAATCAGATTCAAAAGGAGAGTAAGAAAATGGAGAACACAACTGTTAAAGATGAAGATTTAATCATGGATATTGATACTACAGACGGTTATAGGATGGATAAATACACTCTTGAATCTCTGATTGAGGATAAACAAGATGGAGAACTTGATTGTGAGTATATATCTCAGCGTGTTCCGTTTGTATGGACAGATGAAAAAGTAAACAAATTCTATTCAAGAGTATTAAATAATCAGCCTATACCAGAGTTGATCGTATGTGAGATGGTTATACCTGGTGTAAATGGTGGGAAGATTTCTTATTTAATTGATGGACTTCAACGATTGTCATATGCCGAAGCATTTAGAGAGAATCGTTTTCCAGTTGGAAAGAAAGGTGCAGAGTTTACGAAAATCCGTTACAGAAAATATGAGTATGATGAAAACGGTAAAAAAGTGCTTGACGAAAACGGTAGAGCAAAATTCACAATTGAGATTTTCGATATTTGTGGAAAATACTATAAGGATTTACCAGAATTTTTACAGAAAAGATTTGATAAATTCAATGTAAATGTAACTAGATTCTTTGATTGTACTCAGGAAATGATTGATTATCACTTGAGAAATTATAACAATCATGAAGCTATGAGTAAGAATCAATATGGAATTACATGTGTATCAAACGAAACATCCAAACACATTAAAGACATTTCTCAGAAACATACTTTTATGAAGAATAATATTAAGTGTACTAATAAGAGTTTAAAGATGGGAATGCCCGAAGAAATGGTTTCAAGAGCAATTATGACTATGAAATATATTGACGATTGGAAGAAAGAATCTATGGATGTATATAAGTTCCTTGATGCAAATGCGGATGAATCTGATTTTAAACACTTAACATTCTTACTTGATAGACTTGCAATCGTATGTGACAAAGGCGTAAAAGAACTTTTCAACACTACCAACTTCAATATTTGGGTTGCGGCGTTTGATAAATTTATTGATTACGGAATGGATGACACATGGTTTGTACAGTTTATGAAACAATTTATCAGTGAATTACATAGCAAAAAAATTAACGGACGTTCATATGATGATGTTAATACAAAAAATACAAAAGATAAGAATACTGTTAAGAACAAATTAACAGTAATTGAAGATCTGATGAAAGAATATTTACATATAGAAGATTTTGTTGAGGAAATCACAGAAGAATCAGAACCAGAAACAGTTGAAAATGATTTATTTGACACAGAAGTAGTTGAAGAATCACCTGAGAAACCAATTATTGCAGAAGTAACAGAGTATTCAGCAATTGGAAATGTAGAAATTGAACACGTTGAAGGAGAAGTAGTAGATAACGATACATTAGATTTTGTGAAAGAATGTGTTGATAAGAACGTAACAGACATTGATGTTTCTTATTATGAAGACGACTTAAATACCATTACAAAAGATGTACAGTCTAAGTTACTTGATGATGTAAACAGAAAATCTTTAATTGCAGTTATCGCATATGCGTATATGCAGGATGAAAATTACGAAGAATGGTTTGAGAATTATTTTAAAAGAGTTGATACATATGATATTGATCAAAAAAAGAACTATCTCAATATGAGAAACGATTTGATTACTTTTAATAAAGGAGCAGTTGCATAATGAAAGATACAGTAAATGAAGTAAAGAAAAACTTATCAGAACTCGATTATCTTCTTGGAGAAAATAATGTTGAAGATATTAAGAAACGTATTGGAGATTTGATTGTGGACAGAATAGCATCAGATTTACGTGCATATGACTATTATCTGTTTTATCCAGAAGATTATACCGAAACAATCAATAGTGCATTTGAGAAAATAGAGAAGAAAATAACAAAAATGTATTCCGATGCGTTATTGGAAACGGCAACAGAATCAGTTACACGATTTAAAGATATTGCATTATCACATATAAACGAAACACAGGGGCTACAATTGAGGTCGTGTCATAAATGTGAACATTGTAATTTTAATAGATGTAAATTCTATGAAGATTACTATTGGAAAGCACATGACGGAATTTGTGCAGAAGAAGGATTTATCAATTTTAAAGAGAAAGTAGATTAATAAGGGAGATTACATATGAACATGAGACTTTCAGAAATTAAAATTTCTGCGGATTTTGAAAGCAGTATTCCAAATACATATAAATATAATAAATGTGAAAATTACTATAACAAAACAGGAAATCAGGATAGGTACATAGTAGTAGATGAGAAGAATGTTTTAGTAGATGGTTATATAATGTATTTAGTATTGAAAAATCATGATGTGGAATATGGTAATGTAAAACGTTTGACATTAAGAAAACATACTTATACTGATAAGCAACGTAAAAAGTATGGACGATTGATTTCACCTAAACACGTTGTTACATACAAGGAAAAACCAACTGCTTATGTATACGGAAAACATCCTAATAGTAAAGACAATAAAGAATACGTTTGGAGATTACCGCAAGCATGGGGATATATGAGTCTTATGTTACAAAAAGGTGATGTAATCTATTGTGGTACAAGATTTGGAGTTGCACCTGTTGTTGTAACTAAAGTGGAATTAAAATCTAATTTTGATACCAGTTTATGTATTAAAAAAGTATGCTCACAGAAGATTTATAGGAATGGAGAATTATTAAAATATGATAGTAAGGATGGATCAACTAATGTGTAATCATAACTGGGTATTAATCGAAAAGCCACGACATTTAAAGTATAATTATAGTGGGTTAGAAGTTGTGATTGGTAAATGTCGATGCACGAAATGTAAGAAGATAAAGGATAGAAAGATGATTGGTCACCAGATTGGAAATATATTTGAGGAGACAGGATAAAAGCGTGGTTTCATAGTAAAAATTTCTAATATTTCTTAATAAAATCCCATAAAAATTACAATTTAATATAAAGGAGATTAAAATTATGGCTATCGTTGGTGCAATCTTAGGTGATATTGCAGGTTCACAATATGAATTTGGTAGACCAATTGATTTAGATTGGAAGAATTGTAAGTTGTTTACTGATAGATGCTACTTTACAGATGATACTGTAATGACACTTTCTGCTAAATTAGCAATTATTAATAATAAATCTTTCTCAGATTCATATAGAGAATGGGGAAGAAAATATCCAAATGCAGGATATGGGAACAATTTTGAAACGTGGTTAAGATATGATGATAAAACCGCATACGGAAGTTTTGGTAATGGATCTGCAATGAGATGTTCTTATGTAGGAGAACATTTTAATACAGAGAAAGAAGTTATCGAATGGGCTACTAAGTCTGCTGAGTGTACACATAATCATCCAGAAGGAATTAAAGGGGCAGTTGTAACAGCAATGTGCATTTATATGGCAAGAACAGGTGCTACAAAAGCAGAAATATATGAATATGTGAAGAAGAATTACTCAAAAGACGATTATCAATATAGTGTTGAATATAAAATTGAAGACTATAGAAAGACATATCAGTGGAATGAAACTTGTCAAGGAAGTGTACCTGTTGCAATTAGATGTTTTTTAGAGAGTGATGATTATGAAAGTTTCTTGCGAAACGTGTTCTCATTAAAGTGTGATATGGATACGTTATGTGCTATAGGTGGTGGAATTGCGGAAGAATTTTATCATGGTACTGGACTTGACAATGATTATTTACTTGGACATTATCTGAATAGGCAATTGTATAGAATCGTAGAAATGTGAGGTGATAAATATGAAAATGTATATAGGGCAATTGTTAATTGGGGCATTATTTTCAATGATTTTTGCTGGTGGGGTATGGTTTATTTGCGATGATCCAAAATATGATACTCCCATAACTGAAAAGATTATCACAACTATAGGCTCATTTATTGTATTTTTTATAATGGCTTTTATTTTTATTACAGCAATGTTTTTAATATAATAAGATGAAATGAGTTTTAGGAGTAATTAAGAATGATAGAATTGATTTATAATATTATGTTAATTATGATACCTGTAATATATTTAATAAATGTTATTTACAATTGGATTTTCAGTGAAAAGAAATGAAAGAGAGTTAGTGTGATAAATTTAAAAACGTAGATGAAAGACTTGTTTTAAAGAAAGGAAATATCTATGAAAATTAAAATAAAGAGTGACAGAAATGAAGTAATCACATCATTGCAGGTAAAAGATTGTGAATTAACAATCTTTCAAGTGCCATCTAAAAGAACATCATGGATAAGATCATGGATAAGTAATGTATATACAGATCAAGACGGAGAATTATGTTATACAGTTGAAACATGTTTCAAGGAAAAAATCATAGAGCAACTTTCTAATGAAAATTTATTGAATGAACTAAAGAGAAGGATGGTGATTGAATGACAGTTAAGAAACTATTAATTGGATTGCTCATATCTGGATTAGCACTTTCTTTTACTGGATGTGGCGACAATGGAACAATTACTAAAGAAGGAAATAAATATCATATATTTGGTCAGTTTGTTGAGATTAAAAAAATAAAATTTAGAGATCCTATGACTGACATGTTAATTGATGAATTTTTTCTTTATGATACAGAAACTAAAATTGTATATGTTCTCTTAAATGGTGATGTTGATAGTGGCATTACGCCATATTATGTATTAGATGAAAATGGCAAACCAGAAATCGCAATCTATGGAGAAAATTATAATGGATAAAGAGAAAGAAAAATTATCTAAAGAGATATTTCTTATTTGCAAGGGAAGATACAATTGCGAAAAGTACGGATCAGTATTTAATGCAATGAATAAATATTATCACAAATATTATTGTGATGACATTGACATTACTTATCAACTTGCTAATCAGATATTTTTATTTCCTATGGTTGAATGGGTATTGGAGAATCATAGAGATAATAAGTTGCATTCGTTGTTGTATCACATATTTAATAATGATTCATTCTGGAACGGAGAATGTAATTATAATGAGAACTTGTTTAAAAAGATTCTAAATTGGGTTGTGATAATAGATGTAAAAGATTATAACGAAGAAACTGGTAAATATGAATGGATTATTGACTTCTCTGATTTTGATGGAAAGGATGTTGACCTAGAATGATTAAGAGTATCAAACAAGGTGATAATATAGGTGTGGCAAAATAAGTTCAAGGATCTGTTGTAGACGTATATACACATCCAAAATTTAAAGGCATGTATGGATTTGTATATAGAGGTGAGAAGTGGACTTGTAGTGATTATGCTTTTAATGAGGAATATAAATCATGAAATGGATTAAGGAAAAGATAATTTTGTGGCTATTTGGATATGATTTTCCAAGGTATGTAAGACAGTTTTACAAAGAACAGGATCAGATTATCAAAATGTATTCTGAAATGTTACGTGAAGAAGAGAAACTTCTTAGATGGCTTAAAATAGCAGAAGAAAAGAGGTGTAAATAGTGGAAGAAACTATTAAGAATTATGATTCTTATACATCAGGAATGGGGAAATCAAGTGCAGATAAACTATTTTGGATGAGTAAAATTGAGAAGATTAACACTGTTGTTGATTTTGGATGTGCTGATGGCACATTAATTAGAGAAATGAATAGTGAAATGCCAGATTTACAATATATAGGATATGATAATAGCAAGGATATGATTTCTCTTGCGGGAATAAGGACGCCTCATGAACTAGAAAACATTCAATATGTAAGTGATTTAAAAGAATCTTTGAAAGAAAATAACCCAAATAAAACATTATTAAATTTATCGAGCGTGATTCATGAAGTATATTCTTATTCAAATATTAATGGAATTGATAAGTTTTGGAATAATGTTTTTGGATATGATTATGGATACATAGCTATCAGAGATTTTTGTGTAAGTAGATCAGTCAATAGGCAGAGCGATATTAATGATTATACAAAAGTAATCAGGGGAGCAGACGAATTACAGATAATGGATTATGAATCAATATGGGGAAGTTTACGCGATAACAGGAATTTGATTCATTATCTCATGAAATATAGATATAAAGAGAATTGGGATAGAGAAGTGAGAGAAAACTATTTTCCAATTACTCTTGAACAATTACTTAGTAAAATTCCTACATATAAATATGAAATTATATATTTTGAAGATTATATCTTGCCTTTCACATCTAACAAAATCAAACAAGATTTCGATGTCGATATTCACGACAATACTCATGTTAAATTATTATTGCAATTGAAAGAAGGTGTAAATAATTGATCTGTGTAGGAGACAGAGTTAAATATCTAGGTTATGTTTACGGTATGTTTTGGAAAGAAGGAGTAGTTGTTAAAGAAAATACAGATATTGTACAGGTTGAATTTGACAATGGGATAATTCTTTACCTATATAAAAAAGATGTTGTAATAATTGAAAGTGAGGATAATAATATGGCGAAATTAGAAGGATATAAGGCGATTGCAGTAACAAAAGAAGGATACTACGGAAAGAAATATTTTTATGCAATCTATGATGATGGAAAAGTATATGTAGCAGGTGACAAAATTGTAGTAAGTGGCGCAAACAATGGAGTTCTTACAATCGAGGAAATTATTACACCAGATGAATGTAATAGAAATATTACCGCCGAAGTTATCTGTAAAGTTGATACATCAGCATATGATAAACGTGTGGAAGAACGTAAAGAGAAAGCTGAACGTAAGAAAGAAGCTGATAAAATTAAGAAACAGATGGATAAAATGATTACAGAAATGGATCAGACAAAACGATATGAGATGTATGCAAATGATAATCCTGAGTTAGCTGAGAAATTAAAAGTATATAAGGAGCTGATTGGAGAATAATGAATAAAGAAAAGATACATAAATTTCGTAGGAAGTTAGGTTGGATTGTTTTTCTGGGTGGGATGGTAGCAAACGTGATAATTTCATGGGGATTTTTGTTCATGAAACCCGTCTTTCATCTGTTATTTTCCATTGCAGCAGGAGTATTTTCGGTCAAATTATTGATAATTTCGCTGTTAAAATGCTTTTTAGCTCCTGTGGTATGGTATGTGTTGTTATGGATGATAGAAATTATCACTGGATATTTGGGAGATTATTAAAAATGGAGGTATTAAAATGTCTGTATTAAGAACAGAAGACGGTAGAGAACTCATTTTGACTTGTAGATGCGGATGTGATGATGGAATTCACTTTAAAATTGATAAAGACTTCGAGGATTATATGTATATGACATATACGAATGGCAATTTATATCGTGACCAGGATAATGGATTCTTTAGGATATTAGGAAGAAAATTGCATAAGATTTTTGCAATTCTGTTTAATCAAGATTATTACTACGCATCGGCTATATTTTCCAAAGAAGATTTTGAAGAATTTAGAGAGTATATTAATAGCTTTGCAGTACATAAAGAAAACTCCACTGACGTTGTGGACAATCAGTAGAGTTATTGGAATAGATCAAGACCAATGATCTATGTAAAAATCATATCATGTTTCTATGACTTGTTCAAGTCGATATTTCCAAAGGTAACAATTAAAAATTAATATTAAATATAGGAGGTTTATTTTATGAACCAAGCATTTCAGCAAATTTTAAAAAACCAGATGACAATTATGGAAGAATTAGGGGATATTAAATTCTGTGTATTAGGATTATTAAAAGGACATATCCCAGATGATTATAACAAGGAATTACTTGAAAAAATTGAGAGTACACAGAAATTACTTAATCAAAGAATGTAAATGCTAGAGGTGATTGTATGGAAGTAGTAGTACAAACTGATTATCAGGATATTTATAGAATTACAGATGGAGTTTTATTTATTGTAAATAAGTTTATTCCTGTTGATTATTCGAATGATACACCTGAAAAGATTTATGTGTATCAAAGTGATATGAAATATAGATTATACAATAAGTTTTGTCAAAAACGGTTAAAAGTTTTAAAAGAAGATTATAAGAATAAATATTGTCCAGTTGTTATTCCAAAAGGAACAGTTATGTATATGAATACACCAGTTATATGTACAAAAGACAAAACTAAATGGAAATATGAATTAAAGACAACGGGAGCGGCTTTTAGTGGAGATTTTTATACAGTAAGGAGAATGTTGGATGTTATAGATAACATCATAATTGAAAATTAGTACATGAAAAAGTATAAAGAGAAATATAAAACAGGAATGATATTCAGAAGTAAGAAAGATCCTTGGACTGATTTTGTGATTAATTATGTTTCATATACGAGAGAATCTGAAACAGCTTATACATTTAATATGAACTCAATTATAAGTTGGACAAGGATTAATCAAGAAGCCTTCGATAAAAATATCAGTGTGTCAAAAGGAATTGATTACAATAAAGTCAAAAACCATGAAGTGAGTACATTTCCATATCCATTTTTCGGAGAGATGCATCAGAAATCTATGGATAATTATATCAGAAAATATGAAATGAAATTTTGTGGTATGAGTGATAAAGAAGTTATTGTATTCAATGATGATGATTTTGAGTATAGTTCTGGATTTAAAAAGTAACATCATGATAAAAATTAAAATATGGAGGACGTAAAATGAAATTATTTAAAACAGTAGATGAGAAAATAGCAGAGATTGGATTTACAAAAGTTGAAGAAGATAAATATGGATGTAGCTATGAAAGAAAAGATAAGAAATATAATTTTACACAAAAAGTCGACATTTTACACAAAAAATCTGGTAGACATATTTTGCAGTCTTATGATTCAGATTTAGGAGATGATAAAGGAATTGGAAATACTTGTGTAGGACTTACAGGATACGAAATGAAACTATTTCTTAAAAAGATGAAGCGGATGAAAATGTATTCTGGAAAGAAAGTAAGCATCGAATAATATAATGAAATTGGCATTTCAAAGGAGAGAATATGTTAATTAGAAGTCAGGATAGAACAAAATTGGTAGATATTACAGGGAAAACAATTTCAATTAAAAGAATCAATTCTCATACAAGCAATATTGAAATTGTATATGCCAATAGTTCAGTAGTATTGGGATCATATAATGAAGAAAATGCGTTAAAAGTTTTAAATTTCATTGAGCGTTTTTATTGCAAAAGGGATTCTGAATATCATACGTTGCGGATGCCAAAAGACGAAAATGTAAGCAAAATACGTGTGTAATAAAGTATAGGGGATGATTCAAATGGAAAATAGAGAGAAATTTGCTAAAGAAATTTTGGATATTGCTTGTAAAGGCGATACGTTTTCAGTTACAAAGTCGGGTGAAATTACTTTTTGTGATCGTTTTAAATGTGATATGTGTAAATTTAATGATTCTACTGGTGAAAAAAGTTGTAGAACCAAACGATATGAATGGTCGAAATATAAGTATATAGGAAAATCTACAATTACATCAAGAGAAAAGAACTTCCTTGATGCCCTTCCATCTAAGTGTAAATATATTGCAAGAGATAAAGATAATTTACTTTATGCTTATTATGACAAGCCAATACGCGGTAATAAATTTTGGATAACTAATTATGCATTTCATGATATGCCAAAAGATATGCATGGTGATGTTTTTAGTTTCATTAAATGGGAAGATGAAGAACCTTGGAGTATTGATGATTTGAAGAAATTAGAGGTGAAGGATGAATGATTTAGACGATTACGAAGAAGATCCATATGATTACTGCTATGAATGTGGTGGTTATGGTGACGATTATTATACGGACGAAGATGGAGAATTGGTCTGTAGATGTCCTGAATGTCCTATGAATCCTAATTATGATTATTGGGAGGAATGATAATGTCATTGTGTGAAAAAACAATAAGACAATTGGAAGAAGTATATCAACGGAATATACGTTGTAAAGGTTCATTTAGTAAAGAAGAAAGTCCAGAATTATATAATATGTGTAAACATTGTGAACAATATTGTGGTGAAAAACATAATTATAGGGAATGTAGAAATGTGCAATGTTTTATAAACTGGTTGGCTTTAGAGTATCTTGATTGGATAAATGGTTACTAATATTTATTTTATCTAAGTAAATTTCTATGGGTGATCACCCAAATTATTTCCAAAAACAAAGAAATATTATTTTCAACTAAATGACTCAAATTCCCTTATTTTATAGGGGATTGCGCAATCTCAATTACCTAGGAGTTACCTAAATTCCTTTCTATAAATTCTGTAATGCTGCATAAATCGGACATTTTCAACTATCCGATAAAAATAATATTTCATTTTAGAAGGTGATTTGATGATTAATATTCAAGATGTTTCGTTATTAAAGATAACGAAAGTGAGAGATTGGTCTGTTCTTTTTGATTATGATGGAAAACATTATTTATTGCATGGAACTGGCGAAAGTGGAGAACCTGATCGACAAGAATTGTACGAGAGAACTCTAAATCAAAATGGAAAATATGATTTAGAGTATAAAAATGCTTGCTATGGAACTGAATATGTATCAAGAGATTACATTAAAAGTAAGAGCAACAAAACTATTGTTTATAATCAAATTGATAAAGATTTTTTCGCTTATAAATTGACTAAACGAGGATTTGCGAAAGGTATTATGGAAGATAAAGTACAATATGAAAACGATAGAATAGATAAGATTCAGAAGCAAATTAGAATATTTGAATATAAAATTTCTGAACTGAGAAGAACAATACAAGATTATATTTAAAATATTTTAAGGAGAAATAATACATGATTAAATATATTTGTGATTTATGTGGCAAAGAATCAGAGTATTTAGACAAATATTATATTCCAATGATGCATTCAAATGGCAAATTCAAATCAGTACAATTACATTTATGTGATGATTGCTGTAATAGAATTGATTTATTCATACGTGGTATAGCATCTAAGAATATAGGGAAAAGACTTGATCAGATGATGAACACAAACGATAAGGATGATCTTTGGTAGGAAAAATAATATGTGGAAAGTAGATTATTACACTTTAGCGGTATGTGAAGATGGTTCTGTGGGAAATGTAAAACAGTATAGTGATACTTGGTATACAGAATATGAATTAGAAGATTTATATACTGAGTTACAAAAGGTAATTGATGCAATTAAAGGCAAGAATAAATATCATCCCGTAGTAGAGAAAATTGAAAATATTAGAGGACATGGTGATAGATAAATGTTTGAACCTTATGAATGGAAAAGTCGAGTATTTGCTGAACCAGTAAAAAGAAGTCTAATAGAAGAACTATATTATAAGGTACGTTGTTATTATAATGCTCAAACTGAGTTGTATGATAGAACACTTACTGATGAACGAGAGCCTTGGGATAATACAAGTGCTTTTGTACACAATGTATATGTAAGGAAATTATCTAATGAATATGCTATTTATCTATATAGATTTTGTAAACGTGTGTTAATTCAAGAGTTACATACAAGTTTTAACTATAATACGTGGGCATCAATAAATGACAATAGATACAAAGCACAATACTGGATTGACGAATATGAAAGATTAAAGTCTAATGGAGAATTAGATTTTATAGAAAAATATAATAAATAATGAAAAGGAGATTGAATGAATTACGAAGATTTTCTAAAACAAAAAGATTATGTTCTGGAAAGTAGCGGATTTAATATTGATAAAGATAAACTAAATCCCATGTTATTTGATTTTCAGAAGGATGTAGTAAGATGGGCGTTAGCAAAAGGTAGAGCTTGTATTTTTGCAGAGTGTGGGCTTGGTAAAACGCCAATGCAGTTATCATGGGCGCATCAAGTACATTTACATACAGGCGGTAAAGTTTTGATTCTTGCGCCACTATCGGTTGCAGATCAAACAAAGAGAGAAGCCGAAAAATTCCATTACAATGCAAAAGTATGTGAGAAACAGGAAGATTGTATTGATGGAATCAACATTACAAACTATGAGAAATTAGACAAATTCGTAGCAAATGAATTTGTTGGAGTAATCTTAGACGAGAGTTCAATTCTTAAATCCTACACTGGTAAAGTGAGGACTTCTATTATCGAGAATTTCCAAAATGTTCCCTATAAATTAGCTTGTACTGCGACACCTGCTCCAAATGATTATATGGAGTTGGGAAATCATTCTGAATTTTGTGGAGTTATGACACGTTCAGAGATGCTATCAATGTTCTTTGTTCATGATGGTGGTCAAACATCTAAGTGGAGATTAAAAGGTCATGCAAAAGATGTATTTTGGCAATGGATGGCAAGTTGGTCTGTATTTATTGATAATCCATCAAATTTAGGATATGACGGTACAGATTATGAATTACCTAATTTGAATATTCATGAAATTATAGTTGATGGAGATAAACCAATCACTGAATCACTTACATTAACAGAGCGTAGAAATGCAAGAAAAGATACTCTTGAATTAAGATGCCAAAAAGCAGCAGATTTAGTAAATAATTCAGATGAACAATGGTTAGTCTGGTGTGATCTTAATGCAGAAGGCGATAGATTGAATGAACTGATTGAAGAAAGTAAAAACGTTCAAGGAAGCGATAAGAATAAATACAAGAGTGAAACAATGCTATCATTTTCTGATGAAAAATTAAAATGTCTTATCAGCAAGCCACAGCTCGCAGGATATGGCATGAATTGGCAGAATTGCCACAATGTTATTTTTACTGGACTTTCTGATAGTTTTGAGCAATATTATCAGGCTGTAAGAAGATGTTGGCGTTTTGGTCAGACAAAAGAAGTCAATGTATACATAATCATTTCAGCAAAAGAAGGTTGTGTAAAAGAGAATATTGAAAGAAAACAGTTAGATTTTATCACTATGAGGGATGCAATGATTAATCTAACTAAAGAAATTACTAAGAAAGAGCTTAAATCAACGTGTAGACTTACTACACCATATGAAGCAAATACAACAATGAAATTACCAAACTGGGAGGAATTCAAATAATGATGAACGTAATTGATCAAGCAGTAGCAAATAGATATGCACTTTATCATGGAGACAGTGTAGAAATTACTAAGGAAATTCCAGATAATAGTATCCATTACACTATCTTTTCACCACCATTTTCACAGTTATACGTGTACTCTAATTCAGATAGGGATATGGGTAATTGTAAAGGTGATGAAGAATTTTACAATCATTTCAAATATCTTGCAAAAGAATTATATAGAATTACAATGCCTGGACGACTTCTGAGTTTTCACTGTATGGATTTACCTCTTATGAAATCAAGAGATGGTGTAATTGGATTAAAAGATTTCCCTGCGCTCATGCTTAAAATCTTTCAGGATTGTGGATTCATCTATCATAGTAAAGTAACTATTTGGAAGAATCCCGTTACAGAAATGCAAAGAACAAAAGCACTTGGACTTTTACATAAACAGATTAAGAAAGATAGTAGTATGAGTCGTCAAGGACTTCCAGATTATGTGATTACGGTTAGGAAACCTGGTGATAATCCAGAACGAGTTGAACACACAAATGAATCATTTCCTGTTAATGTATGGCAAAATTACGCTTCGCCTGTATGGATGGACATTAGGCAGAGTGATACATTACAGAGAAAATCAGCAAGATCTGAACAGGATGAGAAACATATTTGTCCATTACAGCTTGAAGTAATTCAGAGATGTATTGAATTATGGACGAATCCAAACGATATTGTGTTTGATCCGTTTGGTGGAATTGGTTCTACTCCATATGTTGCACTTAAATTAGGAAGAAGAGGAATTGCAAGTGAATTAAAAGATAGTTATTTTGAGCAGTTGAAGAAAAATGTAGAGTCTGTGGCTGCCGAAGAACCAGAATTATTTCCAGTTGGAGAAAAGAGTATTGAGGATGTAGTCGCATAAGCGGCTATATTCCTTATACAAAATATAATTTAAAGGAGAACAACACTATGAAAGATTCAGTAAAAGAAACATTAAAAAGACTTGGGGTTTCACTAACAAAAGAAACAGATAAAGGAACTTGTGTGAAAACTTCATATGAATTATTGGAAGAATTAGCAGAAAAGTGGGAAACACAGTTATTAAAAGATTGATAAAACAATATTAGATATAAAGTATACAATATGCACAAAACAAGAATTGAAATATATTGATTTCTCGTTGCACTTTAGATGAATTTTTGTGCATATTGTACAGAAGTATTAGATGAAACACGAGTTTCATAGGAGGAATAATTTATGAGTTATATTATTAAATCACCAGACGACTTGAAAGATCCATTCTTATGTTATTGTGTATTCCATAGATTTATGGAAGAAGCTGGCGAAGATTACATTGATTATAATGAGTTAATTGTTAAACCAATACCATTTGTATTTTGGTTAAAAGGACGTAAGGAAATTACAAATGAACAGTTAGAGAAACTTTTGAAAACAAAATTTTTAGAAGAAGTATTACAAGAAGAAATGTTATTTCCAAATACATATGGAGAATCTGTGATTTCACGCAGTAAAGCTTATGTACTATTATCTGAATATGTATGTCAAATTTCAGAATTTAGACAAAGAGTTTGGGATAGTGTGAATGATAAAGCAGATGGTTTTGAAGATAATCAGTTTTATAAAGATGAAGATGGGATTAGTCTTGCTTGTATTATCAGTGATGAAAATATGATTGAAAGTAAATTGTATTCTTTAGAAGAATTAAAAGATATGACAGTATATGAATTTGATGATTTATCATATAAAGATCAGTTTAATGCAGTAAGAAATCTTACTATTAAAGAAGCCGATGGTATAGAAGAAAAATATAGTTAGTTTAAATACGGTTTTCATTATAACATTAAAGGAGTTGCAATATGAGTAAATATTGGAAGAATATTGGTAATAATAAATATGGAAAACCATGTTATGCATTATATTTTACACCATTTGGAGAAGACGAAAGTGATGATGCTGTCATTGCTATCGTTGCGCAAGATAACGAAGATACAAAATACTACAATTATACATCAAAAGAAATGAATGTAGAAGATGACTGGTTATTTGGAGATAACATTGATGATATAAAAGATGAGATCGAAGAAATGTTGATTGAACATTGGGAGAATGAAGTTGAATATTTAGAGGACAAACTAAAAGCATTCAAAGAGGAAGAATGAATGATTCTAAAAGATAAACAATATTTCTTAAATTATAAAGAATTTTATTGTGATTTGACAGAAGAATTGGATCAATGCGCAGGCTTTGATACGAAAAAATATCGACATTATAAACATTATCTAGTAGATTATAGGGACAAAAACTTTGATTGCATTTCAATTCGTATTCCTGGTGGTACAATTGGTGGAATTTGGGTAGATGAACATAATGTAATTGTTAATATAAAGATTGATCGTAATTATGTTGTGAAAACATATTCTGATGAATTGGATGCGATTATAGAGAAATACATTGGTAAGAAGATTGAATTTGAGAGGTGAAGTAGATGGAGAGATTAACAAAATGGGAAGATGATAGTATCACATATAACGAAAAACGAGAGTTTGAGTGTGGTGAATATTGCGATAGCTGCTCACAGGGTGCAGGAAATTGCAAAACAGTAGAGAATATGATTAAAAAGCTTGCCACTTATGAAGACTTAGAAGAACAGGGCTTACTTGTGAGATTGCCGTGTAAGGTTGGAGATACAATGTATGATATTGTAGGAAAACCTTTTAGAATTGTAGAACACAAAGTGAATGCTTTTCATATTGATAAAAAAGGCTTTCATTTACAAATTATTAACGGAGTTTTAGAAAAGAAGCAAGAAGCAAAGGTTTATTTTTCTCGTGAAGAAGCTAAAAAGAAGTTGGAGGAGATGAAAAACGATGGATCGAAGAAATAGAAAGTATTATTTAGTGGAATTACCATATTGTCATAATGCATGTGTGAAAAAATTAAAAGAAATTAGAACTGTAAAAATTTCAAATCCTTATGATTTTGATAAAGATAAGGAATATGGATATGCAAATTGTTTAATTGGATTCTCCAATGATGTAGAAAATTCTGTTCTTACAGTTTTAAATTCAAAATGGGAATATGGTTATAAAGCAGAATATAAAGAAATTACTAAAGAAATGATTGGACATTAAAAGAAATGAATCATAGACAAAAAAGTAAACAATATGGCAAATGGGTGTTTGTAAAATATCCAGGCGATTTAGCTGTATATGCAGTTTGTCAACATTGTGGGTTTACATATCCATGTTATAGAAAAGAAGATGGTTTAATTTTTGTTCCAGATTTAAAAAAAGTATATAAATATTGCCCTGAATGTGGATTGAAAATGAAGCTATTTAATGGAAATGTAGTGTATAAACAAAACTAAGAGGTGATATTGTGGTTAGTTTATCAGGAAGTTGTTATATGGTATCGTATGATATGGATGATGGATACAAAGTATTTGTTAGAGATCGTAATGGCTTAAAAGAAGTTACAAATTCTATGAGTGAAGAAGAGAAAGAAGTATTAATAGATGACTTGGTTTATGCTATTACAAGATTGGTAGAAAAGAAAAGCTGAAACGGCAGTTTCATTTGGAGAAATAAAGCACATAACAATAAATAATATATAAAACAGGAGGAATAAAGAATGATGAACAATTTTTTAAACGGGATGTTTGGGAAAGTTGGAAGTGGAATGTGTAGGCTTTCAATGAATGGAGGAATTGCAGTAAAAACATCAAACGGGTACAAAAGCTACAATGTTAAAACAAGTAAACTTACTAATTGTAGCAATTTTGTGTTTGATATTGGAGAAGAATTTTTCTTTGTAATTCCAACAAATAAAGTAGAAAAAGGTGATATTATTTTAGTTAATAATAAACCAAAATGTGTCATTGAATCTGATAAAACTAAAATTACTGTAATCAATTATGAAGATTCAACAGTAGAGACTATTTTACCTGAGAGACATGTATTTATGGGTAATACATATTTTTATGGGAAAATTGTTTCAATGTTTGGATGTGATATTTTAAAAGGAAAGAAAGGCACAAACAATATTTTTAAATATATGATGCTTTCACAAATGATGAAAGGTGAAAACAATTCTTCTGGAATGCTAAATGGAAATAGTGGAGGAATGAGTGCTATGTTACCATTTATGATGATGGGTGGAAATATGGGAGAAATGTTTGATGGAATGTTTGATTTTGATACAGACAATGATACAGATGTAGAAGAAGAGGAGGAAGCATAATATGGGATGTGGATCATGGACAAAAGCTAGCTATACAAGTTATTCAAAATCAGTAGGAAGAAGTGTTTCAAAAGATGGAACAATTAGTGGTTCTTATTCTAATCAGGATATGTTCAAAGCTACAAATATTGATCCTGCACTTGATCCCAAAAATGTAATCAGGGAATGTTGCGACACAGAAGAACATCCAAATACAGTTCCAGTTATTTTAGCATTAGATGTTACTGGATCTATGGGACAAGCTGCCGTTGAAGTAGCAAAGAAACTCAATGTAATTATGACTAAATTATATGAGAAAGTAACAGATGTTGAATTTCTCATTATGGGGATTGGAGATTTAGCATGTGACATTTATCCTATTCAAGCTTCTCAGTTTGAATCAGATATTCGTATTGCTGAACAGCTTGATAAAATTTATTTTGAATTTGGTGGGGGTGGAAATAATTACGAGTCTTATACCGCAGCATGGTATTTTGGCTCTCGTCATACAAAGCTTGATTGTTTAAATCGTGGAAGAAAAGGAATTATCATCACTATGGGAGATGAACAGCTTAATCCATATCTTCCGTTAAGAGGTCGTTACAGCGGATTAATTGAAGCAACAGGGGACAATCTTCAAGAAGATGTAGAAACAAAAGATTTATATAATGAAGTTTCTAAAAAATTTAATATTTATCATTTAGATGTAAATCATGGTCGTAGATGGGATGAAGATGAAATTGAAACATCATATAGAAAATATCTTGATGATGTTCATTTTAGAAAAGTGACTATGGATAGTATTACGAATGAAATTGTAGACATTATCATTAATGAAGCAGAAAATAATGTAGTAAATTCAGTTACAAAATCTTCTGGTTCAGAAGAAATTACATGGTAGAATAGGAGAATTAAAAGATGAAAGACATTAAGATTGTAATTGGAGCAAATTTTGGAGATGAAGGAAAGGGTTTGATGACAGATTATTTTTCGCAAAAATCCAATAGTATTGTTGTGTGTTCAAATGGTGGAGCGCAAAGAGGACATACTGTAACAACACCAACTGCAATTAGACATGTCTTTCATCATTTTGGATCAGGTACATTTAATAACGCAAGTACATATTTATCTGAGGATTTTATTCTTAATCCAATTATTTTTAAACAAGAATATGATGAGTTAGTAAAACTTAATCATAATCCAAATGTATATATTAATCAAAATTGCATGATAACAACTCCATTTGATATGATAGCTAATCAAATCGTTGAGGAAAGCCGTGGTAAAAATAAACATGGTAGTTGTGGATTAGGGGTTTTTGAGACAATTAAAAGATATAGAGCTGGTGTAACTGATTTAGATTACAATATTAAAGAATATTATTTGGAACAATTTAAAAAGGAGGACATTGAATTATCAGACGAATGGTTGAAAATCTTTTTTGATAATGGTATATTTGAACATTTCTTAGAAGACTTGGATTTTATGAATAGCCATTCATTGTGTATTTCAGATGAATATTTCTTAAATCAGTATGACAATATTATTTTTGAAGCAGCACAAGGGCTTTTACTTGATCAAAATAATATTGATTATTTTCCACATCTTACCCCATCTAACACTGGAATTAAAAATCCCAAGAAAATAATTGAAAATATTGAATGGAATGATGATATAAATATTGAAACTTGTTATGTATCTCGTACTTATTTAACAAGACATGGCGCAGGGAAATTTCCATCAGAATGCAATAAAAATTTTATTAACGAATATATGTATGATAAAACAAATGTTCCAAATCCTTTTCAAGATAGATTAAGATATGGACATCTTAATCTAAGAGAACTATATAATAGATGTTCTGATGATATTGGAGATTTTGGAAACACAAAATCAATTGCAATTACTCATTGTAACGAATATGACAAATGGGATAATGATTTGCTTATAAATTTATTTAATGATTGGAATATTTATTATTCTGATGGAGAAACCCGAAATGATGTAGATTTAAGATAATTGAAATGTTGTTTTCAAAGGAGGTTAAAATGAAAAGACAGATAAGAAAATCAGTTTTTGAGACAAATTCATCAAGTACACACGCTATTTGTATTACAAAAAAGAAAGATAATTATAAGATTCCAAAACATATTGATTTTGAATTTGGCGAGTTTGGGTGGGAACATGATGAATATAGTGATACGCGTAATAAAGCATCATATTTAATTACCTCAATTTTTAGTTTTAGTAAAAGTGAAACAGATGAAAACCTTGCACGATTAAAAAATATTTTGGACTCTCATAATATTACATACTCAATTCCAGAACCAAAAGTTGAATTAGATAGGTGGAGAGGGAAAGAATATTATTATTATGATATTGGTGATAATTACATTGACCACGTAGGAGAAACGAAAGACTTTGTAGATGCGGTTTTATCAGATTCAGAAAAGTTATTTAGATATTTATTCGGAAATTCTTTCATTATTACAGGTAACGATAATGATGATAGTTACAGGGATAGAATGTGTATCTATGAAGGAGATGAAGAAACAGACTATGGAAGTTATCCGATTTATGGAGATTTAAAACCTGAATTTAATGATTATGAAATTTATGAGAAAGGAAATTAAATTATGAAAAGACAAGTAAGAAGAAATGTATTTGAAACTAACTCAAGCTCAATGCATAGTTTATCAATTGCAAAAAGAGGAGTAACAGAGTATTTACATGTTGACGAATGTACAAACAAAGTAATTACGGAGTTTGGTGAGTTTGGATGGGGTTATGATGAATATAATGATCCAGAAACAAAATTATCATATCTTGTAACTATGATTGGTGAATCTCATAATTGTTATTCTATTGAAGAAATATATGAGACTAATGATTTTAAGAAAATTAATGATGTGGTTTCAGCAAGATGTGAATGTGATGGAATTGAAATTAAAAATGTTGATGGATATATTGACCATCAATCAATAGACACAATTGATAATCTAATGAAAGAATATAATTGTACAATTGAAGAATTTATTTTTGATAAAGGAATTACTTTAGTAATTGATAACGATAATTAATAGGAGGATTGATTTTATGAAGAGACAAATTAGACGAGGTGTATTTGAAACAAATAGCAGCTCTGTGCATTCGCTTACAATGTGTACACAATCAGATTATGATAGATGGAAAAATGGAGAACTCATTTATGATTATTGGGAAGATAAATTAATTCCACTAGATGATACAGATCATCATGATGATGACAGATATTATACATATGATCGTTTTAATGAGTATGGAGCACTTGATTATGAAACTTTTGAAGATACATTTACGACAGAAAGTGGAGAAACTGTAGTTGCATTTGGATATTACGGTCACGATTGATTAGGAGGATTAAGAATGGGATTATTAGGAAGATATAAAAACGGTAACTTTGTGACAACTATTTTGAGTGACGGAACAAAAATTAGAGAAACAAAAAATGATGAATTTATTCCTAGCTTTGCTGAAAACATGGATGTAAAAATTTGTAACTACTGTGATATGGGATGTAAATTTTGTCATGAGGGTAGCTCTTTATATGGTAAATTTGGAGCTATTTTAAATGAAAAATTTATTGATACTTTACATCCATATCAAGAAATTGCAATTGGCGGTGGTGATGCAACCAGTCATCCTGATTTAATTCCATTCTTACAAAAACTAAAAGAACGAAAAGTTATTGCAAATATGACTGTTAATCAGATCCATTTTGAAAAGAAACAGGAATTAATCAAAAAGTTAGTTGACGAGAAATTAATCTATGGTCTTGGCGTTTCGCTAGTAAATCCCACAAAACATTTTATTGAACTTATAAAACAATATCCAAATGCAGTTATTCATGTAATTAATGGTGTGTTAAAACCATTGGATGTAAAAGTATTAGAGAATAATAATTTAAAGATGTTAATTCTTGGATATAAACATTTGCGTAGAGGCAATGAGTATTTTGAAGAAGAACAGAATGATATTGAAGTTAAGCAGCAATGGTTATATGAAAATCTTGAAGATATTATCCAGAAATTTAAAGTTATAAGTTTCGATAATCTTGCTATTGAGCAATTAGATGTAAAAAGATTATTGGCTCAGGAAGAATGGGATGAGTTTTACATGGGCGATGACGGAAAAGTTACATATTATGTCGATATGGTAGAACGTAAATTTGCTCAGAGTTCTACTGCTACGCTTGATAAAAGATACGATTTACTTGATTCAGTGGATGATATGTTTAAGGTTATTACACGATAAAATGCGTCTTTTATCTGTGAAGAAAGGGTGAGATAAATGGATGGATTTACAGTAATTGTAGAATTGTTGTTTATGATATTACTGAGTGGTTGTGTATTAATTGGGAGAAATAAATAATGAGTAGATTAATTGACGCTGATAAATTGATAAATTCTCTTGGAAGTTTAGATATAGATATAGAAATAACTGGGTTGATTAATGAACAGCCTACGACCGATGATGTAGATGAGGTTGTGGAGCAGTTAAAACAATTAAAAATGAAATACTTCTTAACAATTGCAAATACGGGAGATGCCGATAAAGATTGTGCTTATAAAAACATTGCAAATACAATTGATAGAGCCATTGATATTATAAAAGGTGGTGGAATTGAATGAAACTGAATAATGAAATCTGCATTTCTTTCTTACAAGGTAGTGGATGGATGCGGAATCATGATGAAAAAGTCAAAAATGGGATTATTGATAAATTTGTGGAACGAATTAGAGAAAGGCTTGAAATCAATAACACATGTAATATGATTGATATAAATATTGTAGCACAGGAACTGAAAGAAGAGGTGCTTAAATGCGAAAATCGGTATTGATAATGAAAACACCAGAGAAATGTCTTGACTGTAATTTATATGTTTTAGACATGGATGGTTCATTATCTTGTTATTACTATAAAAAAGAAATATGTAGTAATGTAGGAGAAAATAATAGTCGTCCAGAGTGGTGTCCATTGAAATCATTACCAGAAGAAGATCATGAAAATCATTATCCTGATGAATGGGAAGATGGATATGCTGATGGTTGGAACGCTTGCTTGAGAGAAATTACAGGTCAACCAAAAGAAGATTATTAGATGAAAGTAAACTTTCAACTCATAAAATGGAGGAATTTATATGAAAAAGTATATTGATGTGGATTTTAATTATGGAATGACAATTGAAGAAGCTGTTAAATACTTGCGCCAGTTATCATATAAAACTGGTAAGGATTATTGGGGAACTTTTAATGGTAATATTTTAAGTTCTGATATGACAGTAGATGAAGCATATATTAAATGTATTGGTAAAACATTTAAAGAATTTAAAGATGAACAAGAAAAAAGGAGACAAGATTTCATCAGAAGAGAAGAAGAACATAAAAAATAAAATTCCAGAACTAACAAAATATTGGATTAAAGAAGGACATAAAGTTTTATTACAAGACAAATGGGACGAATGGGATAGATGTGTACCTATTAGATTAGGTAATCTGTACAAAGGAATGGAGTTAGGTCAATGTTTAGATATTATTAAAACTGTTAAGGATAATTCTATTGTCGCAGGTATTAAAGTAATGAAAAATCAAGGTCACTCAGGAATGTCTTGGGGACTTATGAAATCTATGATTAAGACTTTTTGTGATTGTGGTAACGAATTTGTTGAAGCTTTAGATAATATATAATTTTTCTAAGAGCATTTCTGCTCAAGATTCCATAAAATGCAACTGAATAGAGAGGTGATAGTAATAGTACACAAATCTAAAAGATTCACTAATACATGGTGGAGTTTATGCATTAATTATGAAGATTATCTTAACTTTGCAAAAGAAATGTATCAATGGAAAGGTGAAGATGCCATATTTGGCGGTGAGCAATTCCAAACAGAAGACTCATTATTTGATAGTGTGAGTTCATGGATGGATGCATTTGAAGTTCCATATATATTAGAAGATCCTAATGATAAGTACTCTGATGAACATGAGATTAATAATCCATTGACTGATAAGTATGAAATTAAAAATAAACCAGAAGAGAATGAATATCCAGTAGTGGTTTATATGTATAGAGTGCAAGGTTATTTTAATATTGATTGGTTTAGTATTAAAGAATTGGAAAGTGAGGATAAATAATGCCAACAGGATATACGTCTTACATTAAGGATGGGAAAATAACATCTGGTAAAGAGTTTTTAAAACTATGTACAAGAGCATTTGGAATTGCCGTTGACTTGAAAGATGAATCTTTAGATGTTCCAACACCAAATCATTTTGAGCCACATCCTTATTATGAAAAAGCATACAAAGATTCTTTAGTGTCAAGAGAAAAAGCGTATAGCATGACTTTTGAAGAGGTAAAAAAAGATATAATATCTAAGTATCATGATAATAATGGCAGGGCAGCAAAAATACTTGAAGAATATAAAGATGAAGATAAAAAGTACCTAAAAGTACGAGAAGAAGTTGAAAAATGGATTCCACCAACACCAGAACATGAAAATCTAAAGAAATTTTGTTTAGAACAAATTGATATGTCATTGAATACATCTTTATATGAATGGTGTGAAAAAGATATAAATAAGGAATTAGATACTTCTGATGATACAGTTAAAAAATATATTGATATTTTAAGAGATAATGCAGATGAAAAATTGAAAAGAGCATATAAACATTGGCAAGAAGAATTAAGGAGAGTAGAAGAAAAGAATCTATGGATGAAACAATTTTTAGATAGTTTGGAGGATACGAAATGGTAAATTTTGAAGAGAAATTTAATGATTTAATCCAGAAAAAGATTATCAATGACATTTCAAAACAGGATTTTATTAAAATTAATTACGATAATAGGTATGAAGTTCCATACGAAGTCCTTAAAGAATGCTATGAAAAAATTGATATTGAAAAGGTAAAAGAGAAAATTATATCACGATTAGAAGAAGAAATGGCAGATAAGATTGTTAATAAAATGGTTACTGAATTTTCAAACGATATTAAACAGATTATGTGCAATCGTGAACTTAGAGAAGATTTGAGATATTATATGAGAACTAAAATTGAAGAAATCAATGATAAAGTGATGATCTAGCATCACATGAAACAAACGTTTCAGAGAGGATGTGAAAATAATGTTTGAAGGCAAAAAGTGCATTATAATTGTAGGCATATGGTTACTTATAGGATTATTATCGGTGATGCTTGTGTGTATACGCGATATGAGAGGAAAACCATATGATGAGAATTATTTTAAAGGAGGAACGCATTATGTTATAAGTCTAATTCTTATGGGAGGATTCTCATTTTTTCTTTTCGCATTTGGCATTTTTCGAGAAAGACATAAGAAACGAAAGAGTAATAGAATATTCACAAAATTCATTTATAAAATAGCGAATATAGGTATAAAGGAAGATGGTGATGATAAATGAAACGTGATCCAAAAGAAAGATTTATAAAAATACATATGGATTCTATTACTGTAAAAAAGATAAAACCTTTATTATTCTGGTACAAATGTGAAAAATGTAAGAAAGAATTTGTAAGAGAACCAATATATAGTTGTAGCTATTTGGATGATTTTTGGGAACATCACTACATATATCATGGATGTTCTCATTGTTTTCAAGATAAGAATGAATTTGTAACATGGTTACAAGATACAGGAAGATTATACACAGAAGAATCATTAAAAAAACTATGTAAAGAGAGAAGTATTGGTGAATGAAAGTTACAGAGCTTATAAGAAAATTACAAAAAATCGGTTATGATGAGAATACTGAATTGACATTTAGCTGTGTGGATGGTGAAACAGGCGAATATTATGTTATTCCGTTTGAAGAAATCACATATGGTGAAGAATTAACGGGTGAACCATATGAAAATGATATCATTGATATTGAAGTAGATGTTGATTCAGTAGAAGAATATATCAAGGCAAAAACAGAAGTTGAATTAGAGAAACAAACACAAAGAGTAATTAAAGCATTGGAGAATTGTAGCTAATATGAAGACATATAAAAAGGTATTATTTTACAAAGAAGCGGAATCACCGCTTGCATGGAGAGGTGATCGTAAAGCAAAGACAAAAATTGAAGCTATTATGTGGTTTGATTTTAAAGAAGGATTAAGATTTTCGGTTGGAGCAGGAAATATTACTTCTTGTGAAAGAAACATTTTTAAAGCCATTTTGAGAGTTTTGGAACATGAATCTATTGGAATGGCAAAATATGATTGTTTGAAGGAAGATACTAGATCAAAAGGATTATGGAAGAAATTATAAAGAAAGAGGTAATAGAACATGAAGACAATCTATGAATTAAACGAAAAAGATATTGTAAGTGTTGTAGCTGAAAGATTTGATATTGAACCAGAATGTGTTCATGTAAGCTACGATAATGTAACAACTGGTTATGGTGTCGCAGAAACTACGAAGCCAACTATTAAGATTCAAATTACAATGAATAGAGAACTAGATGAAGTGTGATTTTGAAATCTCGATTTCATGGAGTAAATAGATGGATAAAATATGGTACGCAGAGAGAATAAAAGAGTGTAAGAGTGTAAAACCAGAAATTATAAGACTTTTAAAGGAAGAATTTAAAATTTCTGACAAAGATTTTGATTGTATTATGTATGACCTTGAGTCGCAATATCATAGCACACCAGATACTTTATTGAGGATGGCAATTCTTAATAAATGTGCAAAACGTGGATATGATTATGAAGAATGTGAACATTATTTAGATTTAATAAGGTCATCAGGTATTGAAAAATTATTTAATCAGTACACTAAAAAGAAGATTCTACATGAATATTTAGATAGTGATCCGATGATTTTTAATGGAGATATTTTGATTACTGATCCATGTTATATCATAAAAGAAGATAGCAAAGAAGATTGGAATATCTGTTGTTGCGGATATGATATGGAGAAATTAGGAATAAATCATTATATGACACGTGATACGTTATATGGAGATTGGTCTTGCATTACATTTAATTCTGATACCAAAGAACCTATCGGAAGATTTTGTGCAGATGCAGGTTTGGTATCTGTTATGTTCCTTGATGAAGTATTGAAATATAATCCAGATTATGACTGTGATTTAAAAGAATCTTTTACAACAACTATAATCAGAGATTTCTATGGAACGGTTCAATTCGTTGTTAGGCAAGATGGAAGTAAAGAAGAATATGACCTTGAAGTAATTGGACATGGGATTAATAAAGTAACAGATAAACCAATCAATTTTATTGGAAAACAAACAGGATTTTAGAGGTGAGGATATGAATATTGCATATAAAATACTAATCTTATTTACTATGATTTTCTGCCATATTGTAGATGATTATTATTTACAAGGATGGTTAGCATCTGCTAAACAAAAATCATGGTGGGAAAAGAACGCACCAGAGAAATTATATAAATATGATTACCTAGCAGCGTTATTTATGCATAGCTTTAGTTGGTCATTTATGATTATGTTACCACCAACAATTGCTCTTATGGTAACTGGTGGAATATGGAAACCTATATTGTTGATTGTTAATTTAATGATACATATGTTTGTAGACAATTTGAAAGCTAATGAAAAGAAAATTAATTTAATTCAAGACCAAATGATCCACATTATTCAGGTTATTTTTACATGGTGGGTTTTAATTGGAATATTATGATGGGTGATGTTTTATGAATAAAAGAACACGTAAAAAGTGGTTAAAGAAGCAAGGATTATATGTCAATCCAAAAGAAACATGGAATCTGGATTACACAATTGCAAAGTTTGTGTTGCCAAGACTAAAATTATTCAAGAAATTAAATAACGGTTATCCAGGAAGAGAAGGAATGGAAACAGAAGAGAAATGGGATGAAGCATTAGATAAAATGATTTGGTCTTTTGAGCAAATTGCTAATGATTATGAGATATATATGTCTATAAATTTTAAGGATTCCGATTGGAGAGATAAATGCAAGGATCTGAATGATAAGATTCAAGAAGGATTAATGTTATTTGCAAAATGGTTTCAATATTTAGGGTGGTGAAAAAATGAAAGAAATTAAACAGCATAAGTAAATGTGAAGTTAAGAAAAATTTAAAGGAGATTAAAGAATTATGAAGAAATCAGAACCAAAATTAATTTTAAATTTGCAAGTTGATAGTGAAGAACTTGATCAGAAAGTTAAACTTGCAATGGACAAGTATATCGAAGATGTAATTGTAGGGAATCTCGATGATGAGATTGAAAAGATTGTAACTAAAAGGATTGGAGCGTTAGTATCAGCAGATAGATGGAATCAAAATCGAAAAATTAAAGGTAGAACGTTGGAAGAATATGTAAAAGAAGCAACAGAGAAAGTTATTTGTGATGTAATTGATAAGAATATCAAGGATATTTTTGCAAAGAAAGTTGCGGAGATGTTATAGAATTATGAATGAACAATGTAAAGTATGCAAGAAATATAAAGGAGATTGCGGTCATCATTTCAAAGATGATTTAGGACATATAAATTATGATATTCCATCTGAGTATGCGTGTGACCCATATGGAAACTGTGTGTCTTTTGAAGAAACAAGAACAAAATATCAAATTGCACTCACAAATATATTAGAGAATAAATCAAAAATTCACATATATGTTAATACACAAGTATTAATCGAAGCATTGACAAGAGTAATAAACGAAGATAAGAAGTAACATAAAATATTTCTTTCATCGTAGTCTTGAAAAATCCTTGATTTTACTTACTTCTGAAAGAGATAACGTAACCAGATTACATAGAATCATGTGGTTTTGGGACGCTGAAACTGCATAAATATTAGTGATTTAACATATCACATGAAAGAAATAATTGATAGAAGAAAGGAATACATAGTCTCATGAGGTAAGCTGCGCAGCACTATTATGGTGCGAGACTGTGAAAGTATTAGAATTATTTGCAGGTACAAGATCTATTGGAAAAGCATTTGAAGCTAGAGGACATGAGGTTTTTAGTGTAGAATGGAATAAAGATTTTAAGAATATTGATTTATATGATGATGTTAATAATATTACAGCGAAAGATATATTAGAAAAATTTGGACATCCAGATGTGGTGTGGGCGAGTCCTGACTGTACCACATTCTCTATTGCGGCTATTAGCCATCACAGAAGAAAGAATCCAGAAACAGGTAATCTTGATCCAGTAAGTGATTATGCAAAATTCTGTGATAAAACTGATCAACATGTTCTATCCTTAATCAAGGAACTAAATCCAACATTTTATTTTATTGAAAACCCTAGAGGTGGTATGCGAAAGATGACATGGATGCAAGATTTACCACGCTATACGGTGACTTATTGCAAATATGGAGATGACAGGATGAAACCTACTGATATTTGGACAAATCATCCTGATCCTCAATTCTTGCCTATGTGTAAAAATGGTGATCCATGTCATGTTTCTGCTCCGAGAGGTAGTAGAACTGGAACACAAGGACTAAAAGGTAGTGTTGAGAGAAGTAAAATACCACAGAAATTGTGTGAGCATATTGTAGATATTTGCGAGGAATACATTAATGAGAGATTAATTGATGATTGTTTTATTTTAGGTTATGGAGTAAATGGAGGAAAACAATGAAAGTAATTCAAAATAATTATAAAAATCAACCCAGGAATCCGCATCAACTACCAGAGCAAACTAAACTCAGAGTAGAAAAAGTAAAAATAAAATGTGGAAATTGCGGATCTATTCTTGAAGTATCAAGAGAAAATACTCATATAGGATATCTAGGATTACCATATGTAACCTGTCCATGTTGCAATTATGAGATGGATGTTGAAGAATTTGAAGATGATGCTATTGATATTTGTGCGTCAAATGTAAAATATCCGACTCATTTTACTGTATCAAGCAAAGAGTTTAAAGCTATTGAAATTTCAGATGAAGAAATTAATAAATGGATTCAGCAAGGAATTGAATATTTTAGAGAAAACCCAGAAGAATATTCCTATTTTATGGGTTCTGGTAACAGTATGGTACATATGTACAAATTCGATGAAGATAAAGAATACTATGTTATAGTGTCAAAAGATTATGAATCAGGTGAAATTGAGTTTGAGAAAGAAGATTATAGGACTAATTAAAACTCTGATTTCATGGAGAAAGTGAGAACATTATGAGTATAAACGAAGATTTTCAAATTCTTGCGAAAAAGTTGGACAATTGTGAACTACTTACAAATTACAATCTGAATGTATTAAATGAAGATATGATGTTGTTACAAAATGCTTTTATTGGAGCGTTAGTTACAAGAGATATTTCTGAAATGGAATGCTTATTGAATAATATAAAAGAACTTGCATACAGAATGAAGAATACATTAAAGAGAACAGAATCAATAGAATCACCAGATGTATTGGCTTCAAAATTTGTAGCGACTTATGATATTTTTGAGAAGATTTTGACAATGAATAAGTGATGTACATGTTAGAAAGGTGGTGATAAATATATGTGGGTTATATTTTTGTTAAGTGCTATTGGATTTGCAATTGGCGCACTTGTATTATTTTCAATTGGTTGGTTAATACTCCATAAGATTGAAATGCACATTAATCGTCAAGATGATGATTATGAAAACGAAAAAGAGAATAAAAAGAAAGAAGACAAAGAATGAAGAAAAAATCAGCAACAAGTAAAGTAGTGGCAGGATTAGTAATTGCATGTGCAGTAATTGGAGGGATTTTTACAATTTCTCACATTAAGATTATTGGTACTGGTAAGGTGGGTATAACCTATACGTATTCATCTGGGGTAAAAGATGAATTATTAAAGCCAGGTGCGCATTTTATTCCACCAATGGAATATATGAAAGAATTTTCAACAAGTAATGAGATTCTTGTGTTATCAAAAGATAGCAGAGATGGAAGTAAAGATGATGATTCTTTTAAGGTTGCAACATCAGATGATGCTAGTATTGCAATTAGTTTCCAAATGACATACCGATACATTGAAGATCAAGTAATTGATACATATAAAAAATTCAAAGGCATGGATGGAGAAGATATTGTAGAGAATCGTGTAAAAACCGTTCTTAAATCTAAAATTTCTGAGGTTACAACAGATTATTCTATGATGGATATTTATTCTGGTAATCGTGCGCAACTCAATGAAGCTCTTACTGAGTATCTAAATAAAGACTTTTCTAAGAAATATGGCATTGAAGTTCTTGATGCATCTATTATTGACGTTCACCCAGATAAGAAATTAAAAAAGGCAATTGATAATCGTGTTACCGCATTACAGGAGAAACAGCAGGCTCAAGCTGAACAGGAGAAAGTAAAAGTACAGAAACAGACTGAGCAGTTACAAGCAGAAGCGGATGCAAACATTGAGATTACAAAAGCGCAAGCAGATGCAGAGAAAACAAAAATTAAAGCAGAAGCCGATGCTGAAAAGACTAGAATTGCAGCGGAAGCACAAGCAAAGGCAAATAAAGAACTAAGTTCTTCTATTACGGATGAACTTATTAGAATGAAAGAAGCAGAAGCGCATTATAAAAATGGTTGGGTTACCGTACAAGGTACAGGTACAACTGTAGTGGATGCAACAGAGAAATAAATAGTGTAGACATGGTGTGATTCTATATGGAGAAATATAGAATGGTAAGGTTCAATTCCTTACCTACACATTCAAAAATAAATAGGAAAGGGGAATAAATATGGCAAATACACCGCCAAAAAATCAAAGATTTGAAAGCGGAGAAATTGTGTTTTGGTGTCATCAATGTGGACATGAGTATTCAGTTCATTACGGAACGGTAGATGAACAGTATAAATTTGACGTTTATATTGATTATCTTGCACCAAGAGAACGTAGAAGAATCTATTCTGATTATGTAAAAGGCGTTCCGATTGACGAATTTGACACTGAGCAGAGATTTCACAAGCTTCCTAAGAATTGGAGTTATGATACAAAGCTATTTGAGATTAAACAAGATCCATTAACAGATGAAGAGATTAATTTTAAATTGGATATTAACAAACCAGAAACATTAAAAGAAGCATATGATAAAGGATTCTTAGTAAAACGTGCGAAAATCTTTCATGGAGAAATTCGTTCAGAGATTACTAATGATGGTTGGAGAATACATAAAGGATATTCGCAAGATTGGGGAATCAATTATACTACTGTAACATGTTCTAAAGTATATCGCACATATAATGAAGCACAAAAAGAAGTAGATGAACATATTGCAGAATACAAACGTCAATCTGCTCTATCTGATTATGATTGGTCTGTTGAGCAGATTGATAAGGTTTTAGGCTATTATAAGAACATTTACGATTTAACTGATAGTGAAGTTAAACAATATCATGATTGGTTATTATCACAAGATGATGTAGAGAATATAGAAGTAAGAATCCATTTCGGAAATCTCGAATGGCGAAACTGGAATAAACATAAGAAATGGCATGGCATAGAAACCAATATGTAAGGTAGATTATGAGAAATATAGATAGACTTAGAGTAATGTCGCTTGAAGAAATCGCACCGTATTTAGTTCATAGAACTATGATTAATGAATCAAAAGTTTGGCGTAGTCCTAGTGGATATACGTTTAGCAATAAAGATGCTGCGATTGATAACTGTATTCATTGGCTAAATAAAGAATACCATAAGGAGAATTAAAGAATAAGAATAAATAAATTCTGAATTTCATGGAGAAGTATATGATAGAAAAATATCAATACAATACAAAATATAAAAATGAACATTATAATGAGTACATAAAAGAGTGTGAAAAGTTATATGGTTCACCATGTACACTTGATTTACAGAAAGAGTGTGATGTAAAAATGTTCCATGATCTTGTAGCTATTGATGAAGCAAGAGTACCAGATGCATACGATATAAAAGTCTTTATGGTGATTCCTTGTAGATGGCACAAAAAGAAGAGAATTAATAAAAAGATGCTAAAGAAACATGGACATCCAAATTATGTTCATAAGTTTGAAACTGTAAAAGGGTGGAGGTTACATTCATATACAAATGGAGAATTTGAATTTGTAAAGGATGGCGATAAGTTATGAAAGATGTTAAAATTGCAAGATTTGTAGAATTAATCACTAAAGGCAAAACAGCAATCGAAGCTGCGAGAGAATCCGGTATATTACATTTACTAATGGATGAAGTATTGACAGAATTATCAAAAGAAGATTATGAATCTGATTGGGATAAATTAGCGAAAGCGATTATGGGAGAATGTGTATGATTAAAAATGAAAAAGATAGTGTTTATCTAATTACTCATTCCTATGGAGAAGTAATAGATGGAATTACATATGATGAAGAATCAGCAAGATATTTTGTCGATAAAATGAATGAGAAATATAAATTATCTATGAAGTGTTTTGAGTGTCGTAAAGATTGGTTTGAAACTGGTGAAGAAACTTGCGATAATGCAGAAATTCATTTCAATGGTAGCAATCATGGTGATAGATGCACAGTATTTTGTGTAAATGATGTAAACGATAAGCTAAATAAGAATTATATCGAATCACCTTTTGAATATCATTACCAGAAAATTGACGTACTCGATGTGAAGAAAATGTTAGGAGAATAAATAGTATGACAGCACAGATTTGTGAAACGTGTGTACATAAGCATGATAGATGTTATTGTAGTCTGAATAGTACATGTGATAAGTATGAGAAAATTCAAATGGTAGAAAAGAAATCATGGGAAGAATTTAGGAATAACGGATTGCTTTGGTGGATCAATATGATTTTACATACATTCGGATGGGCGATTTGTGTAGATATCGAAGAAGACGGATCAGTTTCAAATGCTTATCCTGCTAGAGTAAAATTCAGAGGATTTGCAGAGAAGAATAATACAGATGGTTATATTAAAGTCAGTCAATATTTGAAAAACAATGTGGGCGAGCTTGTAAAAGAAGCGAATGATTAAGGAGAAAGGAGTAGTTGAGTGGGTAAAGAACACGAAAATTGGTATTGGGAGGTAGAAGAATTTCCCAATGCTTTAGTTGGTAAATTACATTTTACTCAGTTCTATGATGATGAAGTAATCCTGGAATGGCAACAAAACAATGACAAAAAAGATGATTTCTACTATATTTCAAAGTTGATGGAAGTAGAATATGATTCTATATACGTTCCTTCTGAAAGTCCCGATGAAGCGATGGAACAGTTTATTGATATGATTGAAGATCACATTCAAGGTCAAATTTTTTTCTATGAAGACATGTTGGAGAAATTTAAAGAAGAGAAATTGTAAAGGAGATTGAATAAATGGCATGTGAGAAATATACAAACTGTGAATATTGCAGAAAAGATTATCATTGTCCATACGATCATATGGGAGATGGAAGTCCTTGGTGTAGAGAATTTCAATGTACAGTAGATAATTGTAAAAGATATGAATGTATATCATACGAAGAAGAATTATTTGAGATACGAGGATATTGAAAGGAGAATAAATACATATGAATTATAGCAATAATACTGTATTTCAATATTTTATAGAACAATTAATTGAAGCATTAAAATACGAGAATGAATGTAGAGAACCAAATGGGGGAAAGTTAGATATTCCATTTTTGATTTCTTGTTTATGCCAAGATTTAGAAAATAATCATAGACAATATGATGAGTTTAGTTCTGATTTAAGAAATTGCAATAATTATAATATCACAATTGAAAATTATGATTATTATATCTGTAAAGCAAATGTGATTATTTACAATGCAATTAAGGATAGTGATGGATGTAGATACATAGAAGCAAATTTTAGATATGAAATTACATTCGGATATGATGAACGCTATTTGGGATATTGTGAATGTAAACCTGGTGATCCAGATTATAGAGAAGATAAAGGATGTTGTGGACATGGATGTGATTGGGAAGCTCCAACTATTGAAGTAAGAAAAAGTTTTCTTGTATCGAACCGCACATGGAGGGGAGATGAACATAATTATTGGGACTTTGAAGATAAGTTTTATGCAGATGATAAAGAAGAAAATGAAAAGAAACTTCTAGCAGAAAGAGAATGTAAGATTAGAAATCTTAAAGAAACTATCGAAAATGCTCAAAAAGAGTTAAAAAAGTTAGAGAATTTATAAATGAAACTTTCGTTTCAAATGGAGGATATATAGATAGGAGATGAAAAATTATGAAACCGATTATTAGTCCTTGGTTGATCTATTTCGCTAGTAGAGCAGATTCTTTGAAGATTCTTGCTGGATGTATTTTAGTATGCTGTATAATTGCGATATGTATAGCATACATGGAGGGTGACATAGACTATGGATCTGTGTTAACTCATAAAAGTTTTATGAAGAAATGCGCGATAGTATCTGTCATCAGCGCAGTTGCTTTGGCTATTACTCCAAGTGCAGAAACAATATATACAATGGCGGCGGTAAAAGAAATTACACCTGACAACATTCAAGCAATTGGCAAAACTGGTAAAAATGTAGTGGATTACATTACAGATCAAATTGACAAAGTTGTGAATGATAAAGATGAAAAGGAGAATAAATGATTAACGTAATAGAAGATATTGCTAAAATCATAAAAAACGATAAGTTGCATGATGTAGAAGTTCATATTTCAGCATCAGAAATTGTAGTCAATCTAATTTGTAAAGAATATGTAGGTGTAATTCCAATTAAATTCGATAGTAACGAATACGAAATCTACATACCAAAAGAGAATTTAACAAGTGTAATCGGAATTGGTGATATACCTGCTATCAAAGATATTATGGATTATCTTGAGAAATATACATCTGAATTAAACGAAATATGTACTGGTTTTGACATATTTGGTAGGCAAGAATTAAATTGCGAATAAAGATAATAAAAAAAGAATATATAAATGGAGGAAATTGAATATGGAAATTTGTAATTTAGAAAGAGGAAAAGGTAAGACAACATATTTAGTACATAGAAGTCATGTTACACAATATCCAGTTGTATGTGCAGATTATACAGGAGTAGGTGTCGTTAAAGATATTGCGAAAAGAATTGGGGTATCTATTCCTGAACCAATGACAGTGCAAGAATTATTTCAAAATGGATCATTACTCACAAGTAAAAAAGTTTTAATTGATGAGGCACCAATGGTATTACAGAGATTGCTTGGAGTCAACATTGATACAATTACATTATCTGAAAGAGATAGATAACAGGAAATCCAAATTTCATTGGAGAAAAGGAGAACGATATTTATGAAGACATTAAAAGAAACAGTGGAAATGATGAATAGTGCAGATTACAAAGAAAGATTTATTGCAGAATATGAACAGCTTGTAATTAGATATAAAGGTCTTAAAAATATGTTAGAGAAATGGGATAAAGGAGAATTAAACTTTAAACCTACATGTCCAAGAAGTACATATAATATGCAGATTAAGGCTATGACAGATTATATTGCTGTTCTCGAAGCTAGAGCAGTTATGGAAAATGTAGAGTTATAAAAGAATAATTTGTTAGAGAGTATAAAGCATGAATGATAACTATAAAAAATGGAATGAAATTATTGGTCGAATGATTGGCAGGAATTATAATGTAGAATGCATTGGATGTCGAGATGATATTATATTTAATCATAATTTTATTAATTCAACAAAAGACATAATGTTTTATAGAAAATATAAAAATGCAAAATTAATAAATATTATGGGATCATTTGAACAGTTTCATTTTCAAACAGAAGATGGTGAGTTGTTAATACTTCCAGGACGATACATTATTTCAATTTTGCCAGTTAAAAATAAAGAGAAATAAATCTTGTAGATTCAATCGAATCGAATTTTCCAAATAAATTGAAACTGAATAGAGAAATAAAAAATGGGTGGTTAGCAGCATACCCTTGGGATTTTATACCCATAAACCACTGTTGACATAGAATTTATCTTATAGATTTAATTCCATGTTCCTACACTCAAATATGAGTGTGTTCACATAAATGTTATTACATGTTAAAAACAAAAAAATAAAAATCACAGGAGGATTTAAAACTATGGCTTTTAAAGTACAAAAAGCAGTAAGAGAAAAAATTTATACAAAGGTGGCACTTATGGCACCGTCAGGTGGTGGGAAAACATATTCTGCATTAAGATTAGCCACTGGAATGCGTGAAGAACTCGAAAAAATCACTGGAAAACCTTGCAGAATTTTACTTGCTAATACAGAGGGTGCAAGAGGTAGATATTATGCAAATGAATTTGATTATGACATTGTTGATCTTGTAGAACCTTTTAACCCAGAACAGTTTTCTGATGTAATTGATTTTGCAGTCGAAGAAAAATATGACATCTTAATTATGGACAGTACGTCACCTGAATGGGATGGCAAAGGTGGTTGTCTTGAATTACAGCAAAAAGCTGGTGGGACATATCAGGCATGGGCGAAAGTAACTCCAAGACATGATGCATTTATCAATAAGCTTGCTACAAGCCCAATTCATTTAATCGCAACTATGAGAGGAAAAGATCAGTACGAAATTGAAAAAGATGATAGAGGTAAAACAAGTGTTAAAAAACTTGGAGTAGGAGCAAAACAGAGAGATGGGTTTGAATATGAATTTACTTGTACATTTACAGTAGATCAAAAAACTCATATGGCTGAACCTCAGAAAGATAATACTCATATTTTTGAGAATGATAATGCAACATTACTTACAGAATCTCACGGACAGAAAATTATCAAGTGGGCTAATACATCGGATATTGAACCAACAAGACCTAAATTTACAGCATCTACAGTTCAAAACGTAGAAGATGATATTATTTCCATCAAAAAAGAAATTATCTCTTTTTGCACGAAACTTGGTGGCACAAAAAATGTAGAGTTAATGAATGCTCTGAAAGAATATGTTCCAAGTGGCAACCCAAATGCAATTAAAGATTTAGAAGCAGCAAAAGAATGTTTAGCAAAAGTAAAAGAAATCAAACCAGTACAGGCGTAATTATAGGAGGAAAATATAATGAATAAGGTAATGTTAATGGGAAGAATGACAAGAGATGCAGAAGTAAGATACACACAGGGGGAAAATTCATCCGCAGTTGCGAGATTTACTCTGGCTGTAGATCGAAGATTCAAAAGACAGGGTGATGAACAGACTGCCGATTTCATTAGCTGTGTGGCTTTTGGAAAAACCGCAGAATTTATTGAAAAATATGGACATCAGGGTACTAAGTTTGTTGTAGAAGGACGTATTCAAACTGGAAGTTATACAAACAAAGATGGAATTAAAGTTTATACAACTGATGTCATTGTAGAACAGGTAGAATTTGCAGAAAGCAAAAATTCTTCTGAAAACTCTACAAGTAATGTCAATAAAACACCTGCTCCTGGAAGTGATAAATTCATGAGTATTCCAGATGGTATTGAGGAAGAACTTCCATTTAACTAAAAGAGGTCGATATGGCAGGTAAAAAAGAAAAAGAATATATCTGCGCATATAAATATTGTTTACACCACGGGGACAGAGTTAAAGACTCTGAATCCGTGGTTATTAATAGGAAACATTATCATTGGGATTGTGCAGGTATGAAACAAGAGATTACTGATTGTGTCAATACATACATGAGCTATATAGAAGATAAGACAAGATATCCTATTGCTTATAGAGCAATAAACACAATGGTTTTTAAAAATAGAGTCCCTATAGAATACATTAGGAAAAATATTGAGTCGTCAAAATTGTATTATTCTCAAAAGCCAGTGCAAGTTTTGTATGGCATCAGAAAGTTATTTTATGAGCAAGAATTTAAAGTATAGGTGGTGAGTAGATGCTAATTGATAAAAAAGACATTGAAAAAGCGAAAGAAAAGCTAGGTGACAAAAACGCTTTTTTAATAGCAGAATTGCTTGAACTGGATAATTTTGATGAAAAAAATTTAAAGGCATGTTGTCCATATCATAATGAAGATACTGCAAGCTTTATTTACAATAAAAAGAATTATATTTTTCATTGTTTCGGGTGTAATAAAACAGTTGATATCATTGATGTTTTAATGGAAAAAGGAAATACATTTTTAGAAGCGGCAAAATATTTATTTGATAAAGCAAATGTTGAATATAGCTTTGGAGAAAAAGATGTAAAAACTAGAAGAAACTATAGATATCCACACGAAGAACCGTTAAATGGTAAAACAAATGTCCTTGAATATTGGGGCAAACGAGGAATTTCAAAGAATGTAATTGATTATCTTGACATCAGAGAAGACTTACATGGAAATGGAGTATTTAATTTCTATGACACAAATGATGTTCTAACAATGGTCAAATATAGACCTGCAAGAACAATAGAAAAACATTCAGGACAACCGAAAACATGGTGTCAAAAAGACTCTGATACATCGGCTTTATTATTCAACATGAATAGAGTCAATACATCAAAACCATTATTAATTACAGAAGGGGAGACAGATTGTGCAAGTGCTATTGAGGCAGGATATATTAATACTGTAAGTGTTCCCCTTGGGGCAGGAAACCTTCATTGGATTGAGGAGAACTGGGATTGGTTAAACAATTTTGATTCAATTATTGTCTGGTCTGATAATGATGAAGCAGGCATTAAAATGAGGAAAGAGTGTATTTACCGTTTAGGAACATGGAGAACAAAATATATAACAGCACCAGAATATTTTGAAAAAGAGAATGGTAAAAAAGTTCCAATAAAAGATATTAATGATTGCTTACAAATAGGTGGCAAAAAATTTGTGATGAATCTCATTTCAGATGCAAAAGATGTGCCAGTAAAAAGTGTTGTTGATTATTCTGAAATTGAGGAACTTGATATTTCTCAAATGGATGGAGTTAAGACAGGGATCAAACCATTGGATGAAGAATTGTTGAAAATTTTCTATGGAACATTAACTGTTCTATCTGGAAGACCTGGTAGTGGAAAAACTTCAATTATAGATCAGACAATTGCAAGAACAATAGATGATGGCAACCCTGTATTTTTGTTTTCAAAAGAAATGCCTGAAAGAATGTCTGCTAATTGGTTCAATACAATTATAGCAGGTAGAAGAAATATGGTTGAAAAAACAAGTAGAGACAATCGAAAATATTACATAGTACCTCAATCTATTCAAAAAAAGATGCAAACGTATTACAACAAAAAATTGTTTATCTATAGAGATGATGAACCTAATGATGTTGATTCAGTTTTGAAATCCGCAGAAGAATGTGTAAGAAAGTTTGGATGTAAATTGATTGTGCTTGATAACCTTATGATGATTGACCTGAATTGTGCAGAGAGTGATAAAAATACGGCTCAAACAAATTTGATTAATTCTTTGATTAAGTTTGCTGCAAAATTTAATGTAGCAGTAGTTTTGATTGCTCACCCAAGAAAAACACAAGATACCAATTCTGACATTGAAATGTATGACATATCTGGAACTTCTAATATTATTAATCTTGCTATGAGATCCATAGGTCTAAGACGAGTTTCCAAAAAAGAAAAAGCTGATGCAAAATCAAAATGGCATAACTTTGATGTAGTGCTTACAGTGATCAAAGATAGATTATTAGGAAAAGCAGATTTCCAAATGGGTTTATGGTATGACTTAACTTCTCGAAGGTTTTATACGGACTATGAAGAATATGATGCTCAATTTGCTTGGGATAGTGACATATATACAGATAAATTACCATATATAGATAGGTCTGTAGATAATACATTTCCAGACCAATAAGGAGGCTGATTATTATGATGGATGAAGAACTGGATTTTTTGCTTGGAACAATGCAATGGTCATTTTCAAGATTAAACTCATATTATAATTGCCCGTATGAATGGAAATTACATTATCTCGAATGTAATAAATCTGAAAATGGATTTTTTGGTGAATACGGGTCACTTGTTCATAAAATTCTTGAAAAGTATGAAAAAGGGGAACTTTCATTATTTGAATTAAATGAATATTATGAGGAACATTTTAATCAAGACGTTCCTCATAATGCTCCACCAAATAAATTTGTAGACATTAGACAGTCTTATTATGATAAAGGTATTGATTATTTCGATAATATTGATTTAGATTTGGAGAATTATGAGATTCTTGGTGTCGAAGAAAAAGTTGAATTTACTATTAATGGCAAGGATTTTATAGGATATATAGATTTACTTGTTAAAGATAAAAAAACGAATGAGATTATTATTATAGATCATAAGTCAGCAAGTTTAAAAATTTTAAAAAACGGTAAAATTAGCAAATCTGATCAACAACATTTCTTAGAATTTAAACGACAACTCTATTTATATTCAATCCCAGTGATAAAAAAATATGGTTCAGTATCAAAACTGAAATGGAATATGTTCAAAGATCAAAAATGGATAGAAATTCCTTGGACTAAGGAAGAATATGACGAAGCTATTCAATGGGCGAAAGATACACTTATTCTCATTGAAAAAGAAAGTGAATGGAATCCAAATCCAGATTATTATTATTGCCATTATTTGTGTGGTCAACGTAATCATGCTTGCGAATATAAGCCAAAACCTACTGGTAAAAAACAACAAGAAGATAATAGACAATATAACCCAGAAACGGACACGTATGAGTAGGAGATATTATGCAAAATTATCATAAACACACATCTTATAGTAATGTTTTAGTTACTGATTGTGCTGCATCATATGATGAATATATACAAAGAGCAGTAGAATTAGGACAAAATGTAATATCAAGCGTAGAACATGGTTATCAAGGAAATTATTACGTTCCATACGAATTGGTTCAAAAGCATAATGATAAACTTTTGAAAGATGTAGAATCTGGATTATTAACCCAAGAACAGTTTGAAAAGAAAAAACTTAAATTTGTGTTTGGAGCAGAAGCATATTGGGTAAAAGATAGATTAGCTGAATATCCCAAAATAGATAAGAAAACAGGCAAAGAAATTTCGAATGAATTTGTCAAAGACAGAACTAATTGCCATATAATTTTATTAGCTAAAAATGAAGAGGGACGTAGAGATATTAATGAAATTCTTTCTGTTGCAAGTATAGATGGTTTTTATGGACAACCAAGAATTGACATCAATCTTTTATTACATGTAAAACCTGAAAATATCATGGTAACAACTGCTTGTTTGAAATATTGGGTTTACAATGACATTGAGGAGATTACAGAAAAATTATATAGGCATTTTAAAGATAATTTCTTTTTGGAGATTCAGTATCATAATACTGATATTCAAAAGAAAATAAATAAAAGAATAATTGATTTACATGATAAATTTGGAATTAAATTAATTCTTGGTTGTGATAGTCATTATATATATCCAGATCAATATAAGGAAAGAGATAATTATTTAGAAGCAAGAGGTATCACATACGATGAAGATGAACAAGGATGGTATATGGATTACCCTGATGAGCAAGAAGCTCGTAGAAGATTAAAAGAACAAGGCATTTTAACCGATGAACAAATTGATGAATGTATTAAAAATACAGATATTCTTTTAGATTTTGATGATATTGTTTTAAATAAAAACATAAAGCTTCCTAAAAATTATCTTTTTAATGGTGAATGGGTAGGAGATAAATCACAAGAATGGAGAGATACAACATTACATAATTTGGTGTATTCAAAATGGAATGAAATTAAAAATACTGTATCACCAGAGAGATATAAAGAATATAAAGACGGAATTGAGTATGAATTAAATGCAATTATTGATACAAAAATGGCTGATTATTTCCTCATAGATTATGAGCTTGTTAAAACTGGCGTTGAGAATGGAGGAATTATTACAAAAACAGGAAGAGGAAGTGGCGTATCTTATTATGTTAATTCATTATTAGGTTTCAGCAACATTGATAGATTTATTTCACCTGTAAAGCTATATCCAGATAGATTTATTTCAAAAACGAGAATTTTAAAAACAAAGAGTTTACCAGACTTAGACTTGAATTTAGGTACTCCTGAAATTTTTGCAGATGCACAAATCAAAGTAATGGGTGAAGGTCATGCATACCCAATGATATCATATAAGCCGTTACAGGTATCATCAGCATTCAAATTATATGCAAAATCACAAGGATTAGATTTTGAAATTTCTAATGAAATTACAAGTCAGATTAAAGAATATGAAAAAGCTTTGAAGAATGCAGAAGATGATATGAAAGATTCTATTGATTTGTATACTTTTGTAGATAAAAAATATAAAAGTTATATAGATGAAAGCAAAAAATATAGAGGTATTATCAATTCAAAGTCTCAAGCTCCATGCGGATATTTGATTTATGATGGTGATATTAAGCGAGAAGTGGGTTTAATTAGGTGTAAATCCGAAGCGACAAAAAAAGAAGTAATAACCACTGTTATTGATGGAATGGTTGCAGAAAACTATAAGTTTGTTAAGAATGATTTACTAAAAGTAGATATTTGGCTTACAATCAATAATATTTTCAAAGAAGCTGGGGTTAAAACTCCTACAGTTCCAGAAATGACAAAACTTATAGAGAACGATAAAAAAACATGGGACGTATATTCTAATGGTTATACTCTGGGAATCAATCAGTGTGAATCTTCATTTGGTGTGCAATGTTGTAAAAAATATAAGCCACAAAATATGATGGAATTAACATCTTTGGTTGCTGCTTTAAGACCAGGATTTAAAACACAGCTTAATAATTTTTTAAATAGACTACCATATACAACAGGAGTTACAGAGTTAGATAATCTTTTAAAAGATTCTTTTCACTATATGATGTACCAGGAATCTATTATGACCTATCTTGGATGGCTTGGAATTGAACAAACAGAGACATATGCTATTATCAAGAAAATAAGTAAAAAGAAATTTAAGGAAAAAGAATTAGCAGAATTAAAGGCTAAATTACTTAAAGGATGGGTTAAAAATGTTGGTAGTGAAAATGGTTTTGAAAAAACTTGGGAGATCATAGAAGCCGCATCAAAATATTCCTTCAATGCATCTCATGCTTTGAGTTACGGTTTTGACTCTGTATATGGAGCATATTGTAAAGCTCATTACCCATATGAATTTTATGCTGTAATGATGCAACATTATTCAGATAAAGGTGATAAGGATAAAGTTTCTGCATATAAAAAAGAAATGTTTGAATATGCAAAAATACGAGTGGGATCATATAAATTTGGATTAGACAACCGCAAATTTTCCATTGATAAGAATAATGGATGTATAAATCCATCTCTATCGTCTATTAAAAATTTCTCAACAGCAATTGCAAATACATTATATGAGTTAGGTAAAGGCAGTTATTCTAACTTATCTGATTTATTTGTATGTCTTAAAACAAATGACATTGCCGATAACAGAATAAAAGATCTTATTAATATTGATTATTTTTCAGACTATGGTGATATTAAATATCTTCTAAACTATTTTAATGTTTTCATGAAATTTTATAAGAATAAGAAATATTTATCACAATTTAAAAAAGATAAAGCGTTTGAATTTGGAATTGATTTTGATGTTCTTAGAAAGCATTGTGGTTCAGAAACAGTGAAAACTTTTATGAGAATTGATTCAAAGGCTATTATAGATGAATTAGCTAGGAATTTTGACGGAAAAGTTTCTTTAAAAGAGAAGTTATTATCAAGATACGAAGTTTTGGGTTATATGGATATAGTCGATAAAAAATATGCTGGTTACTGTTTTGTAGAAGACTTAAATGTTGATTACTCTCCAAAGGTAAAACTTTATGCTCTTGCCAATGGAAATACAATTCCAGTAAAAATTAGTAAGAAAATTTTCAAACAAAATCCTATTAAACGTGGGGATATTGTAAAAGTTACAAATCAGCATAAAGAACCAAAAAAGAAAAAGATTGATGGACAATGGCAAAAAATAGATGAACAAGAATGGTGGATTACTGAATACCAAATTTGTTAGGAGGAACATGGAAAAAGGAAGTAAAAACATATATTTAATCGGGGAAAGATTTCAAAATAATAGACATCAGTGGTTTACAATTGTTGGATATCCAGATGATATTCGAAGAAGAACAATAAAATTTGACACAGGATGTGAATATAATGCATTAATTTCTCAAATTAAAAATGGAAAAATAAAAAATTATGATGAGAAGAGTTATTATGGTATAGCAAGTCCTGGAATGAAAAACGCAACAAAACACCCTTTGTTTAATAGATGGACTAGCATGTTAGGAAGATGCTATAATCCTAAATTTGATAATTATAAATTTTACGGAGCAAAAGGGGTAACTGTATCTGATGAGTTATTAAATTTTAAAAATTATATAGATATTGTATCAAAGCTTCCTAATTATGATAAATTTTTAGATAACCCTAATGATTGGCAGATAGATAAAGATAAAAGGAGTAATGGTGAATGTCTTATATACAGCAAGGAAACAATTTCTATACTTCCATCTAAAGAAAATCTTAGGTTGGAAAACATGGGGAAAGCATATGCAATTGAAGCGTATGATGATGATGGATATTTAGTTGCTGTTTTTGCTTCAATTCGCGCGGCATGTAAAATATTTGAGACAGAAGATAGACAAAATTTGGCAAGGGCAGTTAGAAATAACTGGCAGTATTTAGGATATTGGTGGAGAAAAAGAGATGAAAACGTATTATACGAAAAAAGAATATGAGAATTTGATGACTTATTTCACAATACTTGTTGATACACAGGAGAAAAATAATAAAGAGATTATTGATTGGTTTTGTAGAAATAATATTAATTATAAATGTAAATCATTAAAAACTGGTGATTATAGTTTTATGATACAAAAATGTCCAGAATTAGGTTTTTTGACAGACACATATTTTAGTGATGAATTATGTATTGAAAGAAAAAATTCTGTAAGTGAGTTAGCTGGAAATATCGCAAACGCATCAAAAGATGATGATAGGATCTTCAAAGAGTTTAATCGCATGATTAATGTAGAGAAAAATTATCTTCTGATAGAGAATGATAATATAGAAGACATTTTTACAGAAAATTATAAATCAAAACTAAATCCAACATCTTTTTTAAGAACGTTATTGACATGGCAAAATCGTAATAAAATGCACATTTATTTTATTAAAAGAGAATATATGGGTAGGATAATCTATGAATTATGTAAGAATTGTTTAGATTCAAAAATCTTAAAATAGGTGATTAAAATGAAAATCATAACACGACTATTAACAAAGAATCTTACAAAAGTACCTCTCTTATGGGTTACCTTCAATATGCAGAAATATAAGAAGTATGGTAAGAAAAATTCCTGTATGTGTCACATTCACCCATCCTTAAAAAATGATGAATATGTTATCGCAACAATGAATGAATTATGTGATTACATAAGAGAGAAATATAATATGGAGAAGATTATATGAGAAGAAAAATTCAGTATTGCGAAGATAATGAAACTATCCACAGTTATTATGTTCCACATGAAAGGAATCCTTGTGGGTGTGGATCAAATTTGTATCATTTACAATATGACGGTAAAAATATATACGGAGTATGTAATGCTTGCAAAGAAGATCTTTATATTTACAATGATGATGTTATTCAGGAAAAATTAAATAAGGGAATATGGAGATAAGATGAAAGCAGAATTTCATGGCAAAAATAATACTATATATAGTGTGTTAAATTAAAATAAATACTATATATAGTACGAAGAAAAGAGGTGAACAATTATCATTCCAGAAAAATGTAATAAGTGTGGTTGTGAAGAATTTTACATAAAAGAAAGTGGCACACAGACAGGACTGTATTGTAAGAAATGCAACAAATGGATTAAATGGTTAAGTAAGAAAGAAGTAGCTGATTTCAATAAGTGCAACGTTGCTGATGTACAGCTTGATACAAACGGTAACATTCATGGCAAATTAATTCCTTCTATCGAAGATCGTTTATGGAGATTTGTAGAATTTCTTGATAAGAAAATTGACGAAGAATTACAAAGAGAACCATTATCTCAATCAGATTCTATTGCAAAATGTTCCTATTCACTTGCGTTAGAAAGAGATAAAAATGCTCTGATTAATATTCTTAATGGTAGAGAATTTCATGATATGGGAGAATAAATATGTATAGTAAAGAAAATCCATTAAAACTTAAAGTAATTAACTGTAAAAACTATATTTACATAGCAAATGAAGATTATTTTGGAGTTAAAGACTTAACTAGATACTTATTTGATGGTGAAGTACCAGAGAAAACCAATAAAGATAGATGGTTTAAACTTAATAGTATTCCTAAAGTTATAGCCGCAAAACAAGAAGATAAACGCATTAATATTAGGTATGAACTGAAAGCAGGATATACAGCAACAGAACTCATGCCACAGATTATTACACAAGAAATGAAACAGAGTGAAGAATACGATGAAGTAATTGGATTGTATAATTATAAGTACGATACTATTCCAGGAGAATATGAACCAATTGAATTTGAAATTAAAGAAATTTACGCAAGAGAAGATTTTGAGTTTGTTCCCAATGAATATAATGCAAAAACAGATTTACTCACGCAGATCGAATATCCAGAAGAAGCATATCAAGACAAACCTTGTAAACTAGATTGTGATGAAATGTTAAAGATTATAAGAAATTATGTTAAAGCAAATATTGATACTAATGTTGCCGACATCACATCTGATTATGATTTTCATTTTGAAGTAAAAAAGAAAATTGCATTGGCTGATCCATACAATATTTTAATTGATACAAATAATAATCTATTTAGCAAAAGAAAAAGAAAACCTAAGTGGGTTAATCGTATGATTTCACATAAAACAGAAACGATTATTGATTTTAAAAATTCAACATCTATAGATTATGGAAAAGATTGTGTAAAAGCTCCATCTATTATCGGAGAAAATTATCAAGATTTACAAAATAAAGTAGAGAGATACTTATCAGAACTTATGACTCAGATTAATAAAAAATATTGTGAATGTCCTACTTGCAAAGGTTGGGGAATTATAGAAGGAGAATAATATAATGACAAGAACAAAAGTATTTAGTAAAGATTATTTAGTAAATGAACTTGATTTACCTTGGTACAATACTATTTTTGATAGAATTGTAGACACTACTCGATGGTCAATTATCCATGAAATTGTATTTGAAGATAATGGAAAGTTTTACATGACTACATATTCAGAAGGTGCAACAGAATGCCAGGATGAAAGACCTTGGGAGTATGATGATGAGATTAAATGTACAGAAGTAGAACTTAAAGAAATCAAAGTTAAAAAATGGATTCCTGTAGAAGATGAATAAAGAAGTAAAAGACTACGTAATAAGAGTAAAAGAAACTTTAATGAGTAAATATAATATGGATGCAGATAGCGCACGTTTTGATATTATATTTTCACATATGTTTTCTTCATTAGTAAAACCTCCATATGAAGGCATACATAATGACGTAGAAGTTGTTGCGGATAAGATTTACAATGAGTGGATTGAAAGAAGAAGGTGATTATACGAATTATTATATCTCAGATGTGCATTTATTTCATAAGAATGTAACAGCCGAAGGTTCTAACTTCGACAACAGACCATTCAAAACGCTTGAAGAAATGCATGAAACAATTAAAACAAACTGGAATAATACAGTTACCAATGCTGATCATGTTTATATCCTTGGTGACTTAGCGTGGAAAGAGAATGAAGATGTAATCTCATTTGTAAGTAAACTGAAAGGTAACAAACATTTAATCGTTGGCAATCACGATAGAGTGAAAGACCAACGGTACAACCAATTATTTGTAGAAGTTTGTAATTATAAGGAAGTAAAGGATAATATCAATAGCAAAGAATATAATGTAGTTCTTTCACATTATCCATTAGCTTTCTGGAATCATCAACATCATTATAGAAGAGATGGAGAAGAATATAAGGTGTGGAACATTCAATTATATGGTCATGTTCATAATTCAAATGAAGAAACCATCTTTCAAGACTTTATAAAGTCACTGAATGACAAGCACAATATCAAATGTATTGCTAAAAATGTTGGATGTATGATGAAGTATATGGATTATACACCTAGAACATTAGCAGAAATTATTGGAAAGGAAGATATTAAATGCCAGTAAGCAATGATAACTTTTATAAACCAGAAGAAGCTCTACACGAATTGCAAGTACAAGAAACTATTCTTAAAACAGCCATTGACGTACAAGTTGTATTGAGGATTTTAGTTGATAAAGAGATAGTAACCCGTGAAGAAGTGCAGAAATATAGAGAAGAAGTAAGTAATAGTCCTAAATATAAAATCGTACTTGATGATATTAAAAGACAAAAAGTAGGATTCCAAGCAGCTAAAGATAATCCTCAAGAATATCTACAAGCATTATTGAGAGCAAAAATGAATGGAGATATTAAATGAAAGATATTTTAGGAAGAGAGCTACAAGACGGGGATATTTGTGTTGGAAAAGGCACTGGACGTAATGTAATTGGAATGTCAATTGGTGTCTGGTATGGTAATTCAATGACTGATGAAGATGGATGTAAACGACATATGAGAGATCTATTTAAGGTTGTAAATCCTTCTGATGATGAACTTGAGATTGCAAATGAAATTAAAAGTAGACTACGAGAACAGGAAGAAGAGAAAGAAAAGAAGAGACAAATTAAAACTATTCCATTGAAAGATTTAGTTGTTGGTGGAATATATAAAGGCATCAATGGAGAATATTATCTATATTTGGGAAATAAAATTGTTTCTAATGAATATAGAGACGCATTAATGGAAGAAAAGGGTAATTGTTTTATTCATATATCAAATGCAAATATGGAATTAAAAAGAATGTTTAATTCGACAGATATTGAGGTTTTAAAAGGATGTAAAAAATTAGTAGAACATATAAAAACTGTAGAATTAAAAAAATTCCCAATAGTAATTGAGTCCTGTTCTCCGCTTGATTACAAAAGAAAACTTACAATAAGATGAAAGAACTGTTTCATGGAGGTAAAAATGAGAGATAAGAATAGAATACCAGGGTTTACAAAAGAATTAGAAAGAATATGGATGCAATATTATCCAGATTGGAGATTTGGTCAGTTAATGATAAACTTTCTAAATTATGTTGCACTTGAACATAAACGTGATCCATTCTTCCCAGAAGAATCTGATATGTTAAAGTATCTGAAAGAATATACAAAGAAAAGTCCATATTATAAGGAGAATAAATGAGTAAGAAGAATTATAAATATGTTCCTTGTGTGAAATATGGTGATAATAGCGGATGGATGGGAGATAAATTCTCTACTATGCAAAAGGCATGGGATTATCTCATGGAACATAAAAAGAAATACGATACAAGCAACGATGTTGTATTTATAGGTGTCATCAAATGTAAGAAAGATGAAAACCCATTTACACGAATTGTTGATATTGGAATAAGGAGTATAGCGTATGGGAGTAGTAAGTAGATATGAACGTATTGAAAAGATGAAAACTTTAATTGAAGAACTAAATAATGCTTCTATTGCATATTACACAAGTACACCAATTATGTCTGATTATGACTGGGATAAAAAATATGAAGAATTGCAGATGTTAGAAAGTCAAGAAAACATCATTTTCCCAAACAGTCCTACTCAAAACGTTGGATATACCGTATCAGATAAATTGAATGAAGTTAAACTTGATCATTTGATGCTATCACTTGACAAGACAAAATCTGTCAATGACTTGAAACAATTCGCAGGAAATAAACAGTGTATTGTATCTGTGAAATGTGATGGTCTTAGTACGACATTAAAGTATATTCATGGAGAATTAGTAAGTGCTGTTACCAGAGGTAATGGCTATGAAGGTACAGATGTTTTCCAAAATGTATTGACAATCAAGAATATCCCAAAGAAAATTCCATATTACGATGAATTGATCATTGATGGAGAAACTATTATTGGATGGGATACATTTAATAAGATTAATGAAAGCATTAAAGATATAGATAAGAAATACAAACATCCACGAAATCTAGTATCTGGCTCATTACTTTTATTAGATAGTAAAGAAGCTGCACAAAGAAATATGAGATTTATTGCTTGGCGTGTTATTAAAGGATTTGAACATAAATCTGTTTATGAAGATTTGCTAAATGCAGAAAAGTGTGGATTTGAAAGAGTTCCAATGATTCCATATATAGGATGCGAAAATACCCAAATTGTATTAGATACAATTAAAGATGTTGCTGACGTAAATAATATTCCATATGACGGTGCAGTAATGGCATATGATGATTATGATTATGGAGAATCATTAGGTAAAACTGATAAATTCTTTAGACATTCCATTGCATATAAATATGAAGATCAGTTATATGAAACTGTACTAAAAGATATTGAATGGAATACTTCTAAGACAGGATTGATTAATCCGGTAGCAATTTTTGAACCTATTAATTTAGATGGCGCAATTACAACCAGAGCTACACTACATAACATTTCTTATATCAAGAAGTTATCACTTGGTATCGGTGACAGAATCAGAGTATATCGCTCAAATAAAGTTATCCCCAAAGTACATGATAGTATTGATAAATCTAATAATTTTACAATTCCAGATAAATGTCCTATTTGTGGTGGAGAAACTAAAATTGTAAAAGAAAATGATTCGGAAGTATTAATCTGTATGAATGATGATTGCCAAGGTAAGTTATTAGGTAAACTTTGTCATGCGGTAAGTAGAAATGCACTGGATATTGACGGATTATCAGAAGCCACACTTGAGAAATTTATTTCTCTTGGATGGTTAGATTCTATTAAAAGTATTTATCATTTATCTGATTATAAGGGTAAAATGTATAGCCTTGAAGGATTTGGTAAAAAATCAGTAGATAAGTTGTTAGAATCTATTGAAAAGAGCAAAGAAACTACACTTGATAGATTTATTTATGCACTTTCCATACCCATGATTGGCAAAAGTGCAAGTAAAGATATTGCTAAACATTTTAAATATAACTTTGATGAATTTTATCATTGTTTCTCTTGTGGATATGGATATTTTTGGAATCTTAAAGTAGATGGTATCGGTGTAGTTGCAAGTAATAATATTCAAAAATTTGCTATAACATACATGGATAAAGTTTTTGAATTGAGTAAAGAATTTACATTTAAAATTCCTAGTGAATCTAATAATACTCAAAATACCTTACAAAACAAAACATTTGTTATAACAGGATCATTAGAAAAATACAGCAATAGAGATGAACTGAAATCTATTATTGAGTCAAATGGCGGTAAAGTATCTGATTCTGTATCTGCTAAGACATTTGCGTTGATTAATAATGATATTGAATCTTCTTCCAGTAAGAACAAGAAAGCAAAATCATTGGGAGTGCAAATTATCAATGAAGAACAATTTATGCAACTATTAAATTAACATTATAATAGGAAAGGATTTTATAAAATGAAGTGTAAAGTCAAGTTAAACACAATTAATGACGCAGGATTATTTGTAGCAAAATGTGGAGAATATAAAGATGTAGATATCGACTATGTATATTCTCGGTATACGATTGATGCCAAATCTATTATGGGGATTCTAAGCACAAGTCTTAATAAAGAGTGTGTTGTAAATTTCTTATCGGATGATGAAAAATTATGTAATCAATTTAAAGAAGATATTAGATTATGGATTGTGGAGGGGTAATACATGACAAGAGCAGATTTATTATTAGTAAATGATATTCGTAACATTTTTGCAAATGGAACAAAAGACGAAAATCCTCGTCCAAAATATGAAGATGGTACACCTGCCTATACATATTTTGTAAACCACGTTGTAAGAACTTATAACATTCAAACAGAGTTTCCAATTTGTACATTGCGTCCTATTACATGGAAGAGTGCCATTAAAGAATTGTTATGGATCTATCAAGATCAGAGTAGTTCATTACATTTATTAAAAGATAAATATAATGTTAATTATTGGGACGCTTGGGAATCTAAAGATATTCCAGGAACAATAGGTGTTAGATACGGGGTAACAGTAAGGAAACATAACCTTCTCAACAATTTAATTACTGACATTAAAGAGAATCCATATGGACGTAGACATATTATGTCTTTATGGCAAGAAGAAGATTTTAAAGAATCAGACGGACTAATGCCATGTGCATTCCTTACTATCTGGAATGTAAGAGGTGAATATCTTGATATGTGTCTTATTCAAAGAAGTGGAGATATGATTACTGCTAGTGGTGCAGGTGGAGTTAATGAAGTACAGTATGCTTGTTTACAGATGATGATTGCAAAAGCTACTGGATATAAAGCAGGTAAGTTTACACACTTCGTAGCAAATGAACAGATTTATGATCGTCACATTTATAATGCGAATGAGCTTATTAATAGAGCGAATGCACAAAAACTAGATTTATCTACATCTAATGGACATTATGATTATGAATTTGAACCAGTCAAAATGAATTTTAATCCTAAGTCTAATAATTTCTATGATTTCTCAATCGAAGATTTTTCCCTTGAAAATTATAATCCGATTAAACCAAATTTAGTTCTTCCATTGGGTATTTAATATGGAGAATATTAATATTAGTATACCCAAAATTAAAAATGGAACTTTATTGAAATTAGGTAGTGATAAATATTCTTTAACAATTAAAGTAGACAAACACCTAAATTGGTTTCAGAAAAAGATGTATAAAATTTGTTTTGGAATGATTGCAACCGATTATACAGAAGAATAGGAGTGTGATTATTATACATACAGTATATTGTGTATTAGGAAGAACATCTTCGGGTAAATCAACCATTACCCAAAAAGCGGCGAATAATCTGAATATGAAAGTCTTAAAATCGTATACTACTCGACAAAGAAGAGAGAACGAAACAGATGAGAATTGTGATCATATATTTATCTCTTCTAATGAAGTTGAAAAATATCGTAATGATATGATTGCTTACACCGATAGAGTAGGTTATTGCAGCTTTGCAACGAAACAGCAACTCTTGGATAATGATTTCTATATTATCAATCCCACAGGATATTATGAATTAAAACTTAAAACAAAAGATATGGATATTGAATTAGTAACCATCATGGTTAATGTTCCATACAATGACTTACGACAAAGAGCAAAGAAACGTGGAGATTATGACGCTTGGCAAGCCAATTATATCAAGGAAAGTGAAGAGTTTTCCAGTTTCGAGAAATCACATCTTATTGATTACTTTGTATTGAATGATAGAAGTATCGAAGAATCTGTTGCGAAAATGGTACGTGTAATCAATAAGGACAGAGCAAAACGAGGTATCACAGATGAGAAATGATATTAAAACATTATATGTTGATTTTGATGGAATGTTAGTTGCTACCATAGATGCGATTGTTGATTTATATAATGAAGATTTTCAATACTACAAGAAATTCCATTATGTAAATTGGTGGACTGTTGATACTTGGGGATTTGAAGAATGTAATTGTGCTCCACCTGGATATATTGATTTGTACTTCAATCAGCCAAGATTCTTTGAGAAATTACATTTTATGCCTTGGGCTGAACGTGCAATCAATGAGTTATCTGAATATTATCCTATTAAAATTGTGTCACATGGATATTCTCCTAATCTTAAACAAAAAGAAAAATGGATTGAGAAAAGATTTCCAGATGTAGAATTTATTGGTGTAAATCTCAAAGAACATTCCGATAAATCACATATTAATATGAATGATGGGCTATTTATTGATGATAGTGCAAGAAATCTTGTGACTTCCAATGCAAAAGAAATGATTTGTTTTGGTAGAACATATAGTTGGAACAAAGATTGGACAGGTAAAAGATTACAGAATTGGGCTGAAATTAGACAATATCTGCTTGGAATTGGAAAAGAGGTGACTTTGGAGAAGTGATCATTAGTAGCGGAGAGCTAGTACGAGAGTTAAGACGTATTGGGGATAATTTTATTACTGTTGAAATTGAGAATAGAGAATATGTAATTGATATGATTTCACATAAACCAAATTGTACTGACTCACTATGCACACATCTTGTTTTGAGATGTAAAGATGGTGGAAACGGTGAAATCAAAAGAATTTGTTCATAAAAGTGGAGATATTGGTTGATAGGTTACATCTTGTAGATAAAGATAATGTGCTAAGTATAAATCTGATATTACTATTTTCAGAAAAACATTCTAATTATGACTATTAACAAATTATGTAAATATCTCCACTACGGATATTATAACACGAAAAAAGAGAAAATAAATATATACGAGAAAAATAGTAAAGGAAGATAAGAAAATGACAGAAAACGAGAAGAAACTACTTGTGGAACTTATTTGCAATGAACAAACCCATATGATTATCAAAGATCATACCAGTTATGATACTGATGAATATAAAGAATTAGAAGCATTGAAAATTAAGGTTAAAGATATGTGAGAGGGTGGTTATTATGAATGTAGTTATTGTCGGAGTTGGAACTTTTATCATTGCGTGTTTACTTGTAATTGCGTATATGTGCTTGTGTTTGGCAGTTTCAACAAAAGATAGAGAGAAGATTGAGAAGAAACTATTTAATAAGAGATTTGGTAAAGGAGATAGTGAATGACAGTACAAGAATGGTTAGGAACAGAGAATCAATTAGGACAAGACATTTGGGAAAGAAAATACAGATATGAAAATGAAACTTTTGATGAGTGGATTAATCGTGTATCTGGTGGAAATTCAGAAATTGCTAATTTAATTAAAGAGAAAAAGTTCTTATTTGGAGGTCGCATTCTTGCTAATAGAGGTCTTGAGAATAAAGGACGTAAAATTAGTCTCAGTAATTGCTATGTAATTGAACCACCAGAAGACAATATTGAAAGTATCTTTGACTGCGCTAAAAAACTTGCTCGTACATATAGCTATGGTGGTGGATGTGGAGTTGATATTAGTAAATTATCTCCAAGAGGTGCAAAGGTCAATAATGCCGCTAAAGAAACAACTGGTTCTGTATCATTTATGGACTTATATTCTATGGTTACTGGATTAATCGGGCAAGCGGGACGTAGAGGAGCTTTAATGCTTAGTCTTTCATGTGAGCATCCAGACTTAGAAGAGTTTATTGGTATTAAATCAGACCTTGATAGAGTCACAAAAGCTAATATTTCTATTAGAATTACAGACAAGTTTATGGCTGCGGTAAAGAATAAAACTCCATTTACTTTATCATTTACTAGGTTAGAAACAGGAGAAACCATCACTAAAGAAATTGATGCATATGAAATGTTCCATAAAATGTGTGAAATGAACTGGGATTATGCTGAACCTGGAATGCTTTTCTGGGATAGAATCAATAATTGGAATCTACTTAGTTGTGATGATGAGTTTGAATATGCAGGAACAAATCCATGCGCAGAAGAACCTTTGCCAGCGGGAGGTTCATGCCTTCTTGGTAGCATTAACCTAGCTGAATTTGCATGTGATACAGGATTTGATTTTGAGAGTTTTAAGCATTGTGTCAAATCGTCTGTTATTGCATTAAATGAAGTATTAGATGAAGGACTTCCACTCCATCCATTAAAAGAACAAAGAGAATCTGTATATGATTGGAGACAGATTGGACTTGGAATCTTTGGTCTTGCCGATTTGCTTATTAAACTGGGAATTAAATATGGTAGTCCAGAAGCCATTGATTTATGTGACATGATTGGACATACTATGGCAGATATGGCAATTAAAACATCTGCTGTGTTAGCAAAAGAATATGGTGTATATCCTAAATATAAACCAGAAGCGGTAGAACAATCAGCGTTTTATAGTAAAAATGCATTAGGAGAAACAAAAGAATTAGTAGAATCATTTGGACTTAGAAACTCTCAGTTACTTACAATTGCACCAACTGGATCTCTTTCAACTATGCTTGGTGTGTCTGGTGGTATTGAACCTATTTTTGCAAACTACTATACAAGAAAAACAGAGTCTCTTAAAGGTCATGATGAATATTATAAAGTCTACACTCCAATTGTAAAAGAATATATGGATAAACATGGATTAAAAGATGATTCTGAATTACCAGACTATTTTGTCACCGCTCAGACACTTGATTATAAGAACAGAATTTATATGCAGAGTGTCTGGCAATCACACATTGATGCATCTATCAGTTCTACTGTTAATGTTCCAAATGATTTTACAGTTGAACAGGTGGAAGGATTATACATGGCTGCATGGGATGCAGGATTAAAAGGTGTAACTATCTTTAGAGATGGATGTAAACGTGCAGGTATTCTTACTATTAAAGAGAATGTAGAAGATATTGTAGAAAAACCTCACAAATTAGAAAGAGGAATGATCATCAAAGCAGATGACAACTGCATTGGTAAAAAGAGAACTCTTAGGACAGGTTGTGGAACACTCCATTGTGAAGCTTTCTTTGATCCAGACAATGGCCAGTTGCTTGAAACTTATTTCAGTAAAGGGTCTTCCGGTGGGTGTAATAATTTTATGATTGGACTTTCGAGAATGATTTCTTTGGCAGCTAGAGGCGGAATTGATGTTTATTCCATAGTAGATCAGTTAAAATCTTCTGGTACCTGTCCATCATATGCGGTTAGAGCAGCTACTAAACACGATACATCTAAAGGCAGCAGTTGCCCTGTAGCTATTGGAAATGCTCTTCTTGAAATGTATGAAGAGATGATGGATGAAGTAAGTTTTTCAGATGTTGAAGAAAAAGAATTAGAAGTTATTACACCTAAGATTGTACCAGTTTCTAAGGCGAAATGTCCTCAGTGCGGTGGAGAATTAGTCTTTGAAGGTGGCTGTAACACTTGCAAGAATTGTGGATGGAGTAAATGTGATTAATGAAAGTAATAGAGAAAGGTGACAAGCTCTATTATACAAGAATTTTCCCTACAGTAGGTATCTATGATGTCTGTGATTTGACTGTTCGTACAGTCACAGACACCTACTTTGTAGGTATGGATAAAAGAGATAAACATGAGTATCTCTTAGGATTTAATACTGTAGGAGAAGTAGTATTTGATAGTAGAAAAGTCGCATTGAATAAAGTACATGAAGCTGAGAAACATAAATTAAATATCAGTGATGAGACTGACTATGAGGAGTATTAAATATGGAATTTGCAAAAGCAATAGCATGGATTTCAACTGCAGTAACAGTAATAATAGGTATGAAAATTACAGAATCTCCATGGTGTTTATGGGCGTTTTTATTACCATTATTAATGAGTTAAAGTTACGTGATAATGTGGATGTGGAATTTGAAATCTTAGCAGAGGAGTTTAAAAGATGAAGGATAATATATATTTAGTTATAAGAGAAAAAGATAATGTAGTTGTGTCTATTATGATGAATAAATTAGACCATACATATTCTTTCGTAAATCTTACAAAAGGACACATTTGCACTTGTAAATTTGATTCAATTGAAGATGCTATAAAGGATATGGAAGAGAAGAAAGACAATGGTGAGATTATAGATTTTATAAATATGGAGGCAAGGATTTAATGGATTGGAGAAATAGAAAGTATTATCAAGTGAATCCAGTATATTCATATCACGACTGTATCAAAAGACTAAAAAAGATTAATTCAGTAAAAATTAGTCCTCCATTTAGAGTATCAGGAGGTATATTATTTCCTAAATTTACGCTTGGATTTAATACAGACAAAGAAACATTGGTCTTAGAAATTTTGCAATCAAGTAAATATAAAGATTGCAATCCAATATATAAAGAAATTACTAAGGAAATGAGAGGACAGTGATTTAATGAATTGTCTCAATTGTGATTATTATAGAGAAAGCTATTTATTTAACTGTTGTGAGTTAACGCAAGAGGAATGCTTCTTTATAAAAACAAAAGAGCATCCATGTTACTATATTAATGATGATTATATTTTTAAAGAAGATGTTCCGTTCTTTGGATTTAAGAAAGGAACTGATTCTAAAGAGGTTTTTAAATGGCAAAATATCTAATGAAATATAAAGGTACTTACAGACTAAAAGCTGCAATAGATCAAAGTACCAATGATTATCCCAGAGATGACTCTGGAGGAATAGACCCAAGTTTTGATGATATTTATATCAAATGCTATGGTGGTGCTCAGATATATCATTATGGTTTTTCTACTCTTGTGGCTTACATTCCATCTATAGGAAGAGGACACAATATTTTAAAAGCTATAGCTAATGATATTGGACTACCGGAATATAAGACTTATGAAGAATTATACAAAGCACTTGAAGATGAAGGAACTGTACGAAGTATCATGGAAAATGATAAAGAAATAGAATTTAAGTTCCATGCTCGTAAGTTAGAATACATAGCATCTTTTCTTAAACCTGCAACTGCAGGATCAGATATTAGTCCTTTCTCGACTAAGAACTTACCCAAATGTGATTACCCTATTCCTGATGAAGATTTAGCAGAATACAACGCTATTTTGGATTCTATGGACAACAAGGATTACTTGTTAGTCTCTAGGGTAACTGACGCTTTTTTGACCAATAAACTTCAAAAAAGTAAGCAGTATAGGACAATTGATTTGAAAAAAGATATGAAGAAAAAATGTTTAAAAACTAAAGAATATATCCATTCATTAGGTGAATGGGACAAATATATTAAGTATTTAAAAGAAAATATAAAATGAAAGGTCAGATTAGTTTATGACATTGCAAGGAGTAATAAAAGACTTCAATTTATCTGATGATATATATTATATTCTTAAAAAGAAAGATATTAGAATACCAATAAAAAGATATAAAAATATAGAAGTATGTGAGTATTGGTATGATGATGAGAGTCGTCCAGATATATGTTGCTGGATAGATGTTGAAGGTATTGGTTATGGATGGATATGGTGTGCTAATAATCTACGTAGTAAATCAAGAATTTTACAGAAAAGAGCAATAAGAAAATTTGCTATGGACTTGTTAAAACCAGAAGATGAAAATACTAATATTTTATGTTTTGATGATCCAAATGAAAAAGTTCATGTATATGGATTTATTCCTAAAGACAATAAAAATGTTTATATTCAAATCAGACTAAGTGATGAAGAATTACATTTTTAGCATGAACTTATCAATAAAAGAATCACAATAATACATACACAAAGGAGATTATTAATATGGCAAAAAGAGTTGCAAAATTTGAAAAAGTATCTTATGAACAGTTTGAAACAGCATGGAAAGATTCATTCAGTAAGCCGTCAATGATTACTGATAAAGCAATTAAAGATGCGTATTATCCTATTGAACTTCCTCAGAGAGCGACTAAAGGCAGCGCTGGTTATGATTTCTATTCTCCATTGTCATTTGTGTTAGAACCTGGAGAGACAATTAAGATTCCAACTGGTGTCCGTTGCGGAATGAATGATGACTGGGTTCTGATGTTATTTCCGAGAAGTGGCCTTGGATTTAAGTATAGACTAAGATTAGAAAATACAGTTGGTATCATTGACAGTGATTATTTCTATTCAGATAACGAAGGGCATATTATGGTTAAAATTACCAATGAAGGGGTTAAAACTATGAAAGTAGCTAAAGGTGATGGCTTCTGTCAGGGGATTTTCTTACCTTATGGAATTACAGAAGATGATAAAACTGAGGGTACTCGTAATGGTGGATTTGGAAGTACAGATAAATAAAAAATAGAGGCACTGAATAGAGTGCCTCTAAAGAAAAATGTGTGTTGGTTGTGTACAAGTGAAGTGTATAGAATAACCATCTACACTATATCATACTATTTAACAAAAAGAAAGGATAAAGATGAAAATTCGACTAAATGATTCGACAGATGCTACAGAAATTGTCAGTATTGCCAATAGATTTAAAAATTGTGATATTGATGCACAGTTCGGAAGATATGTTATTGATTTAAAGTCTATTCTGGGAGTCTTATCTTTTGGATTACCAAAAGATATTGACATAAATATTATGGGTCCAGAAATAGATATAGA